ATGCTATCGGATGCCCAAGTAAAGTCATTAAAACCTAAAGAATCTAGATATTCAGTAGCAGATGGGGAAGGATTAAACATTTCCGTTTTTCCTAATGGAAAAAAGAAATGGGTTTTGTCTTATCGCCAAAATGGAAAGCAAAATCAAAAGATGTTGGGTGAATATCCTATTATGGGATGTAAAGAAGCACGCCAACTAGCAAGACAATTAAAATTAGAATATCAGGGCAAGGTCGCCAATTCTCCACCAGTCCATAAGGTGGTTGAGGAATGGTTGAGTATCATGAAATCACAATGGACCAGCAAAAAATACTATGACACAGTCGAATATCGACTTGCATATCTAACCGAGGATTTTAAAAATCTTCCAATTAATGAAGTTGAAAGAAAGCACATCTCGAAGAAAATTAAAGAAATTGTTGCAAAGGGTACTTTAGAAACAGCAAGCCGAGCATTAAGACTTGGAAAGCAAGTATTTGATTTTGCAATTGCCTCAGATTATACAGATCGTAATCCATGTACATTAGTAGAGGATGTAATACCTGAATATGAATCTGACAGCCATCCTTGTTTACCTGTGAGTGAAATGCCAGAATTCTTTAAACGCATGAAAGCGAGTCATTCTAGCTCAATAGTAAAAATGGCCATGCTTTTAGTTTGTTATACCGGAACCCGAATAACAGAATTGTTAAAAGCTAGGTGGGATACTGGAGAGATAGATTTTGAAAACAAAGTCTGGATAATTCCTGCAGAGCGAATGAAAAAAAGAAAAGAATTAATGGTCCCACTGGTACCGCAAATCTATGCTTTGTTTAAGGAACTCGAAAGCGTCAAAACAGATGATGGGTACATATTTAAAAAACGTGGAAAACCTTATGAGCACATGACATCTGAGTCGGTTCTCACAATGATAAAAAGAATGGGCTACACAGATAAAATGGTTACTCATGGTTTTCGTTCATTGTTTTCGACTCATGCTAATGAAAGTAAATTGTTCCGTGGTGAGGTTATCGATTATCAAATTGCCCACGTGAACAAAACAACAAAAGCAGATAAGACAAGTAAAATTTATAACCGTGCCGAATATTGGGATGAGCGAGTAGAGCTTATGACTTGGTATGCGAATGAAGTAGAAAATTGGATTGGTACTAACTCATGAACCAAAGTTTATTTGTCGGTTTTTGGAATATAAATTTATCTCCTCCTATAGGAAATAGATGGAATAAATCAAAAGTTGATAAAAAAATAAAAGTTTCTAGGGTAATTCAAGGGCTCTTGAAACTCGATTTTGATTTTTTATGTCTTTGTGAGGTTTCACCTGAGGATATGGAGTTTATAGATAATAGTATTCAACTTATTGGGATGGGCTATGATTACAATATTTATCGAAAAAATTATGGAGGCTTATATTTTGATACATGTGTAATATTTAAAAATACTTTTGATTTTGTTCAATCAAAAGTAGAAGTCGATGGTGAAGAAAAGAATAAGCTTAAAGTCTTTCAAAAATATGAATTTCTAAGTGGGCACTTAGAAGAAAGAATTATATTTTATGTTACTCATTGGTTATCTCAATTAAATGATAATAAGGAAAAAAGAAGAACAGTCGCATCATTTATTAAAAAAGATACTAATGATGAAAAAAAATTTTTCAATAAAACGAAGTTTGTTGTTTTAGGGGATTTTAATGTTGAACCTTATGATTCGGCAATATTAGAGGGGTTAAGAAGTACTAGGGATCAAAAAGTTATCTCTAATAATTCTTCACTGTTTTACAATCCTTTTTGGAAATTTTTACAAATTAAGGAAGATCAACCCTCAGGTACCCATCACTGTACTAAAAATGAGTTCCATCACTGGCACATTTATGATCAAATCTTAGTTTCAGGAAACTTTTTCCGTGATGGATGGAATTTGGATGATAATCTAGTTCTTGTCTTTGATGATAAGATGATTAGTTCTTTACATAATGATTCATTTAGTAACCCTTCAGATCATTTGCCTATCTGTCTAAAGTTGGAGAAAACAAAATGCATTTAGATTTAAGTTTAGCAGTTGAAGAGGGTATGCAATCCTCTGTAACCAGAGACAAAAGTATTGAAGAAATTGATAATGTATTATTTGAAGTAGACCAAGCAGTTAAGAAAGCAACAAATAATAAAGTTGAATTTGGTTGGAGAAAAAAAGGGTTTAATACGTTAGGTTTATTAACGGGTCTTACTTCACTTCCAATTACAGATGTAAAAATTGAATCTCAAGAGCCTGAGTCGCGTGTTCTCTATGTTTCTGCAACAGATGACAAAACACAAAGATTTGATATAACAATATTAGTGATAAGTCCTGATGGCTTCCCATGTGAAATGAATGTTAACGGCAACAAGCTTATATCACATGATGCTGAATCCTTATTAGAGCAATTTAAACCCTTACTTTCTAGTGCTTTTGTTGGAGATAAAATAAGAAAATTAATGAAAAAAGGCGCTTAATTAGCGCCTTAAATTTTGAATCTAATCATAGCAAGTAATTATGAAAGCAATTTTTTGTAGGTTTTAAATTGAACGAATTTCTAATGTATAAAATTGATAAATGGGTAAATCAAAATGGGTAATAAATACTACGATCAATTAGTAAATAATGATTCTCATTTTGAAATTACGTTTAATGATTTTGAGGAGTTTATAACTTTTATTCGTCCAGATAAATTACATGTAAAAGATCTTATGACTCAATTAAGATTGGAATTTAACCCATCAGCTGTTAATTTTCCTTTTTTTAAGATAAAAGATTTTAAAGGGTATAGTACATTAGACAAATCGATCATTTATCGGGGACATGGAGAAAGTGATTGGGATTTAAAACCAACCTTTTATCGTAATAAAAAAAATATTGGGTGGGTTAAGACAAATTGGAGTGTAGATCAAAATTATGAGTCAGAAATTTTATTGAAATTCCAAGATTCCTGTGATTTAGCTGGTGTTCAATTACCATCAGATAATGATCAATTGAGAAGAAGACAAAAAAATAAGTTAAGTAAATATAGGAAATCGTTTGGAAGAGATCAGCTAGATTGGTTTGATGATGATTTTTTTGAGTTAGCTGTATATGCACAACATTATGGAGTTGAAACTAGATTGCTGGATTGGACCAAAAATCCGTTTGTAGCTAGTTATTTCGCTTGTTCTCATGCACTCAAAATGAATTATGATCCAAATTCAAAATTTTGCATTTGGGTATTAAATTCTGAAAGTATTACAAATGAATTGAATCAAGTACTCGAAGTGCTAGATCCACCTAAAGGCCTTAATCAGCATATTTCTCATCAACAAGGTGTCTTAACTTACACAAAAAATCACATCAAAATCTTTAATAAATTTGGAACTCGACCATGCTTAAAAGATATTCTAAAGTATTATGAAAGTGGTTACAGGTTATTAAAAATAACTTTAGGATATGAATTAATCGTTGAATTATTTAATTATTGTAATATTCATAATTTCAATGCATGTCACTTATTTCGTGGTGCCAACGGTGCTGCAATGCACACCACTGATTTATTAAATTTTGATGACTATAAATATCCTATAGAAGATTAAAGGCGCTTATTTAGCGCCTTGAATCTCAACTTTAATCTTTGCTACTGATTGAGATGTCCAACCCTTATAAGTTTTGGATTCTCGATCAGGCGGGAATTTCTCCAAATAATATTTTTTAAAAGTATTTGGAGCCATTCCGAGTTCTTTAGCTAATTGTCTTAAAGAATACCAAGACATTTAAATCTCCTGACTTTCCGCTTTAACTTCTTTCAGTGATTCAATTGACTTAATCCAACTTAAAATGTGTGGCTTAGTTATTTCATCCTGACCGTGAAACCAGTAGAACTTTTTTTCTTTTTCAAGAACGTAATAAGGTTCACCAGATCCATTAGGCACAAGAAAATAATGGGTAGCATCTTTGGGTGCTGATTCAAGTATTTCTAATTCACTCATCCCTCAGCTCCCGATTCAATATCCAACTTCATTGCACCTTCTTCTGGATATTCGGTCATCCAAAAGTAATAGCCTTTTCCACTGTGGCCATCTTCAAAGAATTTAATTGTTAGTTCAGTATCAAGTTGATCTAAATCTTTCTCACCATCTGGATTTACAAATTCGAGAAGGCTTTTTAGTTGATGACCGCTAAGTGTTATGCTCATTGTTCAGCTCCCGATACGTTTGGCACACTATGAAAATGCATCCAGTGAGAAGGTGGGTCATTATAATAATTTGCCCATACACTATTTAGATCTTCATCAATAGTTATATAGTCTTGTTCTGGAGTAACATCTGGCGCATCATCCCAACAAATAAGTACCATTATGTCTGTAGGTGGCTCTTCATCTTTTACGCTGATCCAAGTGGGCCCAGCTTGGGCTTTTGCTGCAGCCCAAGCTTTTGCACTTGTATAAAAGTCAGCTTCATATTCAGGGCTTCCATCTTTGGCCCATTTATATGCAATTGGGTCATCATTTTTATACCAATCAGCATGAGCTTGCATTTCCTTTTTCCAAAGTAACCAAGCTTTATTTGTCACTATATTAAAATAGCCATTCATGGTTTCACTAAATACAAGAATGTCATTTTTTCGAATATTGCTTTCTTGCTTGAAAGTTTCAGTTTTTTTGAAATTTTCTTCAAAAAAAGCACGGTCATAAAAAATCATGAATTAGCTCCCATTCTGCTTGAATAAAGAGCTTTATTACTTTCGACAATTTCTTCACATTCTTTTTGACTACCAACGAAGAAATAATCTTTTTTCAGTTCACCAGCCTCAAATTTAGCTACCCAAGTACCGTAGACCTTTTCGGCTGAGATATATGCATAGCGTTGCTTTGTGATTGAAATGATATCTTCAATGTCTAAACAATCACCCAAACAATTAAAGTCTTTTTCTTTATTTACGCAATTTTCAGGCTCTTCATTGTCTTGCCACATAGTTTTAATTTGGTCTTCAACAATTAGAACTGAACCTTTAGGCAAATTATGATCCTTGGCTTTATTCCAGAATTCCCACAGTTGTCGAGTTTGTTCGATCATAAAAAAGACTTGGTTATCTTCTATTATGGAATAAGAAAAAAAGTCCCGATTTGTATAAGAAGCTGCGAGATCAGGAACAAACCATAGCTCCATACTGTCTTTTTTAAAAACTTCTACTTCTGCAATTAAAGCTTCTCTTTGGTTCGCTAAATTAATCATTCGCTTGCTCCAAACAATAAGTGACAGCTTGCTCTAAAGTTTCAAATTCCTTTTCCACATCATTGTCGAGATATGCCGTCCATTCGTCATTACCGCCACATTTCGAGATAAGAACACTTCCAATCCAAACATCATCGTCATCAAATTGCACTGCAGTCTTAACTTCAAACATTTAGGCCACCATCTGATAACTTTTTTGATTTAATCTTGCTAATCCACGCAAACGTAATTGCTCAATAAAGTGTTTATCTCTGTTCATCCATGCTCTGCAGAACGAGGCAAATTTCTTTTGGCAAATATCATTCATTGGATAACCATCTTTTGTTTCATTCATTGATATCTTTGCAACTTCTTTGCCACGCTTTAAAATAATGAATCCATTTTTATGAGATGGGTAATACCCGTTTTCACACATCCAAACAGTGAAAGGAAACGACATAGAATCAGGGATGTTTCTCATCATTTAAAATCTCCAAATGGAATCTTTAACTTTTGCCTTGTAGAGCAGGGCATCTGTTTCATGAAGCGAAACATTTGAGAACACATGAGTTCTGTTTTTACCAACCACAGTGAAAGTTCTGGTTTTGCTGTTGTATATTTGGATCATTGTGGTGACTCCAATAAGAAGTTATTTTCAACTTCTAGTTCTTTTCTTCTTTTTATAACCAGCTCCATTAGGGGTTCTTGAATACGTTCATCTGCTTCTGAAATATCAATTTCAATCGCATCCAACGTAGTCAGGTCTGTAGCTCGTTTGACTCGTTCAGAAATTGAAATATTTTCTTTCGATTGACCAGCAATGATGACTAAGTGTTTATTTAACTCAGTTAAAAAAGATTTTTGATCTTCAGAAGCCCAGTCTTTCGTTTCCTCAATGAGACTATTAGCTGCATCTGCAGTTTTAGTTTTCTTTAGCTTTTCAATAAGGCCAGCTAACGGAGACTCAACAGGTTTGTCATTATGATAACGAGTCCAATTTTCCTCTTTGTTATTGGCCTTCTTCGCAGATTTTTTTGCTTGAGTTGAGTTAATTTCTTTATCTGCTTTGGGTTCAATTGGTCCCAAAACGTTTAGGATGTTGTCGTCATCTATACTTGTCAAACCTACTTCACCGCTAATAATAGCGTTAAGTAAATTCTTAAACTCCTCACACCAATAAAGTGACTTAACAAATACCCGCAACTCACCGAAATCATGCGATTTACGTTTAATAAATGCATCTGCAGCTGAACGAGTTAGATGGCAATTAACATCTTCCCAAAAATATTTACCATGGCAGATATGAATATTGCGTTCATTCCAATCAGATAAAATGTTTATTTGAGTAGAAGCTTTTACATCGAGGAAAAGTTCATCTTCTTCATCAATAGCCAATCCATTTAAATCATGTTTTTCTGCAGCTTTTAGTGAATCAAAAAACTCTTCAACTGATTTATATTTTGATTCCTGATCTACATCTACAATATTCGTAATTTCAACTGAATCGCTTGCAGGGTCTAAACCCCACACAATATTTTTTGATTGAACAACGAAAATAGGTGAATCTGTACCAGCGTTATCATTTTCCCAAGAATTTTTGAGTTGTTGGGTAAACTCCGCCCATGTTTCAGGCGTAAATAGAGTAGGTTTCATAGTTGCTAACCTTTAAATATTTTGAAGCGCTTTACGCAAATGTGGGTCAAGGTCTTCTTTATTCAGTAGCCATGAGATATATGGGCGCGGTAATTCTTTAAGAGGTGTTCCTTTGTGTTTACCCCAAGTCATTATTTTGGGTAAACGAACTGCTTCAGACATAAGAAATAAAGAATTAAGGTCTTTAATTCCCAGTCGTTCAATTAGAGCTATAAGGATAATCCCAGTAAAATAAACATCCGCCCGTGCTGAATGTGCATGTCTTAAATGCTTGCGTGCTTCTTCACGGTTACTCATTACGAAATAGTACAGAACAGCCAATTTATGACTTGTTAAATCAGGCCATACGTCCCTTGCTAAAGCTAAAGTACATATAGTCTTTACCTTAATTGCTGGTCCACATTTATTTAGAGCTTTGATGTCGTAATCAATATTGTGGCCGACAATGAACTCAACACCTTCAGGTAACCGGAACGATTCGCAACTTGGTTGACCTTCAATATCCGTTTCAATGATGTTGTGTACAGCCATTGCTTCTAAATCAATTGGTTCAGGACAAGAATAGAAACGGTTAAAAACCTCATCCTTATGAACTAACAATTGACCATTCTCTAAGCTAAAAGGCGCATAAGCGATTTCAATTGGATAACCATTTAATTTGTTGGTTTCCGTATCTAAAATAATTGCTTTCATTGATCATGCACCATTTAACTGTTAGGCCAGCAAAAGCCGCAGTTGTGACATTCCCATTGAGCACCAGAGCCAGAATGACTAACACCTAAAGTGCATTTGTCATTAGTACATCTTGGACAGGTACCATAAATCACACGAAAAGATTTAATAGCTAACATAAATATCCCCAACTAGCGTGTACCAAGAAAGCCACGACGAATTTTGTAGGCTTTCCGATCAGGGGAAGGGATGTGCGTTTTTTGAAGAATTTGACCTAATTCACGTCCTCTACGATATTTAATTTCGGTTTCTAGATTTCGTAAAATCCACTCGTTTGTATTTAACGTATATTGTGAAACAGGAGTTAATTCATTGTTTTCATTAACCGTATAAACACGAGTTAAAGTGGGATTTGCAGCATAAACTGTATAGCCAAGACGGACTTTGTATAAACCACGTTCTTCATCCTTCCCTACGAATTCACGGAAAGTTGATTTATGGTTTACTTGACCATTCAGATTATTTTCGTAACGTTTAGATCCTCGTAAATAGTTTGTTCTCATTGTGCACCACCTAATTTAACTACATGTACTTGAACATCAACAGGTTCGCCTGAGTTAAATTGTTGTTGCCAATGTTGAGTCTTCTGCTCACGCACTTGAGCCTCTGCATCACACGCATAAAGGAAAGCAATAGCTAATGCACTAAATATAAGGAAGCATAAAACATACGGCCATTTACTATCTTTTTTAAACTTTAGATCCTCTGCTGATGGATGCTGATAAAGTTTAGAAGTAGCTGGTTTATTTGTTTTATTCCCGCTAAGTTCAGGCACGAAACAAATAGGTGTAGATGGGGCAGATTGACTGTTTATATATTTCTGATTCATAATAATTTGCCTTTATACGTACAGTATTGGTAGAAAAAGCCTCGATAGCCGTCCAAAGTCATTGAGGCTTTTTCATTTGTGTTAGCTCAGCATTTACAGACATTTGCGAAGGTTTATATCTGTACTTCAAGCCGTTTTTATTAATGCGCTCTTCATCAATTAAATTTTTCGCATTAATATTTGTGATTTCCATGTCCTTCCAATTTGGAAAGTCTTTACTTGAACATTGAATAACACGACCACAAGCCATAGCTCGTAACGCCTCCGAAACGCTAATCAAGCCTTGTTCGTCTATAACTTTGTCTTTGTAGTGATCCATGAGAGTTCACCTTTTGACGTTTACGTAGTATTGGTTGAAAAAAGCCCCGATAGCCGTCCAAAGTTTTCAGGGCTTTTTTATTTCTTAAGATTTAAATGACCCAATTCGTACAGGGTTTTCAGGAAGTAAAGCTATTACTTCTTCTTTGAAATCTTCAATAATTTCATTACGTAATAATTCTTCTTTGACAATTTGAATGGCAAATTGAGGTGTGCTACCAGTGCTATTCACAATTAAACGTAATTTGATTTCTCGTTCTGCAAGACCTAAGTAAGCTGAATCTTGGATGGTGAAATAAGCTGGTAATACGCCTTTTTTAGCTGACGCTGCAATTTGGGCCATTTCAGATTGAACCTGACGTGTGTTTTCTACTTCAGCGTTACTAGTAGTCGATGCTTCAATTTGCATATTTCGTACTGCAACAAGGGCATCTTTAATATCAATGACATTATTATTTTCATCAAATGCATTAAGTACTTGAGCCCAATCTTCAATGAAAACAGCAAAGTTGCGTTGATCTAATTTATGGTCTTTAAGTTGATTCAACTTTTTCCATACAACAGTTGATTCTAAACATAAAGAAGCTAAGTAGTCACAATGGCCTTGGGCTTGTCCTTCACCATGGAAGTTAAGAACTGCAATAGCTTTCATGTCATTTTGATTAACAAAAATTGGTGTATTTTTACCGCCTTCTGCAACTACAAAATCTTTAAAGTCGTTAAATGTTGGTGTAGTAAATTCACCATGAGGACGGAAGCGAGCATCCATAAATTTTTCAGCAGCTATAACACTATAGTCATGATGCAAAGCTACAAGCTGACCACGCTCAAGTTGAATTACAGGTTTAGCTAAACCTAGAAATTTTTCGATTTCGATTTTTTCAGACATGAAGGTCTTTCCTTTAGTTGAGTAAAAAAGATTTAAAAATTAAGCTTTTTCTTCAAAAAGCTGGTCAGTGTGTTTAGCAAAAAGCGATACATCACCACGTGTGTTTACATACATAGGTGTTTTGTCACCGTGTTCTTCGACACTTTTACCTTTTGGGAGTGGGGCATTTGAAATTAGTTTGTGCTCTACAGTTACGTTGTTGTGACCAACGCCTTTAGAGAACTTTAATTTAATTGTGATCTCGCCGACTTTTTGTGTATCAACAGCAGCACTTGCAACCTTGCTAACTGCATAGCCAAGTTGTTTTGCAAAGGCACCGCCATCGATGTCATTAATAAATTCTTCGCAATCTGTAGAGCGTAATGTACTCATTTTTTATTCACCATGAGATGTGTTGGTGAAATTATTATTCATCAATGAATAGATTAAATCAACAACAAATTATTCACTAATGAATTAATTGTATATAAAACAACCAATATGATTTATTTAGGGCAAAAAAATACCCAGTATTAAACTGAGTATTTCGTATATATTTACATGTATTTACAAGGGTTAACATTCAATTGAACGGAATCCAATCATTTTTAGTTTTTGATCAAATTATTTTTAGTCAAAATCATTAATCTTGCTAACTCATGATTAAAACTATTTAAAGCTTCTTTTATATTTAAAGATGCTAAATCATGGTTTTCAAAATTATCTAAGATGAAAGATTGTTCAACTAACGGATGGTGTTCATTAGAAATATTTTTAATATTTAAAAGAATATTAGCAGCTAATTCAGGTTGAGTTTTTATAACTTCTTCTGCAAAAGTTGTTAAAACAGTATTAATTCCTTGAAATTCAGTTACTTTCAACATCTTATTTATCCTTAAAACTCTCTATGCATACCAACGACTTTACCAACCAACTTACATTCTTCTGTTAGCTTAATAATTTGTTCAGGCCATTTAGTATTTAGTGGCTCTAAATATTTTTCTTCTCCATCTTCAATTATTAATCTCTTAAATGTAGCTTGTGTATCACCAGCACAAGAAACAATAACTAAATCATTGGTTTTTAAATCAAAAACTGGGTAGTCTGGATTTACATATATTCGATCACCTGGTTCAAATTTAGGTAACATTGATGTACCAGTTACAATAAGTCCATAACCATTTTTTCCAGCTTTCTTCATTGGTGGAAGCCATTCAAGTACTTCAGTGTCCTTCAATACTGTTTGAACATCTGTAAATGAACCTGCTGCAACCCAAGAAATAACTGGAATTTGCTCTCCATCTAATTTGATTTTATTTGATAGATTTACATTGTTATCTAACACCAATTCATCTAAATCATTATTAATATTATCAATGGCTTCTAAGTCATTATTGAGCAGTGTATTGGCATCATAGCCTGCCCAAGAGGCTAATTTTTCAACGGTAGATATCTTTGGTTCTTTATATTGCCCATTCTCCCAACGAAAAAGTGTAGGTTGTGGTACTCCAGACTTTTTACTAAGACCTGTAGTAGTAGTGCTGTATTTTTTTAACAGGTACTTAACGTTTTTTTGAAGGTGCATTTTTCCAACTCCAAGATGGATAGCTAATTTTATTCAAAAATGAATATTTTTTGTGAAACAATTCATTAATGTATTGACAACTATTCATTAGTGAATAAAAATATGCCTTAACACGGAGGCATTTATATGTGCATGAATATTCAAGATAAGGTTATTTACCTTTCAAATAGTCGAGGTTTGACTCAACAGCAAATCTCAGAAAGAACTGGGATTTCTCAAAGTTCTGTTTCAAAAATTGCAAGTGGAGAACAAAAAGAAGTTGCTTATAACAAAGGTGTTGCTTTAGACGCGTTAGTTGCCTCTGAACAGAAAAGAGAATATGAGGAATCCAAGACAAAACAATTAAATCGATCTGCATAAAAACCAATTTTAGGAATGTATGAGGCATAACCATGGCTGAAAAACTTCTTGCAAATGCATCATCGAAATTAACTTTAGAAGAAAAAGCAAAGATGGAATGGATTGCCAAACTTGAAGGCAAGAATTCCTTATCTAATCTCATCCGTTCTATGTGTAAGAAAAAGATTTCAGAAGTAGAAGGTGAGATGGCAGGTAAAAGCTCTCTCGAGGTAATAAAAAACATTTGCACTAGAAAAGTCTCAGAAGCTGAATCTGAATATCAGTTTCTCAGAAATGTTTTTTGTGGGTCAAAAGATAACGGGTATACCAGAGATACCTTCGAATTAGTGCCTTTACGGGCCGAAAAATCGCGGCATACAAATGCTAGTGATAAATCAGTCCAGCTTGATCTACTTAGCTGGAAATAAAAAACCACTCCCTGCGCCAACAGGAAATGGTCTATGGCTGTTCAAACCCTTGGAAGAATGAACGTGAGTAATTTAGCAAATCATCCCTGCTCAGGCAAATGCACTGATTTTAAAGAAGAACAGTGCTCAACTTGTCTTATAAATCAAGATGCCCCGCATCAAATCGTAAACACTCAAACCGATGAAGAGAAATTTCTAGATCGTGCATTCAATGCACAAAAGGAGATTTCATGACTTCAGAAAAAAAGGTTTGGCCGTTAGGAACCAATCACACTGATTCTGAGGGAACGCCGTGGAAGCGTGACGAGCAGAACAATTGGTGGTTTTGGCAAGAAAACTTTGGCTGGTCACGCTACGTAGGTCCAGTTAACCAAGCTTTCTTAGATTTACGATTTGAGGTAGGGACTGAACAATGATTTTTGAATTAATAAATCCTAGTGATAAATGTACATTTGAAGCGCCAAATTTAAAAATTGCAGCTTTAGTTACGTGTGTACTTGGAAACGGTCAATACTCTGCAAAAGGAATTGAAAACGACCTTGATGTTCCATTCTTTATTTTTGGTGGGCATGACGAATGGTTTGTTTCTAATTTTGGGTTGAATTTTAAAGAAACTTATATTCAAGTTCGAAATGAAGAAAAGTTTGACCTGGTAAATAGCTTTAACAGTGTTTTGTTAGGTTCTTACCTTGACCGTACTGCTTTCTATAAAGCTTATGACTTAATTCAAGATCCAGCTGAGAAAAATAAATGGCGTGAACAATGGTTAGATGAACGCCGCTCGTCTTTAAATAATATCTGTAAACGTGCATGGAATTTTGCTGAACAAGTGAGCTTGTATAAACCAGCTCAGGAAGGTGCAGCATGACTGTACGTCCAATTTTATTTAATTCAGAAATGGTTAGGGCCATTTTAAATGGCAACAAAACTCAAACTCGTCGAGTTATTAAGCCACAACCTACACTTAGTCAATCTTCTGGTTTTAATTGGAAAGGTCACTCTTACGGTATTAATTCTACATATAAAGGTACGATTAAAAATTTTGTAGATAGCAATCAAGTATGTCCCTTCGGAAAGGTAGGTGATCAACTTTTTGTACAAGAAACTTACGGTACCAAAATTAGAAGTTTAGGTGGAACTCCTCATGAGTCATTTGTCTACAAAGCAGATAACCCAAATGAAATTGCTTATTACGACTGTAAGGGAATGGGTTATCCGGTTAGATGGAAGCCATCTTCTCGTATGCCTCGTAAAGCATCACGTATTTTGCTAGAAATCACCAATATAAGTTTAGAACTTCTTAACAACATTAGTGAAGAAAGTGCTAAGGCCGAGGGAATAGTTGAGACAATTAAAGGATGGAAGCCTTACCAAGCTAGTAAGAGACTCTGTAGTTCACCTGAATTAGCTTTTAAATTGCTTTGGGAACAATACAAAGGTTCGAAATCTTGGAATGAAAACCCTTGGGTATGGGTAATCGAATTTAAGGTTATTCAAGGGGGTGATCAATGATTAATTTTATCAAGCCCCTTCACTTCAAAAGAGTTAGTTTTGAGATACCTTTTTTTCCAGTAATAAACATTGTTTCAATTTCTGGCGGAAAAGATAGTGCTGCAACATTGCTTTTAGCACTTGAACAAAATGTCTCTAATCTTTTAGCTGTTTTTGCAGATACTGGTAATGAACATGAAATCACTTATGAATATGTACGTTATTTAGAAGACAAACTCGGCGTACCAATTATTTGGTTAAAAGCTGATTTTACTAAAGAGATTGAGGCAAAAAGAAAGCGTTTATTCAAAGTTATACGGGGTGAAAATGTTCGGGGTAAATGGACACGTAAACGAGCTATTCGTGCGCTTAAACATACCCATGCTACAGGGAACCCATTTTTAGATTTATGTATTTGGAAAGGAAGATTCCCATCCACAAAAGCACGCTTTTGTTCTACTGAATTAAAACGCGAAGTAATTCTTTATAAGCTTCAATTCCCACTTATTGACCAAGGATACAAAATCATTTCTTGGCAAGGTGTTCGCGCAGATGAGTCACCTGATAGAGCAAAACTACCTATAAGTGACAACATTGGCGATGGTATCACTAATTTTCGTCCAATTCATAAATGGTCTGCTCAGGACTGTTTTGACATGCATTTTAAACATCATGTTGAGCCTAATCCCCTCTATAAACAAGGGATGGGGAGAGTAGGGTGCATGCCATGTATTCATTGTAATAAAGCTGAATTACGTGCAATTGCAGACCGTTTCCCCAAAGAAATTGATCGCATTCAGTATTGGGAACGCAAAGTCGGTGCAGCGTCACGAAGAGGATCCGCGACGCTATTCACCAGTGATAAAAGAGGCCATGGCATCAAAGAATTAGTTGAATGGTCCAAAACAACACGAGGAGGTAAACACTACGATTTAATTCCACTGACAGAAGATCAATCAGCATGTTCTTCTGTTTATGGCTTGTGCGAGTAAATGATATGAAAAATAAACTCATCGTTGACCGCAACCAAGCTAAAAATATCCGCGATAGGGAATCATGCGAAATAGCGGTAAATATGCGAATTAAGGAAGGGGAAAACAATCAATTTCGTGCGAGAAAAAAATTTCTCAATCAAGTTTTTTGGGTAGCTGAACCCCTTTGTAGCATTAAATGTGGACCTGAAAAATTCTACGGCCATTTTTCCTGTGATCCGATTCCTGAAGGTTGGAGCCGTTATACACTTGATAGACCAGGAAGTAGGGTTAATTTTGGTGAACATCGCTTTTTAGTTGAGTGCACTGAAGTTAAGACATTTAAATATTCTGCAGGTCAATTATTCACTGTTTTACTAACGCTTAAAAAAGTTAATGGTGGTGCATTATGAATATGTGCCTCAACCTTAACTTATTACCTCATGAATTGATTGTTGATAATTTTGCAGGTGGTGGTGGAACATCAACTGGCTTAGAAAAAGCCTTTGGCCGTCCAGTTGATATTGCTATTAACCACGATCCTAAAGCAATTGCAATGCATCGTGCTAATCATCCAAATACTCGTCATTTCTGTGAGGATGTTTGGGATGTTGACCCAGTAAAAGTAACAAACAATCAGCCTGTAGGATTGGTTTGGCTTAGTCCTGATTGCAAACACTTTTCTAAAGCAAAAGGTGGAAAACCGGTTGAAAAGAAAATACGTGGTTTAGCTTGGATTGCTCTTAGATGGGCTGACCTTACACGACCACGTATAATTATGCTCGAGAACGTTGAAGAGTTCAAAACTTGGGGCAGACTAGGAAAAGATGGATTCCCGAGTAAAAAGCACAAAGGTGAAACCTTCAGGTGCTTTGTTAATGCATTACGTCATCAAGGTTATAAAGTTGAATGGCGAGTAATGAGTGCTCGGGATTACGGCTCTCCAACTCTAAGAAGACGGTTTTTTCTAGTTGCTCGTCGTGACAACTTTCCTATTGTTTGGCCCAAGCCTACGCATGCTGCACCAGATAGCAAAGCAGTTAAAACTGGGAAATTAAAACCATGGCGCATCACTGCAGAATGCATAGATTGGTCAATTCCTTGCCCAAGTATTTTTACTCGTAAGAAACCTCTAGTTGAGGCAACTTGTCGCCGTATAGCAAATGGTTTAGTCCGTTATGTAATCAATAATCCAGAACCATTTATTGTTCCAATGGATAAGGTTAAAAGCGTTGCCCCAGTACTTACTGAGTGTGCAAATGCTTCAAGCCCAAGATGTATGCCTGTTGATGAACCTTTACGCACAATTTGCGCAGGGGTGAAAGGTGGACATCATGCGTTGGTTACTGCGTTCATTGCTAAGCATTATACGGGTGTTGTTGGTAGTGATATTCGCGAACCGCTCCATACGATTACTGCAAAAGATCATAACAGTTTAGTCGTTAGCAACCTGGTGAAACTGCGCAAAAACAACATTGGTCAACCTGTTGATGAACCATTACATACCATTACCACAAGTGCGGGTCATTTTGCTTTAGTACAAGCATTTCTAACTGCCTTCTACGGTAGTGAGAAAGACGGAAATAGCATTCATGAGCCACTTCGTACGATACCAACACGTGATCGTTTTGGTCTTGTAATGGTTAAAGGTGAGCTGCACCAAATTGTTGATATTGGCTTCCGTATGCTTCAGCCAAGAGAACTATTCACAGCACAAGGTTTTGAACCTACTTACATCATTGATCATGGGATCGATGAACATGGAAACACTATCAAATTAACTAAGACAGAACAGGGAAGAATGGTAGGTAATTCCGTACCTCCTCAATTCTCTGAAGCTTTAGTACGTGCAAATTTTGCACATGAACACTTATATGAGGCAGCTTAAGAAATGGCAAGATCTAGAAATATTAAGCCCTCATTCTTTATGAATGAAGACATTATTGAATTACCTTATGAAGCACGATTGCTATTTATTGGTCTTTGGACTTTAGCAGATCGCGAAGGCCGACTCGAAAATCGACCTAAGAAAATCAAAATGTCTTTATTTCCTGCAGACGATATAAACGTTGCAGAACAGTTAGAGAACATTTCTAAGTTCGGTTTTATCGAGTTATATAACGCTGATGGTATTGATGTTATCCATATCGTTAACTTTGTTAAACATCAAAACCCGCACGGGCTAGAGAAAGACAGTGAATTACCTGACCGTAATGGTATCTACACTGTCTATGAACGTAACCCGAAAAACAAAACAATTGTTGGAAAACCAATTCAGTTAAATAAAGCTGATTTAAAGCATTTTTACGATAAAACAGGACCGTTTGCCCCTCAAAATACTGGTTCTGCTGTTGAAAACAGTTATCAAGATAACGAATCGAATCAAGCAAACAGTAGTGGGAACAAACAAGAACAGTTAGATAACGGTTCTAAAACTGTTTCTATCTCAGACCAAAACGCCCTGAATCCTGAATCCTTTAATCTGAATCCTGATTCACTGAATCCTGAAACCTTTAATCAGAATCCAGAAGGTAATAACAACTCCGCCGTTGGCGAAGTTGATTCATCGACTCAAACAAAATTTAGTTTCAAGAGTGCTTTGAAAAAAAATGGTGTACCTGAGAAAGACGCTGCTGAGTTCTTACAAGTTCGTAAAGCCAAGAAAGCTCAAAACACCGAAAACGCTTTTGAAGCACTTTTGAATGAAGCCCAAAAAGCAGGAATCACACTGCAGCAAGCCGTCGAATATTGTTTGAAAAGACAAAATCCTTGGGGTGCCTTCAAAGCATCTTGGTACCTAAACGAAAAACCCGAAATGACTACCGGTCAACAGTCAAACCATCAATCGTTACCACGCAATGTAAATGATCAATGGGGCGCGCCAAAGAAATATGAACCGGTTGCTCACACAGCTGTGAAGGGTGAATTGATATGAACGCAGTGCCTCAAAAATTGGAATATAAAATTTCCCATACAAACCAGATCTGTAAGATCCACAAAGAACAAATGATCAATGTACATGGTCGAATCGTTTGTCAGTCTTGTGTTGAAAAAATCATGAAGCAGTCAAATGAAAAATATGAAAGCGATAAGAACAATCGTATTTTAAATTTGAAAATGGCTCGAGCTGGTATCCCTAAAAGACATGTAAATAGCGGCTTTAGCAACTATGCAGTAACTCACAAAGGACAAGACAAAGCTCGTAAAACTTGTGAAAAGTTCACTATGGATTTCAATTCAGGTGTTTTTCGAAATTTACTTCTTGTCGGCCGTACTGGTACGGGTAAAACACATCTAGGTTCATCAATTCTGAAAAATATCATCATTAAGAACTGGGAAGCTATTTACATTACGTCTGCAGATCTAGCTGAAGATATCGCGGGTGCCTATCGCCGTAGTGGTGATAGTGAAGATGAAGCGCTAAAACGCTATGTAAAAAAAGATTTATTAATTATTGATGAATACGGTTTACATGACCGTGCTGAAAAACGTCCTCAACTTCTTGAAAGTGTTCATAAGGTTCTACTCACTCGTTATGACGAGTTGAAGCCAACAGTTGTGATTTCAAACCTAAGTCTTTCTGAGGTCCGCGAAGATCTTGGGGACCGTCTATGGTCAAGATTTCAACATGATGGCTTAGATATTGTGGAATGTGATTGGGATGATGCTCGTATAGGTGGAGGTAAAGCACAGTGAACGCATTTATTGATATGAAAAAATCTGAATACGCATTAGTTGCTTACTCAAACGTAGCAGCTAAATCTGATGAGCGAAAAGCATTAGAAAAAGCAGTTAAGAAATGGCTGAAACATCCTGGTAATAAAATCCGACAGGTTGAGTCTTTAGGGCGTGATCTCAATATGCCTCACGGCACCGGCCCTATGTACAAGCGTTTATGTTGTCGTTGCGAAACTTGTGTTGAATGGGCGCTTTCCACTGGTTTAATCAAATCTAAGCCAAAACCAGTTGTAAAGCGTGGTCCAGATGCTCGCCAATTGCGTATTTTGGCACAGAAAAGCCAATTGACTCCCTACGCTACAGCTTTTAATGAAGATTGGGATTTACTGGCCTTAGAAGTGGATTATTCAGTTACGGCATTTCAACTTGAACGTATTTATCAAGGTCGTTCTGAAATTGATCACAACTTTGTTTGGAATCGAGTTAAGCGTGTAGCTGATCGTTTAGTTGCTGAAAAGTTAAGAGCTAAAGGGGGTGGGTGCAAATGAAATCTAAAGCAACCAGCAAAAAACGCTCAAAAAAATACAATCCAAACAAGCTAACCCCGACCCAAGTTCAAGCTAATCAGAAAAAGGCTTAACTACGAAGAGAAGCAGCTCAAGAATATGAATGCAATATGGGGTCCATTTCATAAGATGTAGGGACTAGATGGAAGCAGAGAAATTTAAAGAGAGAGGTTAATTGAGCATTTTCTAAATTACTTAATAGTACCAACTTGAATAAGGGCAGCTAATACTAAATCAGCCATTTTTAGGTTTGAGCGCTTTTTTCGCTAGGTCTATTTCTTAAAAAAGAAATAGACCTTTTTATTAGGAATTACTATCTTAATATTTTGATATTACTTCAAAATTTAAAATAAAAAACTTTGAGTAAATTCTTGTAATATTAATTTAATAATTCTATATTATAGAATAAGAGGAAATTATGAAATGGAATTTGTAACATGCCACAATATCTTTTTCTTGCTGAGACTATTTACAAAAAAATGAAAAATGAAAAACTATTTTCTAAAGATGTTTTAGAAAATATGTATATTCTTATGAAGGTGATTCGAAAAGAAATTAAGGGTACAGAATATAAGCTGAAATATAATTTTATTGATTTCAATGAAGTACTGAGTAAAAGTAAAAATGATTGTAAGGTAAAGATTGATGTAAGTTTGATTCCTTCTTATAATTTAAGAGAAGAATACATTTTATGGTTAGCTGGGTTTATTCAAAAAATTACTGAAGGGGGCCCTAAGCCACCCCCTCCTATCAAAGAATATATTCCCGAGTTTATAAATTTGGAATCGGAATTAGATTTTTTAACCTTAAATTTAGAAAAAATCAAAATAATGGGGAAGAGATTGTAAATTATTTTAATTCCAAACATTATAAAGCAACTTTTAAAAAATAGTTTTCTTAGTCCCGTTAACTAATTTTAGAAGTTTTATTCTTTTTGAACTTTTACTTTTTTGTAGCAGCAAAGAAATTAACTTTGCTAAAAGCTATAATTATAATATTTGTAATAATTTTAAATTTTTTTAGATACTTTTTTAAAAAAAATATTGATTCTTCAAAGAAATTCATTTAATTTAATATTGCTAAGTAGCCATACTTAGTATTTCAGGTTTATGTGGATTTCATAAGCTCATTTCTGGTTCGGAAATGAGCTTTTTTAATTCTTTGTTATTTCTTATAATGGGTTTTTATAATCATGTAAAATAAAAATGATAGAATGATCAAAATTGCTGAGAGTACAAAAGCTACGATGATAGTTTTCATTTTTTGATGCTTTTTTATGAAGAAAACTTTTAGAGAGTAATATTTTAGCTTTTTTCTGTCAATATACTCCTATTATTTTAAGAAATATTATTCTAGTGAGTTTATCAATTAAAGAATCAAGCTTATTTAAGTTGTGGATAAATATAATATTTTATGTAATTTATGGTTGATGAAAAAGAGAATTTCTGAGTAAGAGTTATAAAAGTTTTAGATTTCTAAACAACCCCTAGGTAATAATTTTATAATAAAGGGAAACTAGATGTGGCCTTTAAAATTTTGGTGTGTGATGCAAATCCTACGTAAAAAGGGTTTGGATATTAAATTACTAAAAAGAAGGAAATGATAGGGGCCCCTATCCTAAAAGTGCTGACACATTGGTAAGTAGGACCAGCTCGATGTTTTTTTGAGGATCAATATATTTTGCATATATAAAAGAGAGCATTTTTTTACAAACAAAAATAATGAATTGGAACAAGGGTACTTCTAAATAAATCTAACGGTTAATAATTCTGGAACTAAGTGTTTTTAAGGATTATGTCATGCAAGAAGAGCTTCAAGTTTATGTAAATCTTACTTGCTTGATTTGAGGTCGTTATGATTAAAAAAAGTAACCGCCGTCAGTGGAGCGAGTTTTTCTCCAATAATAAAAGACAGGAATTCTTTAAGGATTTCAGTGTTTCATCAGGTAATAACAAAGTTAAAAAGCATAAAGCTAGCTCAAATAAACATGTGTTTTTCCCGTGCCATGTAGAAAAAGAAAATGATGGTGAAAATAGTGTGTATAGGGGAAGTACAGGTGGTGTTATCATTTTTGGTAAGCAATACATCACAATCAAATTGCCTTATGGATTAAGCGCTAACGAGATTTGGCGGGCTACAATTGATCAGAACGGAAAGCAAAGAAATAGTCTTTCAGTAGGTGCTAAAAAGTATAAGGACAAGGTTCAAAAACAATATGGACCTATGTTTAGAGCACTTAAGTTAAAAGCTATCGATCAACTTTGTGAAATACGGTTAATTGTTCAGCCACCACTTAAAACTCGTTCTTACAGCGCTAAAACTTATCCACGATTTGATATTGATAACTATCCAAAACTACTAATTGATAGTGTCAAAGGTGATGGCTTGTTATTCAAAGACGACAATATTTTCATAAGTGAACAAATTAAGCTGGCAGAACCATGTGAAGAGGGTTGTGTCTGGCTTTCGTGCGTTTTTACTGATGAAACTGATTGGTTGTCAAAAACTGTAGATTTTGATTGGTTAGCTGGGAGAAGCATTTAAATGGCGAAAAAGAGCGATTTGCAACGTCGAGTACTTATCGGAAGAAAACTTGCAATGGCGCGTGACATGGCTCAATTACGTCAAGAAGACGTAGCATTAGAAATATTCGGTACACCGCATAAAAATCGAATGAGTGAAATCGAAAATGGTAAGTTAATGCCAGATGCAGAATTACTTTCTTTGCTATGTCAAAAATATGGTGTTTCAGCTGACTGGATTCTTGGTTTTACGATTGAACCGGAACTAGATAAAACAGCTTCTGTAGCAGGTATTCTGTTTAACAGTCTTGGTGAAATGATGAGTGAATATACTCAAGCTATGGCATTTCAATTGAGTATGGCTGCGGCACAGCATATTACTTCTTTCCCTAAAGCCTTAACGGTTGAGTTACTTGAAGCCTCAAAGGGGCTTATTCAAGCATGTTTATCTCAAGAACAGTCTATCCAAGAAAAGGTTTTACCTGAACTTCACACCCTCATGCGTATAGTGCGTGAGTGTGAACAAAATCGTGCGAAACAAATCCGTAACTTAGAAATGGCTATCGATGATGTATTCCAACGCGAAGAGAACGATTTACAGCAAAAAGCTCTAATTGATCTGATCCAAAATAAAAAACGTTTTAGCAAGGCTTCTTTACAGCAACAAGCTATAGCTGAAGTAAAACAAATAGGTCTATTTACTGAATAAGGGATAGACTTTAATGGCTCGCAAGATTGAATACTCGGAAGAAATTTGGAACCGGCTAAAAGAAGTCTATGAATCTTCTCCTAAGATTACGTGGCAAGGTTTAGTTGATCAGGTTGGCGAAGAACTCGGTTGTGAGATGCCTTCGCCATCCGTTGTACGCCGTAAAGCACTTGCGGAGAAATGGAAAAAGAAAGCTAAATCTCTAGTCAAAAAGACAGCTCAGGAGCTTAATAAAGAGATTAAAAAATTGACCAAAAAAAACAATGGTCAAGAAGATACACAAGATACTGAAAAAACTGTAAAAAGTAATAGTCAAAATTCTGTCAAAAAAACGTCAAATATTGCTGAATTTAATAGTCAAAACTCAAAAAATAGTGGTCATAACAACGGTGGCCGTTCTACAGTCAACGAGAACTATCTAAAGTCAGCTTTGGTTGTCAAAAACAACCGTATAAGAGCTCATAAGCTTGGAGAGTTAATTACAGACACTATCGATAGTGTTATTCATATTAGAGATGAAGTACTGAATTTAAATAATCCAACTGAGGAACAATTAGCATTAGTCAAGTTCAAGATGGGACTTATATGTCAAGTTGTAGATTTAAACGTTAAGCAAAGTATCAGCATTTCTAACATTGCCAAGACAGAAGCAATGTTCTGGGGCTTAGATGTAGATGATCTTAAAGACCAGTCGGAAGTTCAAGCACGGCGTAGTTCTGTTATTTCGGGTGCTGAAGAAAGAATGGCAATCGCTAAAGCTAATATGAAGAAGAAAAAAGAAGAGGCGTTTATGCGTAAGTTAGCGCTAATTGAAGCAGGTGAAGTAGAGCCAGATGATAAAAATGAATAGATTTTATATAAAACTTTACACCATTGAAATTATTATCTTTCTATTAATTATAATGCATGTGGCATTTATATTTTACAAAGTGCTTAAAATCATTAATTAAATAGAGTATTAAGTTATGACCCTTATTTCAGCAGCAGAAGCAGCTAAAATCTCAGAATCTGCACAGCCATCTACACTTGAGGAATTGAAACAAGAAGTAGGTGTATTTATTACTTCTCTTGCCGCAAAAGGACAGAAAGAAATGACTTTCACCTTATCAAAATCAAGAGCTACAATGGCAGTAGTCAATGAGTTACAACAGTCCCTAATCGATCTAGGATACCAAATTGAATTAGATGTTTTGGATCATAATAATTATTTTCTAAAGATTAAGTTTTAATTAAATTTTTGGTTGGAACACTTAAAAATTCAAAAATAATTATGATTCAAAATGCCCTATATCAGTATGGGGCATTTTTGTTATGACAGATTCAAATCACAATAATCCAGTTTTATCTTATGATGAACTTGGTTTCATTATTGGTATGAAACGAGTTGAAAAAAAAGTAAGTACGATTGATTCAAATATTGAGAAGATCATAGATATTCTTACTCAAAGCTTTGAAGAGCAAAAAGTACAGCTCGCACAGCCTCAGCCTAAACTGACTGAATTTCAAAAGATGCTTAATGCTGTCAATAATAGACAAACTTTAGATTTTGAAGATTTATTAAAAGAAAAAGCAAATCCAATCACTCAAGCATTTGTTGTTGCAGACAAGCTTGTCAAAGACTTTGCAGGTGTATTGGAGCAATCAGTTGATGACCTTAAGACTGTAGAAAAGAAACAAATTAACCAACCTAAGAGTTTAAAACCAGCTATAGAAATTAATAGTCATGATGACTTATCAAAAATTGTAAATCCTAGTGTACCAGAGCGTGACGAAAAAGGCCGTTTTGTATCAAACCCTAATGAACCCCAAAACCAATCATCAATTCGTAAAGTTGCCCAAACGATATCTACGGCGATTAAAGGAGTAATGCCGAACTCAACACAAGGTGTAGATCCTACAGTTGACGCAATCAATGAAGTTGGTCATTTACTTTCACCTGTACGCCGTGCAGCAGGATTAGCTTTGCGGCCATTAACTGGATTGATGCGTAGTAAAAAGAGAAATGAGCCATTACCTCGTGAACAAGAGAACCATAACCGCAAACAAATAAAGTTATTGCAGCGTATTGCCGATAATTTGGCGTCTAAGGGTGGTTTGTTAGGTTCTCTAGGGAAATTGCTTACTTCCGTGTTATCTGCTGGTGGTGGGCTTCTAGGTGGTGCTCTAGGCAAAGGAAAGAAAGGTGTAGGGAAATTAGGAAAGGGCTTAGGTAAATTTCTTAAGTTTGGCCGTGGTCTACCCGTAATAGGTGCATTGGCTGCTGGTGCATCATTATTAGATTGGAATGAACAAAGCACACAAGAAAAAGGCGGTACTGTTGGTAGTCTTGCGGGTGGAGTAATTGGTGGTACTGTCGGGTCTTTATTTGGTCCAGTTGGAACATTAATTGGTGGTATGGCTGGTTCTTGGATTGGGAATAAGCTAGGTACCGTAGTTGCGCCGTATTTTAAAGAGTGGACAGATTCATTAATTGCTGCAGATGTACCAGGTATTATTAATACTGCTTGGAAAGGGTTTGTTAACTATGCAACCAATGCTTTTGAACTGACAAAAGGTACAGCATCAAAAGTTGTAGACGGTGTTAAAGATACTGCTAGTGATACCTTAGATTTCATTAAGGATAAATTTAATCGCTTTAATCCATTTCATGACGGCGTTCCCACATGGGGCATTGGGCAAGGAGTTTATAAGCCGGGTTTTGGAGCAAATAAAAATGTACCTGCTTATGGATCAACTATTTCTCCAATTGGTGAAAAAACTAAGGAAAAGCAACTTGCAGTTTACAATGCTATGAAGAAAGCAGGTTTTAATGATAATTGGGCTGCTGGTTTAACTGCTTCCGTTGGTCGAGAAAATGATTATCGAGATGAATACTTGTTTGGTAAACATCAAGATAAAGCTGGTGGAATAAATATGGGAATGATTTCTTGGCAAGGAGCTCGTAAAGACCGGCTTACGGCATATATGAAGGAAAGGGGATTACTTGATGCAAACGGTAATATGGTACGGAGCCAAGCAGCTTTAGATGCACAAGGTGCATTTATGAAGCATGAAATCGAAACGAATCCAGAATATGCTTCAGTTAAAGCTTATATGCAGAAAAACCCAAATGCATCAAAAGAAGATATTGCCCGAGTTCTCGGCACAAAATATGTAAGATGGGCGTATGGGCAAACAAAGCTTCGCAATGGGAAGTCATTTGATTATAGACCGCATTTAGAAAAGGAATATAAATACAGAGCTAACATTGATAAAACCGTTCAGGAACAGAAAACTAATCTACCTAAAGAAAATACCCCAGCTGTATCAGATTTGAAATCAAGTCATATTGTGGAAAATACAAGAGCTAAAGTTGCTAGTGTTTTAAGCACCCAAAAAGCTATCGTTCCCCAAGCTACTACAAAAGCAAAACCTTCATTAAATAATCAAAATAGATTATTAACTAATGTCACGCCGTTTAAGCAACCTTTAAATACTCCTAACCCACAGGAAGTTGTTGTTGTAAATCAGAATAATGGTAACATCGGGCAGAATGTTAGTGATCGTTTCCTTGCTCATGCTCTAACTGGCGGCATTGGAATGGGGAAATTAGACGTTTAGTTTTGGGATATATATGACTTTAAAATTATTAAAATTATCTTTCTTAGTTACGGCAGCTTTTTCAAGTTATGTTCAAGCTGCTACAAGTGTTAATGATATTCTGAATAAACAAATAATTGCTACCAACAGTGAAAATATTAATTCGACAAAGGTAGTTAGTGAACTTTGTATTTTTAGTTGTGATTTATTAAGTACAAACCCTGAAGTGTCTTATGGTGGCATGGACGAACTTTATGTTCTTTTACGAGAAAAATATGGTTTAGATTCTAAGCAAAGTTGTAAGTTCTATAAAAGGACAACTGGCAATGTAATATTAGATACACAATATAAAATTGCAGCCTTACAGGGAACGCCAAATCCTGATGCCTATTCAGATTCAATTTTTAATAATTTGATATATAAGCAAGGAATATATAGTTCTTCAGATGTAAATGTGGACATTTATTATGATTTAGTTGACATTGCTAGAATCAATAATCCTGAATTAGATGAAAATAGCAAAAACAATCTAGTAAAAACTTTTCAAATGCGCCATCGTTTTATTGCCAATAGTTGTGGTGAAAAATTTATGATGGCTTATGACAAGTACTTAAATAAAGTTAGTGAGTTAAGAGAGGCTGAATATATTGAAGCAATTAATAAAAAGAATGCTAAAGAACGGGAAAAAGAGGAATGGGAAGAAGAAATCCGTTTAGCAAAACAAGCAAGAGATCGAGCCGATGCGGAGAGGGAGGAACAAGCCCGTTTAATTGATGCTAAGAAGCGGGAAAATAGACAAAAAATTAATCTATGCAAAAGTACTAATAATTATAAGCTATTTATAGAATCCTCTAATGTTGTTAGTGCACGAAATAGTATTAAAGTTGCACAAGACGTTTTAAAAGAAGAAGATAGGTTACAAAGTTTTAGCGGTGTCACTCGTTTAGATAGGCGTTATGCAGCTGCTCAACGGATCGAGTATGGGCAAAAAACTCTAAATCAAAGCTTTGCCAAGTATAAACAATTGGGTGGAAGTGCAAGTAGTGTTGCTACTGTGACACCTCTAAATAATCCATGTAAGGGTTTGTGATTTTTCCAATATGATCAAGAAAAACCGCCGTGATAGTTATCACGGCATTTTTTTTCATATAACTTGATCTATTCTTAACTTAACTTAACTTAACTTAACTTAACTTAACGTAAGTGAAGCAAATAAAATCACAGTATAGAGTTGTAACTCTATAAATCTTTAATTTTGGAATCTTGGGGTTATAAATTTAAAATTAATAATTTCAATAAGTTGAATTTTTATTAATAACTATTTGATTTTAAATTTGTTGACAATATTTTTTTTAGAACTATTATTAAAAAAGGTGTCTAAAAATCTGAAATATCATTCAAAAGGAGTTCTTGGTGAAAAACTATACAGTTGCTGTAAAGATTACAGAATCTAAGTCTTTCTTTAAAAAAGATATTTATGAGGCTGCACTTTTTGATAAACCGAATATTAATGCTACTGGTTCCAGTTATGACGAGGTGATTAGGAAGGTATATGAGAAGACGCTTGAGTATTTTGATTTTCTAAGTGACCAAGGTCTTGATATTCCTGAGCCGACTGAAATTAATTCAGTAACATTTAAAAAACGTGATAAAGATGTTTTTTTTCATGTCATAACAATTGATACATCAATCTATGCGGAAAAGACTGAAAAGATTAACGTTACAATTCCCATATCTTTAACACGAAAAATTGATGACTTTCTAAAAGATAAAGTACATAACTCAAATCTTTTCTCCTCTAGATCAGATTACATAACCAAATCTTGCCAAAGATATTTACCCTATGCGAATTATCTTGCCTCGCTCTACAATAATGAAGATTTAATAATTGCTCACAGATATCACGAAAGTAATACCACGAGAAATTGTCTTAATTTGCTCGACTATTTGAAGCTACCTAATTGTCAAGAAGTAATCTTATTTGCGACTTATCGTACACCTACTGATGGGTTTAGTAGAGATGACGGGCCTGAAACTAATTTGCCCCTCATGGGAGCAATTGCGAAAGTCCAATTACCAGGATTAAACGAGATTTATATTATTTTTGATGGACTTTTCCTAACCGCGCAAAGGAAGCCGCGCTACAATGAAGTAAAAGATGTGCTGGATACAGCTTTGGAAACAGATAAAACATCATTTATTCAATTATCAGTTCCATTTACTTCACAGTTAGATCCTGTGGAAGCAGTCAAAATATTAAGTGAATTTCCTAGACAGAAATTAACTAAGGAAACTCGACCTACTTTTTTTAATTTATTAAGTAATCTAACAGAAGAACAATATGTAAATTTTTAACCACAAAAAAGCCTCGCAGTCCGTGGAAAGAAAACGAGGCCTGTCATTGCATAGGAGCAACAACATGCGTACTTTAACACAAATTAATGTACCTTTTCATAGTGCTGATTTAGTAATTATTGAATTCAACAATCAGCCATTTACTGCCATGCGCCCAATTGTTGAAGGAATGGGCCTCACATGGCAATCACAATATGAAAAGTTAAAACAAAGATTTAGTTCAGTTATCACTGAAATAGTGACAACTGGAAAAGATGGTAAACAGTACAATATGGTTTGTTTACCTGTTCGTAAGCTTTTTGGATGGTTAATGACTATAAGTCCAAACAAGGTTAATCCCGAAATTCGAGATACTGTGATCATGTACCAGCAAGAGTGCGACGATGTGCTGTGGGAATACTGGACTAAAGGGCAAGCAATAAACCAACGCTTAACCATTTCTCCAGAACAACAAAATGCACTGCACGAGATAGTTGATCGCCGTGCAGGGAGGGATCGAAGCTTAAGAGCTTCAATGTGGATTCGTCATAATCGCCACTTTGGAATTGCTAAATATAGCCAATTGCTTTCAATCCATTTTGATGAGGCGAAGCAGTATCTTGAGCTCTTGCCGTTACAAGAGCTAGTTCCAGCTGAAACAGATACACTTAAACGTTTAGAAAAGTTTGTAGATAATCTCGCTGCTCGTTATCCAGCATTAGAAAACCCTCTTGCTTATGACATTGCACAGCAATTAGGTGAGGAGCTAAAGTATCAATCTCCAAAAGGACCTAAAAACTTTTGGATATCGATTCAAGAAAGCGGAGCAGTTTCTGTACAGCAATATTCACTACACCACACACCAGTTAATGTTGTGCAATTGCGTGAACGCTTTAATCAATTGTGGGATTTTCTTCATAAAGATGAGGTGCTTGAACTTGGGAAGGTTTTAAAACGCTTTCCTTTCGAACCTGTGAATCGATAAGGGCTTATCAAAATATAAAGATGTCTAAATAGGACTCCCCTAATAAAAAGCCAGCTATTAGCTGGCTTTTTTCATTTCACAAAATCTTGAATTGCTCTAGAGAGATTTTTAATAATTAATTCTCTTTCATAGCGAGAATCAAAAGTTTTTGGATTTTTTACATTGAGAACTTTCTGTTGAGCTAGTGTCAATGGAATCTTATCGTTTTTGTTATTAACTAGAGAATTATCGATATCGATTAACGTGTTTAACTCAGCAGTCTTTTGAATATTCAGCCACTGGATTTGAACATTCATTTGAGGAAAAGTAGCATTAAAAAAGGGTGTAAATTTTTTAGTAGAAATTGAGATTTCTTGACCATTATGTTTACTAACAATTAATTCATTTGTATTGCACAGTAGTGTGTCTGCATAAACTAAGTTATTGCCAAATTGTTGAATCTTATTTGGGTCAAGGGTGATCTTTTGACCTTCATAAACAAAATACATTTAAAAATTCCGTGTAAATAAATTAATGATGTTTCAGCCATTCTTTGTGGCCTATCATTCAGTTGTATCATTTAATTAGATGATATGTGTAGTATATTTTTAATTAAGTGCAATGCTTTGAAACTTGGATGGAACCTTTATCATTATTTAGGTTTTAGCAATATCAAAATAGCCTCATTGATATGAGGTTATTTTTCATGGGCAGTCTTAATCTTGCAGCTATAACAGCTACTTCTCCATACATTAAAAAGATCCAATCGGCATTAGAAAAAGCAACAGGCCAAACGATTGTTACACCAGAATTTCGCAAAATTAAGCGCGTTGCTGGTGTTAGCGTTTTACCAGTTGCATTTTTCTTTTCAGGTGGCGCTACGCTTACACTTTATATTCGTGCATTAGCGGATGTAGTGAAGGCCGAACTGAATGATAAAGTAATTGTTCTATCTGGCGATTTTAGTGATGACTATAAGCCAACATTTGAAAACGCCGTAAGTTGTGTTGCTAAACTTATCCGTGAAGCACAATCTAAAATCCAAGAACAAAATAAGCGTGAAAAAGTTAGCTTACCGCCGCGCCGTACTTCTGTAGATCAGAAAATTAAAGAAGTCGAAGAACAAGAGCAAAAGCTTGATGAGGATTTAGCTAAGCAAATAGCTCACCGTGACCAGCTGAAAGAACAAATTGAACATGCTAAGCAACAACTTGGTATAAGTTCGGAGGCTGGTCAATCCGAACTGGGAAAGCCTGAATTTGATAGTGCGAGTCCAATCAAATCAGTTACAGCAAATATCACACGTGGTAAAGCTGCAATGAACAAAGCCATTATGGAAAAAACCACAGTGCATAGAGCTATGTATCGTAATGATTTAGGCTGGGTGGATTTTGAGTATGGCAGTGATAAACAGGGTATTAAGCATATTATCAAGCGCCGTATGGAAAGTGATGGCATGACATATGATGAAGTTGTGCATATGCTTGTGGATACTATTGTGCAAACAATCGCTCAAGGTAGTACACAACGGCGTACAGAACGTGGATTATCTACAAGAATAAATATTGTATTTAATTCGCATGAAGCGTCATTGATTAAGCGAGAAGGTAGTAATGCATGGCTGCTTACAGCTTTTGAAGTGCATTAAAAAAAGCCCGGTAGTTAGAGATGGGTTGCGACATCTTCTAACCTACACTTATGACCCTATACGTTCTCGTGTCATAAGTGGAGCGGGCTTTGTATATATAATAATCCATGCATTTCTTATTTTCAAATATGGAACCATTCACGCTTACATATATACAAAAGCAATACCCTTAATACAGTTCTTATTAAGGGTGTTTTTTATGCAAATTCAAATCGGTATTGATATTGTCTTAATTCTTGCATTTTTAGCTTATCTTTCCGTTGTTACAGGATGGAATAGCAAGAATAAAGCTGCGTATATTAAACAATTCCGTCATGTGCCTATAAGCCTCTTATTTAAAGAAATCAGATATATGTATTTCATAAGTATGGCATGTGTATTGATCACTATTATTCTTGTTGATTGGCGAATCTATAACGTTGCTTCATATTTTGATGCATTAAGCGTTTCATTATGGATATTCATAATCTATTTCACCATTTTTTCAACTTACCAGATCGGCACTGCAATACTAGTAAAGCTTTTGATGATTTTCAGTAATAGAGCAACTTCCTAATGATCACATCTAAAACAATTTTAGACATGGTTGAGTACTGGCTTAATCATCCGGTTAATGGGAAGTATGGTTCTGACTTTGGTGCACCTCTTTATGATTTGCTAATGGCACCTTTAGACTCGAGGGTGGCAGATAGTTTTCTTATTAAGATGAAAAAGGATCTACCAATATTATCTGAGCTTAACTCTGACCAATTAGCCCTGTATTCACAAACCGAAGGATTTGAGACGGTTCATATTCATTTAAGCATCATGAATGTGAATATAGATCTTAACCAAGTAGCAGACCGATTGGGTAAATCAGTAACAGGTGAGACATATGACATTAACGCAAGCTGATTTTGAAGCCCAGCTCCAAGCAGCGATAGATGATTATGAGATTCAGGAACGCTATAAAGCTCAAGATCCACTTGTCGTTCACCAGCTGCGTTCTATGGCTAGTTTTTTGACTGCATTTGGTCCAGAAATCGATATTGCTTCAATTGAACCATTTACCAAAACACGTGACCGCTCAATTATTGCGGATGCTACAAATAAAGGCATTTTGCCTATAGGTACACCGTGTCAGCACTTAATAGAAATTATCAACCGGTCAACAAATGCTGTGAGCTTAAGTCAAGGGCGAATGATTGAGGACCATAGCGGCGGTAGAGTATGGCGGTTGCTTCAATCAATTACTGTTAAAGCTGGTGAGACGGCGGAAGTAATAGCAGAACAAAGTGAATACCGTGAAATTAAATATGTTGTACCAGTTACTGAAGGGTTCCATAAATATCGAATTGACCTTTTAGAGGACCTTTCACTTGCAAATATTTCGGTTAAGCAGGGCAATAATAACTATGTAATTAAGCCGCGCTGGATGAATGTTGAACCAGGTGAATATGCTGTAACTATTACTACAGATAATCTAAGAAGATTGTTTATTGAGTTTGGCGATTCTGAGAGAGCTGGTCGTACTCTGCAAGCCAATGAAACGGTAATAATTGGAATTCTTGAGACATACGGGGAAGTTGATGTTAATCGTTTAAAAGATGCGGCCTTACTTGATGTACTTACTAATGATGAACAGCGGGTATCAGTGCGTTTTAAAGCTGGTGGACTGATTAGAGAGGGCGTAGATCCGTTAGCTGTATCAGAATTACGTTTATTATCAAGCTATCCATCACTTTACGATGAAGATGCGGTATTTCTCGGCAACTTTGACTATGCAGTCCGTAAAAAATTTATGAAACGGGCACAGTTTATTTCTGTCTGGAATGAAACGTTGCAAGAGCAACACTTTGCCATTACATACCGCGACATAAATCATTTAAATCTTGTGGTGGTTGCCAAGAACCCAGCTGAACAAGCAACGTTAGAACAAGATATCTGTCGGTATATTGGTTATTGCGATAACTTGTATGAAGGTAAAGTGAATGTACATGAAGTTGTAGAAAAGCCAATTGAAGTAAAAATTAAAGGCTCTTTGGCTTCTGTACATAACACAGATATGGTTAAGACACAGATCAAAGAATTACTTGTAGAACGATACGGGCGTGAATCATTGAGCTCAAGTCGTTGGCTGGTTAATGGCTTTAATACGCAAGAAATGGGGAAGCTGATTAATGACAATATTGTGGCTTTCCAAGACCGGATGAGTGACTTTACCATTATGCTTTCAAATGAGTTGAATAAGCCTAATGAGTGGGTGTATGTGACAAAAGACAGCATTACTGTTGAGTTGGAACGCACCGCTGATATTTCGGGGGCTACATGGACCCTATAAGCTTTACTCGGCCTATCGATGAACAATATGTGAGTACGGGCTTGCAAACCGCACTTGCTAAAGCATTTAAACAAGTATTTGCACAAAACTTTGAACAGTCCATACAAGATTTATTGGATTACGGTTGTCCTCATATCGGTAGTAAAACAGTTGTAGAACGGTTCTCTAAACAAAACGGACTTGTTGTATTACGCCGAAATAACACCTCTGACACGTTAATGCGAATTATCTATGCCAATTGGAGCAGCATGGGTAATAAAAGAGGATTAGCGTTTTTAGAGTTTGTTTTACGAATGTTGTGGGGGAAAGATCATTTTCAGATTATCCGGCTATGGCATAGCTTGGAAAAGCTAAAAGAATATCCAGCCTATTTGTCTGATTTTGAAAAGCCAAATTACTTCTTAACAAGTCGGATTAGAATTGTTTTAGATAAAACTGTTGATGCAAATGAAGTGGTAGAGCTGTCACCGATATTACGCCGTTTAGTACCAGCCAATATTGTCGTTAAAGTTCACTCAATGGCATTTGATAGAGATTTAGGCACCACAAGCTTTGCAGCGGCAATAGCAGCTAAGCCTTATGCAGTCTATAACTTCCTTTAATTCAATTGGAACTGTTGAGTTAGCGCTCAAATACAAAATGATTTCATAGTCCTGTTCATTAGTTCAGGACTTTTTTATATGCAACAAGCTCAAGACAATGTTTTAGTAGGAATCGCAGAACCTATCAATGGTCAGGGAGAAAACTTATTAATTGATCATTTCTTAGGATATGCTAGCCATGAATTAGAACCACAAGAAATTGATAAAGTTATTAAAGGGGAAGTGGTTGAAGGCATTACGGAATATGCTCAGGGCCATTACTATAAGATTTCAGCAAATCCTGAAAACCAAAATGCAAAAGATTTTGAAATCAGTATTCATTTTCAAGATGGCCCAATTCCAGAACATGGGGTGAATGGGGTTACTAGTGAAGCATTGTTAAAAGTACTTATTCACCGTACTAAAACCTTGGATGAAAAATTTCCGAGTGAGTTCAACAAACAAGCCATTATTTATATGGAAAGTGCGCTAGAAGAATTTAATAAACGTACAGCTGAGCGCCGTGCTCGTGGTGTTGAAGGCACTCTTGTTAAGTAATTGGGTGAAGTATGCGATTAAAAATCTTTTGTAGAAAACGTGCTTGTTCTCAATTAATTGACTTATCTCAAATGGATTGTTTGCAAGTCTCCGAAAGTGAACATCGAGGAGGCATGGTCCATGAGCGCTTTTATGATGTTTTTATTTCTCTTAAAAGTGGGTACATCTTTGATGCAACCATTGAAGATAAACAGCATGACAAGCTATTGGAATTAATTGAGTTTGATCAAAAGATTTGATTTGGAACTGATTAAATTTCAACTATAGAACAACTGAAACAATAGCCTCAATCACAGCATTGGGGCTTTTTTATGGCTAGCAAAAATAGAAAGACAAAAGTTCTATCTTACAACTTACATGACCGATGCCGTAAATTTACCGGTGTTGATCGAAGTAATGTCGATGTAGATGCAATGGTCAACTTGATCAACAGTGACCATGTACAAGAAATGGTTGCTACTAATTCATTACAAGGTTTTTACGGTCATCAAATTCGACAGCGCTATGGTATGGTGCCGCCTGAAACGGTGATCATTAAAGGTAAAGTTGTATATCTTTCACGGGCATTTAAAACAATTGAATTACGTGCGTCAAAGGATGGAACAGTTGAACACCGAGAAGAGTTTTATGATAACGAGCCTGGTGAGATCGCATTACAAGATTATAAAGCCCAAGCGGGTGGTTTTAGCACATCAGTCAATTACAAGAATGTCGGTGGCCGTTTAATTCCAACGGGTTTTTTTGGTTTTGATTTCGTTGCACAACCAAATTATGCAAGTAATGTAGGTGATGGTCAGTTATTTGATGGATTATTTGTTCCTGAAGAGCCAGAAGGTGTTGTTTCTTGCTTTGATAGCGCAACAGATATTTCACAGTTATCACAGCCCGAAATTATTATTGCCCAATTACTTGAAGATCAAATTTTACAGACATACGACAATATCAATAGTCAGCTGCATCTATTAACCGAGTTAGGAAATGCTCAAGGATTAGTGGGTGAATTATCAGAAAAAGTTGATAAACAGAAACGCTTGCAACAACTTAGAGAAGAACGAAAAAAAGAACTCTATACGGGTATGGTAAATCCTGTGAAGAGTTTTGATTCAGTACAACAACAAGCTGAACAAATCATTCAAAGTTTGGACAATCCAAACGTAAAAGAGAAACCTAAAAAGCCGAAAAAGTCTTTTGGCAGTATCTTTAGTGTATGGGGGTAATAATGAATTACCCCAACGATTCGCTTAAATGCATCCAAAACGCTTGGTATAAGCAGCTTGTCAATTTTCGTGCTTGGTATATGCCTGAGACCCAATTAACGGCTGACTGGAAGTTGAGAGCCATTGGTAACGCTATAAAAGCATGTCCGTCACGGATGATGGACGATTCAGAAGCAATGCTTTCTGAATATAGAAAAAGCCAGAAGCATGAGGAAGAATCCAAAGTGATTTTACCTGTAATGCTTACTGCAACAGCGTTAACTGACCAACCCCCTGATGTAAATCAATTACTACCAGTGCCTGATTTTATTGAAACGGTCATTGATGAGAAACGGGTGAAGGTTCGTCTGGTGCCGACAACTGTACGTGCTCAAATCGCTTTCTTTGCCACCAATCCCAATGATCTGCGTTCAGTCATTGGGCAGTTTTGCGCATACATGTCTAGCAGCGATAACCGCCGTTTTAATGTGCCATTTCAGCAATGGAATGATCATGTTGTTAATTCAACATTCACTGTTTTTGAAAATGAACTTTTTCCATCACCAGTCCCAAGCGAAGCAATCAATCTTTCTATCTCAACTGTAGATATTCAGCTTGTGGGTTATACACCTAACGTTATCGGTTTCGGTGGTCCATTCGACAACAACACAGGTAATGGCTATGAACCTGACGGCTCAGCAACGGAACAGCCCGCAATCAACGACAAAGTTGTAGTGCAAGCTGATCAGTACACATCACTCGATCACCAGCGTGTGAAGGGTGATAGAGAAACAGGTGAAATTACAGTTGAGCGTATAGATGACTGACTTAATCGATAAGGCACAAGAAAGTGCTGATTATTTATTGCAGCAAGAAATTGCAAACCGATGCCGTTTTGAAGGCGAATCTGAAAAAGAATGTGTTGAATGTGGTGAAGAAATACCAGAGCGCCGCCGTGCTTTAGGTGGCGTGAAATTCTGCATTGAATGCCAAACCAAGTTAGAACGCAAACGGCGCTAAGGATAAATGTAATGTCTGGAATTATTCGTATAGACAGCCGTGTTGCTGGGTTTTCGGATCAACCAATTCGACTTATTGGAGCGGCATTTGCTGATACAGGTGAGCTTGTTATTCAAAAAACAGCTGTTTATTCAAATTTGCCCGTACCAAGCGATTTAAGAGATCAAACAGTTGTAGTAACTGACTCACCGGATCAAGTACAGAATTGGCAATTAAGTTTCAATGCTAAAGAGCACTTAGAAGAAGTGATTTCAATTTACCAAGCTCGTTTCAGAGCAAAGTTAATTGAAATTGAGCCGAAGCTAAACCAGTACAACCCTAAAAACGTACTTGAAATCCGTAAGGTCGATAAAAACGGCCTTCAGCAAGAATTTGATAGCAGCAGCTTAAACAATGGACACATTGCAATTCTATTAGCTGTTTGGGCTAGTACGAAAATTGCCAAAGGCTTTTCAATTACTGAAGGGAATCAGTTTGAAGAAGATGCTGTAGATCCAACAATGCTTCCTTTTTCAATCTTTTAAGTAATGGTGTTTTTACGGTATGGCTTTGGCACCATTAAAAGAAATTCCCGAATGGTGGGAACTTTGTGAGCGTTATCGATACGACATCTATGCTTTCGCCGTAGAAGCATTAGGTGTCGAACCCACATGGCAACAAGAATTACTTTTTGAATCTATTGCATTTGATGGTAGCCGTACTTCAGTAGCATCGGGGCATGGTTGCTTTGGTAAAGGGACTTTAATCAAATTAGCCAATGGGGAATTTATCCCAGTTGAGCGTATTAATCTAAATCATAAAATTCTTGCTGCAGATGGTAAGACAGAACTAGATGTAATTAAAACAGTAACCGGTTATCAGGAAATGTTCCGGTTTGAATATGAGAATGGTAAAGCTCATACATTCAATAAATCACATATTCTTTGCTTAATTTCTTTATACGATGGTAACGGGTGGTCAAAGGGCGACAAGATTGAATTGCTTGTTTCTCAATATATGAACCTTAAACCTGAAAGTAGGGAACAGTTTGCATCTTATAGGCTTATAGATGGGGAACATAAGCCTTTAAAAATTACATCGGTTACTGAGCTAGGTGAAGGTAAATATTACGGTTTTGTACTCGATCCAGATCCATTTTTCTTGGGTGAAGATGACTTAGTACTTCATAACACTGGTAAAACGGCCAGTGCCGGTATTGTTGCCTTATGGCATCTCTTGTTTTTTGATGAATCCATCATGATGTTTACTGCTCCGCAGATTGGGCAGTTAAAGAAACAAGTGTGGAAAGAAATCAGTATCAATCTAGCACGATTGAAGCAAGGGCCTTTGGCTTGGCTTGCTGATTATGTTGGGTACCAATCTGAACTTGTATACATCAAAGGCTACAAAGAAAAATGGTATGTCTTTGCGAAGACAGCACCAAAACATCAACCTACAAACTTAGCAGGTAACCACGGCGATAACTACATGGTCTGGGTCGATGAGGCCAGTGGTGTAGATGATGCCGTACTTGATGTAGCATTTGGTGCCTTAACGCACGAAGACAACCGTGCAGTAATGACCTCTCAGCCTACCCGTAACGCGGGGATGTTCTATGAAACTCATCATAAGTTAAGTCATCGAGCAGGTGGGGTATGGATTGCTCTCACATTTAATGGTGAAGAGTCACCACTAGTTAGTAAGCAGTCCTTAGAAGAACAACGGCAAAAATACGGAAGCAGAGAAGATGCCCAGTATAAGATTCGTGTTCTAGGTGAATTCCCAGACTTATCAGACGAGTTCTTAATTACCAAGCGTCAAACTGAAGAAATGTATGTTGGCGCCAGTATTTTTGATGACCATCAATTCGGCTATGTCATTACGGTTGACGTTGGTGGTGGTGTCGGCCGTGACGATTCAGTAATTGTTGTTTCTAAAGTTTGGGGTGAATCGCAATGGGGAGAGCGCGCACGCCGTGTAGAAGTTGTAGATATTCCATTATGCAAAAACAGAGATGATATCTTAGAACTATTTGCAAAGATTAATGAGCTACTTTTACAGTACCCAAATGCTAACTTAGTTGTAGATGATAACGGGGCGGGTAAAGGTTTAGGCCAATACCTTAAAAAGCAAGGTATTTTCTACGTTCCTGTTTATTGGGGCTCACAATGTTTTAGTAATGACAATAGAAAAGAGTTTACAAATAAAAGGTCATTAGCTTATGTTGGCTTAGCTCGAGCAATCGCAAGTGGCCGTTTTAAAATAAAAACGAAGAAACACAATGTGAAAATTAAAGATCAGTTAATCCACGTTCCATACCGTTTTGATGACTTTGCTCGTTATAAAATCTTAAGCAAAGACGAAATGAAACGGATGGGAATTAAATCACCGGATATTGGTGATGCTTTTGCCTTCTTATTCTTAGAAAACGTTCATTACACTGAAGCTTACGAAACTGTAAATGTCACTGACGATACACCAGAAGGCCGTGAACAAGCTGAACGTAAGTCAAGATTCAGTGCTTTAAGAGAAGCTGCCGAAAAAGAAAATGATTAGTTTTGTGGAACTGCCCCCCACCGAACCTTTTTGCCGTAACTACCATAGATCAATAAATCATATGGGTGGGTTATGGCTATTAATTTCTTTTTAACTGACGCAGGTCGGAATGCATTAAATAAAGCAGGCGATGTTGCTAGCTTTGGTGGGGAGCTTACTCATCTTGCTGTTGGTACCGGCAAATTTGATGCATCAGTTGAAGCGAAAAACCTAACTTCTCTTAAAAATGAATTAGCCAGATTTTCGCTTAATGGTGGTGGTGTAGACACAGAAACTGGAACTTTGCGTTTTGTGATGAGTATTGAGCCAACTTTAACAATGGAAGTGTTTGAGTTAGGTATATATCTATCAGATGGCACTTTACTTGCAGTGGCGTCAACTACAGAAGTTCAATCAATCATGTCACTGCATGCAAACGTGGTTGCTATCGTTACTTTTGGATTTGTTTTAACTGACGTTAATTTAAAAAATGTAACTATAAAAATTGATCCAAATACTCCAATTGCAGTGATGTTGATGAACCAGCATAGTGCAGATGAAGATCCACACCCACAATACGGCGCGTTAATTCGTAAGCTCATGACTGAACATAATCAGCATGAGGATCCGCACCCCCAATATGCATTTGAAAAAGATGTAAAAGCCAAAGACGATGATTTACAACAACAGATTGATGATCTAGATCTTAGTTCCAAAAATTTGTTACAGCAGTTAATCGATTTCAAGAAAAACTTAGATGCTCAATATCCAAAATTAATTGGAGCAGGTGTAAATATTGGTAGCTCAGCCACAGTTGAACTAGGTGGCAAAGTTACTGATTTACGTGATTCAAAGTATGCAATCTATTTAACACCAGAAAGCCCACATGAAGCATGGAAGCTTACCCGTGCTGAAAAGGGTTTTTCATATGAAGTTTGGGACCGCTCAGGTCAAAACCGGATAGGGTATTCAGGTACTGTGAATTGGTCCGTTGTTCAGGTAGCTGCAGAAACACTAAACGATGGAAACGGCGATTACACAGTCCCAGGTGTTTATATCATTCCAATTCAACCGAAAGAACAAAAAGAATTCATTTTGGTTGGTGCTGGTGGTGCTGGTGGTGGCAGTGTCTGGGAGTTAGGAGCATTGGCACATGGGACCAGTGGAACAGATACACGCTTACGTTTAAATGAACTTGATTTGGCGGTTGTTGGCGGCGGTAAAGGCGGTACCAGTGGTCAGTGGTCGAATGGTAGTGCTTTCTCAAATGGTGCTGGTGGTTTAGCAGGTGTAATCACTGTGACATCAAACATAACCGAAATTTCACGCAAGCTTGGTAACGCTGGTACAGCTGCAAACCAAACAAACCACAAAGGCGGCGCATCAGTAAGTCCAGTATCAAACTGGGGTGCTGGTGGTGATGGTGCTAATGGTGTAGGTGATGATGGCTGGGCACTTGGTGGTGGTGGTGCAAGTGGTGGTTTACTCATTTGCCGATATGTGAATTCAACCGAAAAAACTCAGTATATGACTTTAGTTGTTGGTGAACCTGGTGTTGCAACCGAAAGTAATGGTAACACTGGTAAAGCAGGTACTGGTGGCTTTGCTCGTGTAAGTACTGTTAAAGCTTAAATAGGTAAAACAGTATGAGAAATGATTATCGAAATGCTATTAGAGACTTAATTCACCGGAATCTTCAACAAAATAATATTCAGAATCTGATTGTTTGGGAAATCAAAGACGATGAATCTCAAGATCCATCACTGTTGAGTTTGAAAATATATGGTTCAAGAAACCATATTGATGCAGTACTTGTGGCGTGTGGTGTGAACGGCGTTTGGGAAAAGTTACCTCTTAATAAGGTGGCTTTTCCAAGGCTTGTTGATCTTTTAAGACTTCAAAAAGAATACTTGCAGGATAATTAAAATGTCAGCATTCAAGCCAGATGATTTACGCCGTGCCCAGCTGCAATTAAACCAGTCTTTGCAAAATGGTGGAGTTCGTAGAGATCAACAGAGCCGCCAGCGTGCAGATAGAGAACAGCGGGCATTTGCAGAAAAAGAAATTGAATATGATGATTGGGGACGAAAGATCCCTAAACCTATGTTCTTGCGACCACAAGATATTGCCCAAGGGGAAAAATATGATGTCGAAAGGGTACTTTTTACAACATTAGGTCAGCGAAATGGAGAAGTACCACGGCGTATTACCCGTGATGATATCTTGGCATTTCAGGAAAACATTCAACTATTAAAAGATCAGTATAGTAAGGGTATTACCCCTCAAAACATCATTAATTTAAGCCGACAAGACGATATTGACCGGGCAAATGAGCAAATCTATTTGGCGGTTCCAGTAAGCAGAAAAGCTGGATTAGTGCACTTACTTACGAATGCCGGTCCAAATAGTAAAGTCTTAAATCATCACGTTGAGATTGAGTTTTCAAACTTTAAATCTGTCGTATTTGATATCGACAAGCAGGCATTAACCACTGTTAAAAACCGCTTAGCTAAAGGCAAAATCAAATTTCAGTGTGACTGCGAACGTCATACGTTCTGGTACCGCTATATGGCAACTATTGGCGGCTACAATTTGGGACGTGATGAGGGCGGCTTTCCGAAAATACGTAACCCGCATTTATCCGGTGTGGCTTGTAAGCATGTATTGCGGGTTGTTAAGTGGATTAGTTCACCAGCAGGGATTGCCTACCTTAAAAAGGAAGTAGAGAAAGACCGTAAGAAACAAGTAGGTGCACGGTATAAGCAAACAGATAAGCAAATACAGAATTCAATTAACGAGCAAGTAATGGATTTGATGAATGGTTCTGTTAAGCCAATCAAAGCCAATATCCAAAAAGCAGAAAAAGAAATGATGCGTAGAGCTGATAAAGTTGCCAAAAAGCTCTTAGAACGCGAATTAAAAACCCTCAAACGTTTTGAAGTGGAAACTGTTAGAGCAAGTCAAATTGAAAGAATTCAAGCCTTACATAAATCAGGCGCAATCGACAATGACATGTTAAATGTCTTTATGAAGGGTTTAAGTCGAAATGCTAAATAGATCAGTAAATCAAGTTGCAAATGGACGCCGTTTAGCAGCTAGACGTGTTGTGATGAATGCTCTAGCAAGTATTCCCGCGCAAATTTGGCGAAAAGAAGTAGTTTTCAATAATCCGGCTGAAGATTCAAAACCTTTAGATCCTCTTTCTTTTGAAGCGAACACTTTATCGATTCAAGACGAACCCAACTACAAGTATGAATATAAGGGCGCTGCTTATGTTCATTTCGATAAATTTAATGGTGGTTATATTCAAAAGAACTTCTCAATGAATAACCCATCTGACTTGGTGCTAACCGCTCAAGTAGAGACATTCAATGAAGAATTGGATGATGTTTTGGAAAGGATAATCAACATCCCTGACTTGATTCTTAAAGAAGGTGATCTTTTAGGTTTAATGATTTATGAAAACCTAATGTTGTGGTTTGAGATTGTAAATATTACTGGTTTTAGCCTCATGGCAGATTTTGGCAGTAAGTATGTTTTAAACCGTAGAGATGATTTGTTTATTTCACCTATAGGTGATGGAGAAACTAAATGAGCTATTTAATTTTCAATGAAAAAGGTAAAAAGACAGGCGACATTGAAATGGCTGAACAATGTACTTCTGCAATATTCAATTACCAGGTAATCGGGAACGGGGCAGAAGTAGAGTTTTTCGGAAGCAATATTCCATATGCAGATCCGCAAAACGATTCTCACTGGGTGTCTATTCTTACATTAACAGCTGCTGCGCCCGATACTGAACCGTTTAGACAGCATTGCTGGGATAAGCTCCGTTATAAAGTGAAAGCAGGTGATAATGTGGAGATTTATGTTTCAAGTGGTGTAAGCGGATAGCTATATAAATAAAGGGCTGAGATGGTCCTTTAGCTACATTTTCTTTGTCCTCAATTTTGGGGACTTTTTTATGTTTGGAACCGACCAGTTTTAGTAAAAATACGCCATGTCAGACTTTCTGCATCTTACATAGAAAGCCAAAGGCTGGTTTAAAATGACTGTGTTAACAGAAGAAATTCGTAAAAAGTATGATGCTCAACAACTAGCTACTGTTCAGTGCCGAAATTACTATTTCAAAAGTCCTGAAGAGCTTGAAAATGGGTTTGACAGTGCTCAAACAGCGGCAGATGAGTACCCAGAAGTATTAAAAGCAATTTTTGATTCAATTGGTATCGAATATGCGCCAGAAGTTGATAAAGCTGTGATGTTTGGGGTATCACAATATCAATCACGTCATGGAGGTGAATTACCACATCCTTCAATCATTGCAGCTGCATTAACTGCTGGTTTAAGTGGTGCGAAACAAGCAGCTGCTTTGCCTGCCGAGACCCTTAGCTATTACGATAGTATTAATGAATCTGGTTTTGATGATGTAAATCACCAGCATCATGAATCTGTAAGCATCGTTCCAGCAATTACAGTTGCTACTATCGCCAACGTTATCGCTTATGCAACACCTATCGTTGCTATGATTCCCAACTCAAATGGCTCAAATGAAGTACCGATTGTATCTATTCGCTTTATCACCAACCGTGATTTTGGTGCAATGAAGAAATCAGAATACTTAGATGGTGCAAATGCTTCTAAGCCTTATGTTGAAGGACGATTCCGTTTTGCATTGTCTAATGGTGGCGCAGGTGCAACTTATACTGTGACTGCACGAACTGGTTATGAAGACTTCAAGGCTAAAACACCTGACGCCAAAGCGAGTTTATTGCCATTTATTGCGGGTAATGTATCTATTAAGATCAATGGTAAAGAAGTTGCGCATACTCGAAATCGCAGTAAATCAAAATTTTCAGGCAAGATTTCTGCTATTGCTGAGAAAGACGTAGTAGTAAACGGCGTTGAATATCGTGTAGTTGGTAGCGAAATTGACATTTCAGCTAGCAAAATTAGCGTGACATTAAATGAAGCATTACCAGCTGGTGCGAAAATTGAAGTTCATCTTGTGGCGGATTTTGATGCGCGTGATGGTAATGATAACTATCTATTAACCCCAGTTGGTGTTGATTTCGAACCTGAATATGAAACATTGATTGCGTCACCTATCATGGCACGGGTAACAGCTTCAACACTATTACAATCTCAGTTAACTAACGAACTTAAGCTTGGTTTTCTGGGTCAGGCTTTAGCAATTGTTCAAGGTAAAATCTTCTTAGAACAAACTGTACGTTTATTAGGTGAAGCAAAAGATTTAGCTGAATACTCCGCTCGTGAAGTTACTTTTGATGCTTCTCGTGGTGTGACTGGAAAATTAGCAGCTGCATTTAATACTTCAGGTGACTTGTTTGCGGAAGTAAATAAATTTATTGCAGCTGCCAAATTGGATATTAACCAACGTACTGGTGGCTCTACCGTAGCATTTGACTTATATGTTGGCGATACTGGGTCAGTATTCTTTAATCAACTGTCAAGCGACAAGATGCCAGTTAAAACCGGATACACTGCTGGTTATGGTCAAATTGTCCGTATTGGTACTCTTGCAGATGGTACAAACGTTTACCACGCACCGACAGCACAAGAGCTTGTAGCTGAAGCAGATACAGCGTTTGATATGCTTTTAGTTGGTCGTGGTAATGAGCCAATTCGTGCGCCGTTCGTTGGCTTTATTCAAACGCCTCTTTCAGTTATTGAAACTCGACCAGATGCGCGTGAATCAGTACTTACTTTAATCGGTGCTCAAGCAGCCGAAATGAACCCGTTAGAACGTTATGCTGATCAAAGCTATGTCATCCACTGTATCAATATGCCATCTCTCAAAAATTCGTAAGTAAAACAGATAAGGGCGCATTTCGATGCGCCTTTTTACCCTATTTATTGAAAGGAAAATCTCATGGCTGCTGCAACACAAAACACTGACGAAACTTTAGCTTCAACTGACGAACAAGCGACTACTAAACAAAAAAACACACGTAATAAAACCAATAAAACTACAGAAACACAGAATACCCAAGCTGGTGATGAAAAAGCTTCAGACCAAGGTGATTTGTTAAATAGCCAAGGTCCTGAAGACGGCGCATCTCAAGATGAAGGTAATAAACCTACTGATTTGAAAAATGGCGATTCAGATAATGAAGAGTCCAATACTCAAGAAAATGGAAATCCAACTGAAACATCGAATGATTCTGTCAAACCTTCAAATGATCTAGATTCAAATGGTGGTAAGTCTGGTGATGATGTGGGGACGGAATCGGATCATGTCCTTAAAGAAACTGATACTTCTAAAGTTAATACTCCCATTACGGATTTGTTAACAGTATCAGGTGGGAGTAGCGTGGATCCGCTAGTTATTAAAGTTACTAATAACGGATTTTCAACAGTTTTAGAACCGTTATCACGTGTTGCTATTGAGGCAGGTAAAACAGCAAGTATTACGTGTCATAACCAAACATTTAAACATCAAGTACTGGAAAACTTACGTCAGTTGAAGGGGCTTGGTAAGAATCTAACTGTTGAGTAACAAGATGACTATTTTCATTATTGATGGCACGAACCCAATTATGGATGCTGTTGGTGATCATCCTACTGAACGAAGTATTACACTTCAAAATAACGGTTTAAGTGACATTACCGAACCATTTACGCAAGTTTTGGTACAAGCTGGTCAAAAGGTCACATTCACTTTGATCGGTGACGAAGCTCATAAACAATTGCTAGATAACCTAGATCAAATTAATGGCTTGAAAGGTAATGTACTTCAAATTGTACCTACTGAGGCAGAAGAGCCTACAGAACCTGCTAGCGGATTATAAAATTTAGGAAATGAAAAACCACTTTCGAGTGGTTTTTTTACATTGGAACTAGCCAGAAAATCAAAAAAGCCAACGGCTCAAAATACTTAAAACAAATAGCCTTGGGCGTGTAATGTAATGAATATACTTGCTCTATCAAGTACAGGTGAGCTATCCCTTGTAGCAGGGGCCAGCCCATCACTAAAACTGGAATTTGATACTCACAGTTATCTTGCAAATACAGAAATCAATGTGGCCTTTTTTGCGAAAGTAACTAGCCCACGCGGTCCTGCAGATATTTCTATGCGTTTGGAAATCCGTGATGCGGTAACAGGTGATCAAATTGTTACTGTTCAGGGATTAGTAGATGGAGACATTGAAAATTCTGCTTCTATTGTCGCTGTAGCTGATGCGAAAGAATATTTTGAGCGTTTTGATTTATCGTTAGGTATTGATGCGTTACAAGCAATACTCAAATCAAATGCTTATAACGAATCAAATAGCTTAGGTCGTGCTTCAAAAACATTGGCATTGGAAGATGAATCGTTACCATCATTTAATCCAGATGAACTATATAAGATTCTGACGAGTCAATTAAGTACACCAGCATATCTGACTTTACCAAATCCTCATGATTTACCAATTTATGTTGCGGCACAACGTGCAGCTACAAAGTTACGTATTCCTTTGGATGCTGAAATCAACCCAACTTTTACAGCTGAGCAAGCAGCTCAATTTGCGACAAGTGTAGATGCACAATCACAGTTTGTTCAATTCATTTGGAGTCCGAACCTATGCCGTCCATCTGGTGCTGTCACACTAAGAGGGCGTAAGGTCCCAGCTTATTATTTGGGCCATTACATCGGCGATAAATTATTACGTAACGCAAAGTTAAATAAACAAGGCTTTGCGCCGTTAAAAAATGCAGTAGCTTGGAAAGATTATCCATTTACAGCAAAAAACTTAAGCCAGATGCCGAATATTGATCTTGAAGATGAACAGACTCAAGAAATGTTGGCAAAGGCTAAAGTAAATGTAGTTCGCCCAGTTAAGTTTGAAACTACATTATTCGTTTTAAGTGATGTATTAACCCAGTATCAAAGTAAAAATAGTGCATTGCGTTTAGTTCCTGCAGCTGAGATTGCGGCACGAGTTACGAATAAATGTATCGAAATCCTTAGAACTTACATGTTCCAAGCTACACCGGACTATATCAAAAAAGCTGGTGATGAAATTCAAGAGTTTTTAGAGGGTGCTTCTAGTGAAACAACCGGTTGGTTACAACCGGCTGAAGATCTAGGTGGTAAACCTTTTGAGTTCAGTTTAATACCTGACAAAGACTATCCATATGAGCGTGTACGACTCTATTTAGCCCATGGAGTTGTTGGTACAACTCGTGCCGCAATTTTTGATGACGACGTTTTAGTTAAATAATTTTAAGGATCTATCAAGATGAATCCATTTGGCCCAACTACAGAAAAACCTTTAGCTTTACGTGCTTTTGATTCAGCAGCGGAGAATATTTCTACCGTTGTAAGTAAGGTTTCAAGTACTGATCGAGAACAGCAATCTGTGATTGAACAAGTACGACAAATTGCTCTGAACATTCTATCTGATACGGTAGATACAATCAGTGAAGGTAAGCTTGAAGAAGGTGAACTGGGCGTTGATCATTTAGACGCATTAATTGTCGATGCATTAGATGGTGCAGATGATGAAGACGGTATCTATGAAAACGCTTTGATGGCGTCTCTTTCCGATGCTTTCTTAACATTTGGCGTTGACGCTACTGATATTGAAGAGATCTTTAGTGATGATACAGAAGTTGCTGATGCGGCGTTAGAAGCAGCAGCCAATACAGTTCTTGCTAATATGCCAGACGAAGGCCCTGAACTTGAAGAACTGGTTCGTGAGTTTATTTTCGGTGAAGCAGATGAAACTGAAGAAGGTTTCGATTCAATGGCTAAAAAAATTAAAGCTCGAAATGGAGCATTTAGCCAACGGAAAGTAAATGGGCGAAAAATTCACTACCGTGGTGTGCTGGCTATTCGTCAAGGTGTCAAAACCGTTGTGAATAAACGATTACCTGGTCAAAAGGTCCGTTTAACTGCAGCACAAAAAGCTGGTATGAAAAAAGCTCGACTTCATGCTTTTACTGCAAATGCAATCAACAAGCGTTTACGTTCATTCAAAAAAGGTAAACGCTTAGGTATTTACTAATTACTCATAGGTAAGGTCATTTTTGGCTTTACCTATAATCCATTTAATTAAGGAAATACTCATGAATACAACTCAAATCATAGGTGAAGCGCCTGGTATTCAATATCAGAAAAAAACTGATAAAACAGAAATAAAGACCAATCAATCATTAACTGACACAATTATTATTGGTCGTTTTATGCGTGGGCGTTTTGATGCACCGATGACAATACATAAGGGTAATATCCGTGGTGAACTTGGTTATGAACCAAATAATCCTGATTATCGTTGTGTCCAAGATGCGCTAGATCGGGGTGTACCTTCATTACAGGTTCTGCGAGTACCACCAAATATTGGATAAGTTCTAAAAAGAAAGCCAGCTGTATAGCTGGCTTTAATATAAGGGGAGTTCCAGTAGGAACGTCTTAATTTAATGATATGCCCTTTCAGTTCACAGGTTCAAAAGGAAAGCGTTTTAATACTTTGCCAAGCTCAAGTACTTCATCCTTATGAAGAAACTCCCATAGCCCATTAAACTTTTCGCGTAGTTGCACGACATTAATGGGCGTGTGGTGTAGAGAATATTGCTGTACTGAAAGAGCGCCGTTTTCCTGAATCGAAATCCAGAAGTTTTTCGGACCTTTGGGAGATTGATACTTTAGCTTCTCACCTACATGCTGTGCTATTTCATAAGCTAGCGGATTTTCTAATGCTGGATACCGTGCAGCGAGATTATCTACAAATTTTTCTAAACGTTTAAGTGTATCTGTTTCGGTTGGGCCTAGCTCATGAAGTGGTATTGTCTCAAGATACTGCTTCGCATCATCAAAATGGATTGAAAGCAATTGGCTATATTTAGCAATTCCAAAGTGGCGATTATGACGTATCCACATAGAGGCTCTTAAACTTCGATCTTTTCCTGCACGACGATCGACGATTGCATGTAAAGCATGCTGTTGTTCAGGTGAGATAGCTTTTCTATGATTGATTACTTGGCCTTTTGTCCAGTAATTCCATAAGACATCATCACATTCGTTTTGGTACATGATGACAGTGTCACGAAGTTCAGGTTTTACTTTGTTAGGACTGATGGTGGTGAGCCAAGCAAGAAGTTTTCTTAGTGGTAGACAAACCATTTCCTGTAAGTCGCCAAGAGTAGGTATAACGATTTTCGTTATACCCCATCGTTGAGGATTGGCATTCAGTTTTGCTAATTGAGACTGCCAAGCTAACCCCATACCCTCAACAATAGGCTTCATGGGTGTATATGGCTGACCATCATGTTCCACCAAGTACAACTCAGCATTGTGGAAAGGTACGGTGATTTGAGTTAAAGTAGTCATGTCTAATTTCCTCTTAGAGATTGGATATAACCCCTTGTTTACTTTGATCGGTACAAGGGGTTCTTTTTATCAAGACCATATCCTGTCCTGATGAGTTAAATATAACAACTATTAAATATAATAGCAATTACGAGTATTAATAAAATTATATTTAATAGCAATTGTTCTTGTGATACACTGAACTAAATATTTTTTGGTATATCGTGATGGTTGAAAAAAACAATGTCGCAACTTTGCGAGAGCAAGCTGGTATGACAGTTTATCAATTAGCTAAACAATGCGGATTTATATCAAATAATCATGTGCTTAATAGGTATATAAAAGATGCAGAAGCAGGAAAACACATCAGTGTTTATCGTGCCTTACTCATTTACACCGAACTAAAAAAAGCTGGTGTATGCGAGAAGTTTGAAGATGTCTTTTGGCTTGAATGTGATGATAAAGATATCGAAAACTAAAATATTTTTCTTGTGGAGTTGGAACTAACTAACTTCTAAGCTTTCCTCATTGTAAATAATGGCTTTATTCAATGAATAGGGTCATTATTATGTCCAAAGCTTTAGCTTATGCACCGGCAGTAAATACAGCTAGAACAAAGTTGCCCAGTACTGAATCAGATCCTTTCTATTTTAGGCACATTACAAGAAAATCAGTTATTATGAAAATCATAACAACTTGATTAACTATTTGTTTTAACTTAACAAACTGAGAAGCCCAATCTAAGCCAATGCCATCAACGATATGCTTCATGGGTGTGTATCGGGGTGTACCTTCAGTACAGGTTCTGCGAGTACCACCAAATATTGGATAAAAAGCTGATTTAAAAAGCTACCTTTTAGGGTGGCTTTTTTATTAAGACCTATTAAGTGGTTGTTAAACAGGTCTTGAAACAGATCTTCAAATTGTTTATATTGAGTTAACCCTGTAGCAAACTTAACTTTCTGAGGACGGTTCTAATCAATTGGCTACAAATTGATGTAGGACACATCAAATGAGAAACGTCATGAACCACATAATCCATAGTCGATTTGTGGCTAGTGTTTCTGAATTAAAAAAGAATCCTACAGCAGTTGTACAAAATGCTTTTGGCGAAGCAGTAGCTATTCTGAATAGAAATAATCCAGAATTCTACTGTGTTCCGGCAGCAATGTATGAACGCATGATGGATCTAATTGAAGATCAGGAACTAATTAAACTAGCCGAGCAAGTTGATACTGACGAAACTGTGAAGGTATCTATTAATGAGTTACGAGCTAGAGTTCTCAAAAACAGCTCTTAAAAAGTTTGACAAACTTAACCCACAAATCGCTGAGCAGTTTATTCGTAAGCTGGAAGCAATCCTAGATAACCCTAAGATACCGAAGAATAAGCTGAGAGGATCAGTTGATCTATATAAGATTAAACTGAAATCAGCAGGATACCGCCTTTTATATCAAGTCAAGGATGATGTAGTCGTAGTTCTTGTTCTTGATGTAGATAGGCGAGATGTTATCTATAAACAGATGTGATATAGCCCGCTTTTGCGGGTTTTTTATTAATATAAAGTCAGTTTTCTAAAATGGAACTGATTAAAAACCAATAGCAAAAACATCCTTAATCTTGTTGCATAAATCTGCATTTTGAGCATCAAAATTATGCAACAATCTAATCCGATTTTACTAAATCAGCTTAAACAAGATTACATTGCTCTACAGCAACTTGGTTCACCATTATTAGCGTGTCAGGGGATGTTTGTTCCTCGTGGCATGGAAGACCTTCGCTTCTTATTTAAAAGTTGCCCACGGCCAATTGTGAGTAATGAAGATCCAGCAGAAGTTCAATATGCGGGTGGATTTACTGGAATTGTTGCTGGTCCCCCGAAAACCCATTACACAGGCAACCTTCAAATCCTAGTAACTGAAGCAGGGCATGATCAACTATTAGCTGAATATGTCGTAGCTAGTGGTGGAATCATCCATGGTGATTATTACGATGGCCGTTTAGGTAGTTTTACCCGTTCTTATGCACTTGAAAACTGTGCTATACGCTTTGAGTCAGCTGAGTATGATTCAGATAGCCGATCTCAAGTTATGACAGTTTCTTGCCCAATCGACTATAACTACTTTGGTAGCTTCGCAAACATTGGTACCAACGGCAGTATTCAGCCGGGTAAAAAAGAAATTGATGGTACAGCTGAACTTGTGAATCGCGTTCAGCAGGTAATCAATACTGCTCAACAAGCTGTACGCAACTCAACGATTAATGCGACATCACGTACATTAGGCAATCTTTTCGGGTAATGGCTATGAAGTTATTACCTGAATCTGAAGGGTATGCTGTAGTTGCTGGTTCTATCCAGCAACTTTCAGAAGAACTCTATAAAGAATATCAATTATCGGGCTATTCAATTTTGCTTGATGATATCGTGAAAGCATTTTTAGATGAGGCAAAATATTATGCCGGATGGGCTGTTTTAGATTGTCAAACTAAAGCTACCACGAGTATTGAACTGAATGAAACTATCGAACTTAGCGGTGATGAGTACGTAATCATCCAACCTTTAGTAAAAGCTCACTGTGATCTTTTGCAAGCTAGATTGGTTGAAGCTACTCGTGGGCTCGGAGTCGAAAGTTATGGGCTATCTGTATCAGAAGCTCAACAGAACTATAATGAAAAGAAAGACGCTTTGCCTAAACTTGCGTTTTGTATGGCCCCAATGAGTTTTAATTTTAACTTGGGGAACCGTTAATGCAAATCACCATTGTATCTGCGGGTAAAATTATTCCAGCGTCTGAGCTGATTAGTGCAACTTTAAGAACTGATCTCGTACCTATTCCCGCATCTATTGAGTTCACAGTTCAATCTACTACTGAATTAGACTCCCTTTTAAAAGAAGGGGAGCTACTTACTGTAAATGACATATCTCATCCTTTCGAACTTATCAAAGTTACCCCTCTAAAAACTCAGACTATTAAACAAGATCGGCGAGTAGGTGGCATCTCATGTATTGGTATTTTGGCTGGTTGTAAAAGACTTATCGAATATTCAAAGCAAGCAATTATTAGTAATGAAACTTCTTTTAATTCAGTAATTCGAGCTTGTGGTGCAACGATCAGTCTGGGCAGTGATTTACCTTTGCCTAAATTTGTTTGTTTAAAGGGTAGTATGCCTACACAGCGCTTGGCTCATTATCTGCAACAAGAAGCAGCTGTAATTTGCTTTCAAAATAATAAAGTGTCTGCTCAAAAAATTGATTCTTTCTTCAAAAAGGAACCTATCACAAAACTAGATCCTAGCAGTGTCGTTTGGATATCAAGTAAACCTTTGGAACTGATGCAAAAATCATCTTTTGTCACAGTTGAGAATAACGGTTCAACGGTTGTTGGTGATGACTCAATAACCCCAGGCCACACTGTGACGCAAAGAGCTGGTTTAGATGCCCGACAAGTCAAAAACTTGGAAAAAGTTTTGATTATGCGTGGGACCATTATTAGACCACTAAATTTGAACTGGAATGCAGGCGATATATTTGAAATAGATAGTAAGAAGTATGTCGTTTTAACTGCTGCACATCATATAGATACAGGCGCAATCGGGGGATCAATGGGGACTTCATCAAAGTTCTGGATTGCTAATTTGTAGGTCAAATATATGAATGGTTTAAAACGTGCAAAGATTTTAAGTTACAACGCAAAAGGTCGTACTGCACAAGTACACATTCATGGTTTAACTGATGGCGCGAGTGAAGGAATTACAGCAACTTTTGCTTATCCAGTCGGCGATAGTGATTTAGATACAGAAATTCAAATTGTGGATGGGGAAGACGTCTATGTCTTCTTTGAAAATGGTAATGAAGAACGTCCAGTAATCCATAGTTATGTCAGTCACGGAGACGGCGCGATTGTAGGTGTGCGCCGTATTCGACAAGACAATATTGAATTTATCTCTAAAGAAAATTTAAAAGTAGATTCTGGCACAACCGTTTCGATCAAAACGCCGTTAATGAATGTACAAGCTAATACTCAACAAACTGGTAATAGCACATTAACGGGAAATAGCACTGTAGTGGGTAATACTTCAGTTGCGGGCAATAGTGCTGTAGCGGGTAGTATGGCAGTTGGCACAACGCTTACGGTTGCAGGTGTGCCTATTGACCCTAAAGCTATTGAGGGTGCATTTAAAGATGCTCTTAATAAATTAGAAAGTTTAAAGGAAGAGTTAAAAGAACAAGGCGAAAAAATTGATGAAACTAAAGATCAAGTAAGCCAAGAGATTGATGAAAAAATAAAGGAAGTAGAAGAATTAATAGAAAATATTAAAGATTCTGATGCTTTTAAATTGCTTGAAGAAGGAATGAAACATTTTGATGAGGAAGTTCAAAAGATTCATGAACAAGTTAAAGAAGTTAATCAGATCGCTCAAAATAAAGTCGATGAAGTTCGTGCTTATATAGATCAAGAAATAAATAATACTAAATTAATTGTAGATCAACATAATAATGAGGCTAATCTACGATTGGATGAAGCCAATCAACGTATCGATCAGTCTATTCAAGCTAATGAAGCATTGGTTGCTGATGCTCAACAACGTGCAATTCGTGCTGAGAAAGAACTCGATGATAAAATCGGTTTTATTAAAAGTGAAACAGATTCAATCATTGCTGATGTAAGAAGTGATTCAAATGAAATTCGGTTAGTCGCAGAAAACGCAAAAAAAATTGCGGATCAAGAAGTTCTGGACCGTAAAAAACAAGCAGCTGACACACTAAATGTTATTGATCAAACTAAGGCCGCCTTAAAACAAGACATTGATCAAAACTTAGTTAAAGCTGGTCAAATGATTGATGACGCTAAATTAGCATTAGGTGAAGAAACTAATACACTCATTAATCAAAAAATTGAACCGGTTGTAACCCAAACTGAAGCTGCAGTTAAAAAAGTTGATCAAGTTGCAGCCCAGTATGTTGACCTTGATAAGAAAGTCGATTCGGGTTTTCTAGCTGAAGCTGAAGCACGTGCAAATGATAAAGAGGCATTAACAAAAAGTTTTGAGCTTAAGTTTGCTGAAATGCAAACTGAATTGGGTAAATCAAATGCCCTAATTTCAGAAGAAATAAAAACCCTTGCTGCTCAAGATAGAGCTTTTACTGAACAAATTAGTACTGCCCAGTCTCAAATTGGTGATAACAAAGCGGCAATTAATAATGTTGAACGTACAGTAGTTGATCTTGGTAAATCTGTTGCTGAAAAGACTGATCAAATTCAAGCAAGTTTAGATACCACTAATGCAAGCTTGTTAAATGCTACTGAGTTAGCGCGAATGCAATCACTTGGTAAGCCTTTACGTGACGATCCTACATTTCTATCTGGGAATGGGGGGTTAAGCGCATATGTTGTACCTTCAGGTTCAACGTTTACTAGACAAGCTAAATCTACTGATAACCCAGTAAATAGTACCCATGAGATGCTATTAAGATCCACTGTTTCTCTAGGTGGTGGCTGGTATCCGACTGTTCCAACTCTTGTTGCTGCTCCTAATAAAACGTTTTTAATAAAACAAATTATTAAAATGCCTATGGGCACTTATTTATTACCAGTTGGCAATGCTACAGGTACAGGTGGTTATTTACGTGTACTTGGGAATAAGGAAGGAACAGGTAAGTTTGAGGTTTATTACTCTGTTGTTCAGTGTGGCTATGATGCGCCTGCAGCTATCCATGGGCATTTCCGTGTTATTGCTGGCACTAATCCACCTTTACCAAGCACAGCAAACCCAGTGGATGTAATCCTTGCCGATTATGAAGTCTGGGACATTACTGCACTTAATGACACCATTCCAAAAGCATGGCGTGATCAAATTACTGGAAATGCTTCATATATCGAAAAGGTTGAATCATCTGTAAAACTTGTTGATGAAAAGCTTGTTTCAGAAGCAAAAAAACTTGAAGAACTAAAAACCGACTATAATTCGAATAAAACTAAAACAACGTCAGATTTAGCAACAATTGCTCAATCAGTTTCTGATGGTGATAAAGCCTTATCTTTACGCATCGACCAAACGAAAGCAGCTCTAGAAGAGGCTGATCGGAAATCTAATGCAAATATTCTAGAAGTTACTGAGTCGCTCGCCGAATTTGAACAGTCTACTACTTCAAAATTTAGTGAACTTGATACAAGTATCTCTAAAGAAAACTTAAAGGTACAAGGTCAAATTACTGATGTTCAAAAAAGTGTTTCGACCTTAGAAAGTAATACAAATACAAGAATAAATGGCCTTTCATCATCACTTAAAACTACTGATGATATTGCTAAACTTGCTTTCGATAATGCAGCAGAAGCGCAGCAAACAGGTACAACGGCGGTAAAAGCTACAGAAGCACTTTCTCAAAATTTATTAAGCCTAAAGTCTCAAACTCAAGTAACGTCAGGGGTTCGTGCAGTCGTAACGTCAAAAGGTATTGACGACTGGACACAGTGGCGTACCACAGGTGAAGCGAAAGTAATTCAAGATGCTGATGCATTAGGTGGTTATATTCTTGAGCTTGGGAATAATGCCGGTAATGATGAAGCATGGGTTCACTGGAACGAGTTCCAAAAAATTGATCCAAATAAGTTGTATCGAGTGCGTGCACGCTTCCGCCGTGTGCTTGGGGAAACTGGATCTATTTATCTTGGTGTTGCATGTAAAAATGCAGACCAAAGTAAATATGTAACTACTACAAACTCCCTTGCAGGAGATATGGGTTCGTCTAACTACTTATTGTCAGCCATTAAACCTAATTTAGGTGAGTGGCAAGAAGTAGTTCTATACATGAAAGGTAAGTCTACTGGGGCAGCAACTGGTTTAGGGACAATTGAAAATCCACGCACATTCCCAGCACAGGCTGAATTTTATGCCCCAATGTTTATTGCTAACTACAACTTTCAGACAGGAATTTGTCAGCTTAATTACATTATTGTTGAAGATAACAACTCTTTAGCTTCTGCTAATGATGCAACAGCAACTGCAAATGATTTATTCAAAACAGCAACTAACAGAACAGAAGCTGAAGCTGAAAGAACCACTAAGCTTGAATCAAGAATGCAGAACGCAGAAACAGGTATTCTGAGCAATGCCCAAGCTTTATCGAAAACAGCTACAAAGAGTGATCTTGAAAGTGCCATGGGGCGTGTGGCGACTGATATTACAGCTGCAGTGAATAACATTAAGATTGGTGGTGTTAACGCCGTAGCCAATTCAGAAGCACCTCGAACATCCACAGCAGCAACAAGCCGTGAATACTTAATGTATGAACGTAGCAAAGAGTTGAAAGCTTTTTATGATGAAAATTTAGATAAGCCGGTTACGATTTCATTTGAAGTGAGTGTACCGGTTGCTGGAACTGTACAAGTATATTCATCTAATGGATCAGCTCACTTCTTCACAACTTCTGTTACAGTCACTAAAGCAAATGAATTTCAAAAATTTGAAGTTACCGTGTTTCCTAAATTACACACTGGCAGCACAACCGAATCGACTATTGAGTTTTACGGTACATATGGCACTGGTCGAATTCCAACAATTCAAAAATTGCAGATCGAAGCAGGTAATAAAGCTACAGCGTGGAGCCCAAGCCCTCGAGATACTCAAAGTTCATTAAATGCAAATGCGGAAGCGATTAAGCTTACTCAAGCTGAAGTGAAGAAGCATGGTGATAGTTTATCTTCTCAAAGTTTAGATATTTCAAAACTTAGAAATGATCTAACTATAACCAATACCGAAGTAAGTAAAAAAGCGTCAACTGAAGCATTACAAACTACAAATTCACAAGTTACTGAACAAGCTGGTCAGATTAAAGCTGTTACTGAACAGGCTAATACTTTATCTGCAAATCTTAACAAGTCCGCACCGGCTGGTACGAACTTGTTGATTAACTCTAACGTAGTTGGAAACTACGATGGCGTTTCATATCCTCATTTACGCTATAAGCTTGGTGAAGACTGGGAAGTAGGAGCAAAGTACACTCTTCTTTGGTGTGCAGAGCATACACGTGGTGCTGGTGACACAAACTCAAATTTAGCTGTATATGCTGGTGGAGGAAGTCAGTTTTTACAGCAGGTTATTAACACTTCAGGTAAGGTAATAAGCAAAATTACTTTTACGAAGACTTCAGCTGGTACCGCCAAAGAAGTTAACTTTTATATGCTTAGCAGACCAACTGCAGACAAGCAAAGTGTTGGTACTGTGTATTGGGCTGTGTTAGTTAAAGGGGATTTCATAACTACAGATAATTGGATTGCAAGTCCTTACGACTTCAATGCAGCATTCGATCAAGTATCAGCAAATTTAAATGAATTTAAACAAACGTATGTTACTGAAAGTACTGCTTTAGCTAAAAAAACTCAAAACTTAGAATCAACAATTAATGATCCTGTAAATGGTTTGGCTGCACAGGCTAAACAAATTTCCGACCGGATGACTAAATCTGATGTTGATAGCGCAATATCAACTGCGACCGAAGCATTGAAAACAAGTATCGGTGGTAAGTCTTTTGACAACATCGTTATCGGGGGTAATGTCGAAAAAAGTAAAACGGGTGGTTATTTACAAGTATCATATCCCTTAGCAAAAAGTTTAAATGCACCTGGTATTACTGTTACCGTCAGAGCAAAAGTTACCTTTGATAATGGAGGGAACAATGCAGCCAATTTGCGTGTATATATTGGCGGAGGTAATGTATTTAATGCAGATGCACCTATTTTTTCAGCTAGTAAAGATATCTACGAATTTACCTTAACTACAATTTCTAGAACAGACGCAACTGTTGTTAATTTTTATTGTTTTCCAAATTCTTCAGCAAATGCTAATGCCACTACTACAGTGCATTGGGTAGAAGTTTATGAAGGTAATAATAAAGCGTTAAATGATAAGGTAAGTACTTCAACTCTAATTAAGGATTACTCTTCTAAAGCAGATACTGCTCAAGCAATAACTTCTGCAACTGAAACCCTTGAAGCTAAATTTCGTCAAAAATTTGGCGATTTGTGGACTAATAGTTCAGCAACACTAGATAGTACTCGCTACACCAAAACAGAAACTAACCAAGCTATTGCTGAAGAGAGCAAAATTATCAAAGCTGCTATTTCTTCAAGTGGTGGTGACAACATAATTAAAAATGGTGATTTCTCAAGCCCTTTAGGCACCTTAAATTGGCGTCAAAATTCTGCTGTGGCAGGTAATCTACTTGAAGTTTATAAAGATTCAAAAGGTGCTACTTGGGGGCACTTTAAATCTACTGATACAACTACATACTTTAAAGGGTTTATTGAAACTCTGACATTGGCAGATGGTTTAGAGATGAATCAGAAGTACACATTGTCATTTAAAGCAATGTCGTTGACAGCTGCACAGACTCAAATTTTATTAATTATACACCGTCGAGATTCATCAGGTCGTAATAACCAAATTGGTACTACATGGAATAACATTTCGACTGATAAAGAAACATTATGTACTTATACCTTTGATACAAATATTATTAATTTACAGCATATTAACTTAATTTTATATTCGCAAGTAGGTTTTGCTCCTGACTTTTTAATTAGAGAAGTGCAACTTGAAAAAGGTGAGTTAGCCACTGGTTTTAGAAAAAATCCTCGTGAACTAATTAAGGATCTTGAAGCTAATGCTTCTGCAATTGAAGGTACTAAAGCTGATGTTCAAAAAAACGGTGAAAAGATTACTTCACTTGCAGAGAATTATGCGACTTTAAAATCTACTGTAGACAATAATAAAACTGCTGTAGATGGTAAGTTTCAGGAAATTAATTCAACTATTAGTGATAATCAACAGAACACTACACAGTCTATTAATAACTTGGAATCAAGTTATAAACAATTAAATCAGGACCTTGGTCAAGTTTTCAATTACCGTGTTTATTCATGTGGCTGGAATGGCTTTTTCACAGGGATTAAAAACTTAAAAGGTGAAATCAAATCAGTAGCTTCAGCACGTGGTTTTTCAGTCCATGTTTTAGCAGCTGATGGTTCTATAGCTTCTTCAACTAGATATGATACTTATGCAGCTGTAGCAAATGCTACGGCAATGAGTAACGCTATTTCTGCGATTCCAAATGACACCTTTGTTATCGTTACAAACTACGACAGTATTGGTGTAAACCTAGCACCAGTTAAGAATGCATTAATTTCATTAGGTGCCAATCCATTCACACTTGATCAAATAACGGGTCGGGATGCATACATTTTAGTTGGTCAGAAGGGGATTGGTTCAGGTCGTGGTATAGAATTGCATGCAACACCAGATACTGGACCAAATGGGGCTAAGCAAATCATGCTTGCAATCCAAGTAGTTAGTGGTATCCCGATTGGTCTGGCAAACAATAGTGGAAACTTACAAAAGGTTTTAGAAAACCACGCACAAATTCTTCAAGAAAAAATTACAAGATCTGATGCGAAAGAAGTATTTGCTGAGGAAATCAAAGTTTTTAAAGCACAACTTGATACTTTACGTTACTCAGAAGAGAACTGGATTTTACTTGGTGATGATACTAAAAATTTAAGTATTTCTACTGGTACAAACCGAACTGTAGCTGTTTGGGAACTGCAATATAAACACAAGGAAATTCCAATTGATAAAGGTGATCCAATAGTTGCGAGAATCAAATACACAGCAACTGCAGGATTAGTTGGCGCTACATGTAGTATTCAATTTCATGGTGCAACTTATAGTGTTGGGTTACCTTCGTTTGTTGTAGCTGCAAGTGGTGAAATAGAACTTACTGGTATTTTCCCAAATGATTTAAAAGCCTCTGCTTATGAAGCTATTCCACTAGGTTTACGGTTTGATAATGCTCCATCTGGTGGAACATTTACTGTAACTAATATGTTTATCAGCCGAGGTAATTCAGCGCCAAATTTTAAAGGCGGATTTAGATCATCTCTAAAACAAAATGCTCAATTTGTTGAAGATACTTTTATCAAGGCTGATGTTAATAAGGGAGTTATAGCTCAGCAAATCCAACAATATGATGCAACTGTACCTGGTGGTTTATCTTCTGTAGTAAAAACAACAAAAGCTACAGCTGACCAAACATCAAAGGATCTAGCTACACTTAGAAATACTGAAATTTCTCAGCTTCAAACAAGTACAAATAATCTTGGTTCCGCATTAAAAAACACAACAATGCTGGCGATGATGATTACTAATGGAAAATTGTTGCAGGGAGACGTAAATTTCAAAAAAGGTAACAATGGTGTATCTGTCTATAACAATGCCGGCAATGGGAATGTGACAGTTACTCGAGTCGCGAAAAGTTCTGATAACCCTACTACCTCAACCCATGAAATTGAAATTAAAACCATTGGTGCTGCCAGCCCAACATGGGGTGGATTTGTTCAACTCGTTTATGGCCGTGCAAATGCTGTTTTTGTTATCAAGTATTTAATCAAGCTACCAGTTGGATATAAATTGGTGAATGCTGGTAACGCAATGGGGACAGGGGCAATTGATCGATTCATTGGCAATACTGAGGGTACAGGCAAATTCGAAACATATATTCGAATGATTAAATGTGGTGCTGTAGGTTCTTTCTCTAACTCAGGACATGTTTATGTGGCGGGAGGATCTACACCAACAGCTACTGCGCCTTTAGTTTGGACCTTAGCCCAAATCGAGCAATATGACGTTACTGATTACGCTTCAGCTGACCCGACTTTACAGGACTTTGTTTCTTCAGCCACAGACTCTATATCAACATTAACGAACTTCAAAGAAACTTGGGCTGCCAAACTTACTGAAATGTCTTCAAAATTAGACAGTAAAAACGGCGCTTATATTTTGAATGCGGATATAACAAATACTAATGTTGAGCGTGCAATTGCAGCATCTTCACAGAAAATTACTTCTGAATATACCAATGCTATGAGTGTGCAGCCATTGAGTTCAGGTGCAGGGAAAATTTTCGTTAAGCCTTTAACTTGGCGTCAAGCAATCACTACTTCGGGTACATTGGTTATTAAGACACCAATTACAGTTGGTGCGTACATGACCAAGGTTAAAATTTCTGGTTATAACTACAATAACAAAGAAGATAATATTTTCGATCTGGATTTGGCATTTTATGCTTATACGTCAACAGTGCCATTTTATCCAAATATGACGTCACGTTCTTTTGGTATTACCTTAGATGAAAATAATGCTACGACTAAAGGCCTGGCTCTAGCTTTAGATAGCAATAATAAGGTGTGTATCTTAATTACCAAAAAAGATGCTTGGTCTTACCCAGCAATTACAGTTGAGTCGGCCACTATTACTCATACAAATCCGCCAGATTACTTTAAAGATGGCTGGACGGCGGCCATTGAAACGGATTTATCAGTTTATAAGTCAGTTACGCCGTTTACAGTGACTTCAATGATGGAAACCACTGCAGGTTCACAAGCCAAAGTAGATGTTCCAATGTCTCAATTAAGTGATATTGCAGCTGATAATAAACTCACACCAGTTGAGAAAAAACAGGCGAAGTTGGTTTGGGATACACTTTATCAAACTGATGCAAGCTTGCGAGCTGAGGCAGTCACTTATGGTATATCTTCTACTGCCTATGCAACGGCATTCAGTACTTTAAATACATATTTAGCAGCTTTATTCGCAAATATGAATGTAACTAGTACGATTGACCGAAACCAGTTCATTACTAACTTTGCGAACGTGCACAACGCACGACAAGCATTAGTACGTGCAATCTCGGAGAAGGCTAAAGAAATAGCTGATACTGCCAAGGACATAGCTTCTACTACAAAAGCAACATTAGAGCGTGATTACATGACGTCTACCAAGACGAATGAAGCAATCGCATCTTCAACAGAAAGAATGTCTGCACTGTATTCTGCAAATGGTCAAAAGATCATGGCTTCAGTACTCGAAACATGGCAAAAAGATTGGTTAGTAAAAACTCCAAGTGGGAATAGGCCTGAACTTAGTTTAGTTGCAGATGCAACTTGTCGTGGGGGATATGCACTAAGAATTGGTAATAACGTAGGTAATGATGAAGCCTGGTTAAATTGGTTCACATCTTTGCCTATCGATGACAATAAATATTACCGAGTTAAGTATAGATTCCGCCGTGTAAGTGGTACCGGAGTTGTTTATGTTGGTGCGACCTGTCAAAACGCCAATAAAACAAAATATATTGCTCAAGATAACTCTGAAATCAATGATATCGGTTCAAGTCACTATTTAGTCGCAGGTACCGCACCAGCGTTGGGAACTTGGATAACCGGTACTGCTTATTTTAAGGGGCGATCTGCTGGTGCAAGTGCAGGTGCTGGCACTCTACTAAGCCCTAAAACATTTGCTAATAAAGCTGCTTTCTTTACACCAGTATTCATTGGTAACTATTCCGGTAAAGCTGGTGAAGTGGATCTAGACTTTATCGATATTGAAGATGCTGACAACATTGCTGATTTTGAAAATTTCAAAACCACATATACAACTGATGTGGGAGCATATGCTGGTGCATTACAAACTTTGGTTTCTGTTTACGGCCAAAATGCTATCAAGCTTAAATCACAAGCTGATTTGATCGATGGTGTGAAAGGTAAGTACGTAATGGGAATGGATAACAACGGTGTTTTCTCTGGTTTATCCATGGTAAGTGAACAAAATAATGGAACTGTCCGAACTTCTATAGGTTTCCAAGCTGATAGAATTTTTTTCACAACAGGTACTTCTTCTACTAAATATATGCCGTTCATAATCCAAGACAATCAAGTTGTGATGAACAGTGATGTATTTATTAAGAATTTGACAGCCGCAAACTTTAAGGCCAAGTCTCTTACAGCTGAATTATTCAATGTTGACAAGTTAAGTGCCATAACTGGTGAACTTGGGACTTTAATTACTTATAAAGATCCTAGTCAGCCTCAAAAAGCAAGAATGGTCATTTCAGGGACCGCTTTAAAGTTATATGACGATAACAATATTGAGAGAATTTATATTGGTTTATAAATGGCTACATTCTTATTAAGGGACCTCGGTGGCAACGTGGTCCTTGATCTAACATCTAATCTTAGTATGTATACAGAAACGTTAAGTGTTGTCCTCCCGAAAGGTTCATCTATGGACACAATTGTACGAAAACTAGATACTGCTGAAAATCATCCAAGATGGTGGGCTTATGTAGCTTCTGGTGAAGTGTTATCTGCCAATAGTGCTGTAGTTGAGTCTTATTCAAATGGTATGGGATGTGCCATTTTGACTAAAGCTATGGCTATTGAGGCTAAGCTGGGCGATAAGATACTTAATCAAATGGATGATACTTCATCTTATTTATTAATTTATGATTGTAGAGCTTATTACAATATAGCTTTTCAGCAAACGGTTAGTATTCATATAGGTAAATGCTAATGGCTGAATACATCAAAATTCTCAATGATAATAAAGTGACAATAATTGACGACAGCTATAGAAACTTTCACCTTATAAATAAGTTTGTTAGGGAAGTCGCTTCTTCAGACCCATTACCTCCTGCAGTGCTATCTGTATCTGGTTACGTTAAGTGTCATGTTTTGAATGTTACATCTTTACAAAGACCAATTGTGGTATTTACAGGCGTTTCTGTGATGCAGGTCAGATATGAAGAAACTTCCACAAATAATTGGAAAATAACTGTAATTTTTGACACCTTAGACGACCAAGGAGGATTTAAATATAAGAATACTTTTCCTTTTACAAAAGCAACTTATTATGTATTTGGATTAATTACTTTATTAGAAAGTGGTCATTCGCCAAAATTACTAATTAAGAATGGTAAAGGTGAGATTGTATTTTCTAACTCCCACAATCCTTTAAAAGTAGTTAAAGCAGAAACTTTTTATTTAAAAGGCAGTGCAAATTATTTTAGCTCATGGTTATCAGATATACCTGATTATAATGCTAATAAGACTTATGGCTTGGCTTTAGCTTGTCCAGCTCATTATGAATATTATTGGGGAGCTGGTGGTTTGAGTTCTTATATGCATTCATACTGTACTATAAAGACTAACTCATATAGTGATCCAACTTTCTCAGGTAAGATCCTTCGGGGATATACGATACTAGCTAATGGTATGAATACTTCAGCTAGTCTCTATTCTCCATTTCATAGTCATTTAATAGTTGATATTACTGGCTATTAAAAAGCCCCTTATTAGGGGCTTTCATGTTTAAGCAGGCTGATCATTAACTGGTGGTTCTTCTACAAATGTGTAATTTACTGCTACCGACCCAGTCTCTAAATCCCAGCCTAGATTTAATGTTTTGAAAGCAGGACGGTTGTTAAAACGTTGAGCATTGACGATGTCTTGGGTTTTTGAGCTAATTCAATATCCAAAGCATTAAATACTTTAACTTCGGCCATGAGCTTTTCCTCTAATTAGATAAGAAATTTGTTCAGATAGAATTGCATGCAGTTAATTAATGGAATCTGTACGGTTCCAATTAACTTTGGAACCCATCTAAAAGTTAAAAATTATTAGTCATCAAAATACTTAATTATTTAGGTATTTTGGCTTAGTTATGTCTTCTCGGTTCTTATCGTTGTTACTCGGTGAAAATGTTAATTCATATGATCAGCAATTCGATACGTCTAATCAGGATGCAACAGCGCAGCTATATGAAACTATGGCTCCGTTTTCACTTGGGACTAACCAAACCAAAGCCAATAAGAAGCGTACTCGAAAAGAAATTCTTACTAAATGGGAGAGAATGTTACGCTTTGCACCTATCGCAGAGGGTATGGGGATTCATGTTTCTGCAGCCTTAGGCGGAGATTCTTATAGCGGCCAACAAGTCTTTATTACGCCCGCAGAACGGTTAAAAAAGGCGAATGGACCAGCAGCTGAAAAACTAAAAAAACAACTAGATGAGCGCCGTGTAAAGATGGAAAAGCTTATCAATAAGTATTTAAGCAAACTTGCCCGAGATGCTATTTCTTTCGGTGATTCCTATGCACGTATTTATGGGAAAAAAGATATAGGTGTAATTGACCTCGTATGCAATGAGTATACATATCCGCCATTAATACAACCGTTCGAACAAGGCAGTAAGACTGTCGCCTTTTTTTGTTTAGATCCTCGTAATTGGCAAAAAACTATTACCAAACTGAATACTATTCAAATGGTACGTTTCAAAATGCCCCGTATGAGCAATATTGCTCAATATGAGCTTGTTGAAACTGGTCTTGTCACGAAAATGTTGGAGGGTGATGATCCAGATGAGCTACCAATCTTACCAGCGCATTTAGGCGGCTCATTTCTTTATGAGATTGAAGATATTTATGATGATGTAATCCTCGCTTTGGCATCAATGAATAGCCAGCAAATTGCAGATACCGTAAATCAGATGTTCTTGACAGTAAATATGTCAGGAATGCCGCCAGCACAACGTCAAGCCTATATCCGTGGTTTAGAAGGTTTACTCAAAAATCATGAGGCTTATGTCCGTGATGCTTTATCAGGTGGTGAAGCAGTCTGGAATACTGCTTTTCACATGCTTCCAGTATTTGATGAAAAACAAGTTCTAAATCCAGTGGGTGATATCAAGAATCAACGAAGCTCACCTATTAATATTGAACAGTTCATGATTAATGTCCGTTTGTTAATGGGCGGTATAGGTCTAGACCCAAGTATGGTAGGGTGGGCTGACATGTTAACTGGTGGTATTGGAGAAGGTGGAGCATTCCATACTTCTGCACAAATCATGCGTAGGTCACAAGACATTCGAACAGCAGCTTCCGAAGGGATTAATCAAATTCTTCACTTGGATTGGGGTTTTGCTTATAACGAACAATTTGAGCCTGAAGATTACCCTTGGCAAGTTGAATATTATTCAAACCAAACTGCAGCAGCTACGGAAGAAATCAACAATGCTCAATCAAGAATGAATACAACATTACTTAAAACACAAGTAATCGCATCATTGAAAGAATCAAATTTAGATGTAGATATTATGGCGTACATTCTTGAGCGCGATACAGGTATGAAATATGAGGAAGCATTAACATTAGCTGAAAGTATTGCTAAGAGCCGTAAATTTCCAGAGGATGAAGAATAATGGCTTTTTTTGAATACGAAACACAGAATAAAACTATAAATAACAGTTTTGGAAACGTTTTAAATCCGTTTAAAGATCGTTTTGCTAAAAATCCTGTCTTATGGTCTGGTCTAACAGTGGATCGAGCTGTTTCCCATTATCAGGAACTTTACGCATTAGGAACACTTTCAGCTGCACATTTTGGAATTGAAATTCGCCCGTACCGTGCAAACAGTAAAATTGCTCAAGCAAATATTCCAATTTTTGATCCTTCAAACAAAGTTGCTTGGTTAGCCAATAATGTAGATGTATCACTACTAGATGCCCAAACCGATGCAGTGCATGTGGGGCATTTTCAACTCAACCATGTAACTGGTAATGCTTCAAATGAGTTGAGCATTTCATTTATTGAGACTAAAGAAGCAGCTATTGCGAATAGTGCTAAAGCTATAAAAGAAATAATGTTTAATAAGGATGGTACTCAGCCGCCACCAATTGAATACTTAATGAGATTAAAAATATATGCTTTTGATAAAGCTGCAAGAAATCAGAACCAATTTGAAATTGAGCATCTAGTTTCACTTCAAGCAGGCAATTTGCCCCTTGATGCCTCTAATAAAGCACATGCCATTGTTACTTTAAATTTCATCAAAATGTTTCCCAACTTAAAATAAGCTATGGAACTCATTGCCTTTATAGATTCACCTAATTGAGAAAATATCCTCAAACTAAAATGAGGATAACTCCGTGAGTGTTAAATCAATTTTCATTCAAACACACGCACCACATCAAAGCCGATTAGTACATGGTTTTGACTCCATGGTGAATAGTGGTGCTTGTTCAATTGGGTTTATTAAGGGTGATTACCGTCAAATTAATGCTTTAGTCACTGAAGATTACACGGAAAATGATTTCTGGCGTGTTGTAAATTTAAAAGGTAAAAAGGGTGGGATAGATGCGTTTGATTCTGTTGCGGTATTAGGCGCTATCGATGACCAGCATGCAGCTGATTTAGCGATACTGCAATTTGGCCGAATGTTTGATGCTTGTGTTACAGATGTTATTGAAACAAATCAATTTGGACTTAAGCGCCATTTATCTTCACAACAATTTAATTTGACGGGTGCAAAACCGATTCAAAGATGGCAACTAGAACAATTACAAAATGTTGTCGCAGCTGAAAAACCTGAATGGAATGGAATCAATTTAATTTCTCATGAGGGTGATACTTCTAAGTTGTTATTAGATATGCAACGAAATGATGATCACAGCCAATTATTAAGTAAATTTGATGGGTTACCTACGCTTTTATCTAGTTTAGGCGTCGAAGAAGCGCATTATGACTCTATTATCGTTGATTACCAGCATTTAGAGCAGCTGTCTGCAATTTTGCATCACTCTATGGATCAGTTTTCAAAAACTGGCGTCAAAATCGTTAACGTTACGGAAAGTAAGCCCTTTAAGCATAAAAAAGTCCTTCAAATTGCTCTTACTTATGATTTTGATGATGGTCAAAACTTCACAATCCTTTTTCATAAGCCAGATCGATTATCAAAAAAAATTAGTCCAGCAGATGCATTAATTTCATGGAAGATTTTAATGAACAATCGGGATATTACGGCTGCAATTCAGCCTAATCAGGGAGAAGGAATATCAATTCCAGTTCTCGCTGGTCGAATTATGAAGTTGATTAACCAAAATAGTAATCGTTTTAAGCGGTTACAATCTAAAAAAGCAGAAAAGGCCAAGGCTTTAGCAGATGCTGAACTACGTCTCGAGCAAAAACAAAGTCAATTAAATTCTTTAAGTGTAGAAATTTCCAATTTATTAAATGAATTGGATCAGTTGCAAAATACATTGTTAACCAAGCAATCTGAAGAAAATGAAGTAATCATTAAAGAGAATAGTCTCGATAATGAGTTACCAGATAGTATTTCTGATGAAGAAGCCGAACGTTTAAAAGCCGACTTAAAGCGTTTAAATGCTGATCCTGAATGGGCAGGTGAAGATGGTTTACGTTACCAAGCATTCTTTGAACGTATCAATAAGGCTCTAGAGGGGGATTCTGATGCAGTAGTTTGGGCACGTGAATGGATTTCTGATCTAGATGACCAGGCTTTGGCTCAACAGCAAGCAGAATTAGAAGCAAAAAAACTTAGTGATGCCGAAAATGAAGCTAAACAAAAAAGAGATGAAGAAGTATTAGCAGCACGTACAGCTGGTATAGCTGAAAACAAAATGATGCAAGCATGGTTAGACACTTTGGAAAATCCTGAAGATTCTAACAACATAGACTTTATGGCTTGGGTTTCAGATCGCCGTGGTGAATTCTTAAAAAACTGGAATGGTGCCGAAGGTTCACCAGAATATTTAACAGCATTTTATGAATATTCAAGAGCATGGGCAGATGAACATTTAGCGGATCGCCTCAGAAATAAAGAGCCAGCCCAAAATTCAGATAATGAAGAATTTAAAGAACTAAATGCTCCGACAGAAGTTGAAGATCTTCAGCCTAGTACGACAAATGATGAAGGTAATCAACTTTACCGTTCAGTAATTGAAGGGCAGGTTAAAGTTAATCTTGAGTTATTAGAGCAAATTCGAGATGAAGCAGAAAAAGACTTAAATGATCCACTTCTTATTCCAGCGGTGACAGAGCTCTTGAATCAAGTACAAAAAATGGAAGCGGAGAATATCTAATGACAACATTAAATCTAATTTCTACTCAAGATATTGCTAAAAATCCATTAGTTGTAATTGATCAAATGATCAGCTTCTTTAAACCTAAACAGCCCTTCACTGGGCTTTTGAAGGGTAGAACTAATAATGTGAAAACAGCCAAAGGACAAAAGATTTCTACTGTATTCGCCTTAGTTGATATTGATCAAGTAATTGCATCTCATACAGCAACTGGTGCGGAAAACCCTAATTATCCGCAAGAATTGCAGCCACGAGATCGTAGTCGTGAATCCTCACAAGCATGGGTACAGAAAACTGCTAATGATTTAGACCCCGAAAGCCTAGGCCGCTCAGGTCGGGCAGACACGGGAGCACCGATATCTGGTGATGATTTAGTTGTTGAATCAGGAAATGGCCGAACAATGGCAATCAAGCTTGCCTATGAGCGCGGTACCGCAGATGAGTATAAACAATGGTTGATTGATGAAGCTGATTACTTTGGCTTTAGTAGTGAGCAGGTCCAAGCAATAGCTCAACCAATTTTGATACGTATTCGTACAACCGAGATTGATAGAGCTCAATTTGCAATAGATGCTAACCAAGATGATAAGTTGTCTTTTACAGCAACTGAACGTGCTAAAGCTGATGCTAAACGTTTAGATGAGAATTTACTGGCACTTTTTAATCCGAGTGAAGATGGCGATTTATTAGCAGTAAGTAATCAAAAGTTTATTCAAGGTTTTTTAAGTAAATTAGGTGATACAGAAGCTGCCCAGTACACAACGAAAGATAAAAAACCAACACAAGCACTGATAAACAGAATCAAGGCCGCAATTTTTAGTAAAGCGTACAATGATGATCGTTTGCTAGAAATGATGGCTGATCATACAAAACCAGATCTTCAAAATATGCTTAATGCGCTTGGTGTTGCTGCCCCTAAATTTATTGAAGCGCAAGCTATAAGTCGTGGAAATGTTCAAGATATATCAGATCAAATCGTTGATGGAATGGAGCAAGCCATTGATCAACGTGTTGCTAATGCAATTATTGATGCAGCAAATACCATTTTATCTGCAAAGCAAAATGATCAAGATATTGTTGAGTTTGTAAAGCAGCAAGGGCTTTTTGAGGATCTAGGAGAAGGTGTTGCTGAGCTCGCCGTATTTCTCGCCAAGAATAGCCGCAGTTCAAAAAAAATGAGTATGTTATTTAAAGCATTAGCTGAATTTGCAGAGAAACAGGCTTTAGATAGCAGCAATATAGGTTTGTTTGGTGAACCTGAACCAGTAAGTGTAAAAGATGCTATCCAATATGCACAACAAGTGCTTGGTGATGATTTCATTAGTGTGCAAATGTACGATTCATTATTCTCTAATGCATGTAATTATTTAAAATTAATAGATTATGTATCTAAGGATCCTCTTTTTGTTATTAAATCATTGATTATAAACATTAAAAAATATAAGTTTTAATTTTTAACATTGGTATTAGAACATTTAATTAATCTATTGTTGACTAATAAATGTTCTAATATGTTTTTTGGGAATAATTTAGGAATAAAAAACTATAGAAAAGTAAAAAAATAGTGTATAAAGTTAAGTAAAATATTTTGGAGCCGCTTTATGGCTATAGCTGAAGAATTACATGTTAAAAGTTTAATCCAACCATATTCTAATTCTATTATTCAGGCTATTAAGGAGGCGTGGTCATTGTGGCTGCAAAGTCCTTTTTTTGGAAAATGGAGTTCACGCGGACGTGCCACATTCGTTTGGGAAACTGTAATTAATTTACTCAAAGAAAAATTTATGGGACGTAGTGACGTTTTTATTATAGATAAAGGTGTTACGGTACTTTTTGTAATTCAACAGCAAGTTGTTTTTCGTTTTAAATTGGCAGATAGGACTGGAAGAAGTAAAAACGTTCAAACAGATTCGGCTAAAAGCTTTCATGATCCTGAACTCAATTATAATTTATTAGCTGAAGCTGATATAGCTAGTAATATTCCACGTATTGAAGTTATCTATACTTTAAATAAGTCTGCTACTCAAATCGATAATATCAAAATGATTGCTAGAGATAAAAATTCCGTTGCTTGGAATGTAAGTTTAATTGATAGCCAAACATCATTCGTTGAATTTGACGAAAGCAAAGATACAAGTGACTTTGATACTGTTAAGGATAATCAAACAAAACGTCGTTTCAAAGGGAAATCCACTGGCGGTGGATTTAAAAAAGCAGAAGGTGAATCGTGAGTAATTTGACCTTTAATCCTGAGTTATTAAGGATAGTAAGGCAGTTTAGAGGGTTTGGACAAACAGCTCTTGCTAAAATGGCTTCATTGTCTCAGGGAACTCTGTCAAAAATTGAAGCAGGATTGTTAGAGCCTAATGAGGAAATGGTTTCAAATCTTGCCAAAGTTTTAAACTTTCCCGTTTCAATATTTTATGAGACCTATAAGCCATTTGGTTTACCGTTAAGTGTTCATCCCATGTACAGGAAGAACTCTTCAATCGGTAAAAGGGCTATTGAACAACTTGAAGCTGAACTTAATATTCGATTATTTAACTCTATGAAGTTAGTTAAAGCTATTGAGTTTGAGGAGGATTTACCACTTCCTTTTTTAAGTTTAGATATATATGAAACTCCTGAAAAAGTTGCTGAATTGCTCAGAAGAACTTGGTTAATTCCTAATGGCCCATTAAAGAATTTAACCGATTATGTTGAGAGGGCAGGGTGTCTCGTATTTCATTGCGATTTCTCTCAAGAAGGTGTGTCTGGTGTAACAATAAAAGTACCTGGTTTAAACCCTTGTATTTTTATTGATAAAAATATGCCCTCAGATAGACAACGTTTCACACTGGCGCATGAGTTAGGTCATGCAATTATGCATAAACTCCCTTCAGAAAATATGGAGGATGAGGCTAACCGTTTTGCAAGTGCTCTTTTGATGCCTTCAAAAGATATTAGACCATATCTTACTGGGAAAATTACTTTAGAAAAGCTCGCTACCTTAAAGTTGGTTTGGAAAGTTTCTATGAATGCTCTTCTTAAAACAGCAGAACGAGAAGGCTTATTAACACCATCCCAGAAAAAGTATCTATGGATACAAATGACTAAGAATGGTTATAGGACTAAGGAACCTGTAGAGTTGGATTTTCCTAAAGAAAAGGCTGTAACTATAGATCAAATTTTTGAATACTATAGAGAAGACTTAGGTTACTCAATTGATGAGTTATCTAATTTATTGCAAACACCAAAAGAAGACATTGATTCACTCTACTCATTAAATATAGTTAAGAAAAAACCAAATATACGAATTTTAGAATAAGATAGGCCCTCCATTAGGAGGGTTTCCTTTTTTAATAAAAAAACTTTTCTTTTTAAAAAAAATAGTCATAATAAATCTATGCTTCCACACTAAGCTTGTCACTCCAACCGTATTACGGAGCGAACATTCCTTAAGTAATGATGTGTACGTATATATGATTTACAACATTAGTGTAGATCTAGATTTTTGGAGTGGTCTAATTTTTATCTACACAGATGGATCGTATAATCATGTCTGATAAGAACTTCGTATTTCCTTCAGGATTGACCAGTCAACGTGCTAGAGCTTTAGCTAAAGAAGCAAAAAAACTAAATGGTACGCAACTTTCATGTGAGCTGGATTTAATATCTAAAAAAGAATGTCAACTCCCATGGCATAAAGCAGTTGCTAAGTTTACTAATGAAGATATCTCAATTCTACATTTGAAAGTAGAAGATATTTTGAAAAAAAACCCATTATTGGGTTATGGTGGATTCTATTCTCCATTAATATTTTCAGATCGTTATTATCAACGTCAATATAGAATGTCTAAAATAGAGTATGAACAGCATTTTATTGAAGGCCGAATTTTAAGTACAGACTGGTTAAAACAAATAGAATATGCTCAGCAGTTTATGTCATATTTTGGAAAAAATAAGAATATAAATAATAATATGTTAGGTTCTTATGGGTTAAAACATATGTGTGAGGATTACTATGGAGAAATATGTGGTCAGCATACTTATATATCTAATGGTGCATTAATCATAGGTGCTATTTTAAATAATTTCAATTTTGAGCAATATAGTGAATATCATATTAACTGTAGTTTTAATATTAGTAAAAAAAGTGAATTTTACCAATGGTATAAAATGTGGAAATATGGCTACAGGCCAAGTCAGTATCTAAAGTTTAAGATATTGGACCAAAAATATAGATCTAATAGCTAAAGCTTTAGTTAAAAAGACATGAATTAAAAAAGTAATCGATAAATCAAGGGAAATCGTTTAACTGTTCGTAAGGTGCTTAACAAATGAAAACCAGCTAACTAGCTGGTTTTCTTAATTTGGGGAGTTCTGGTGGAACATCTTAAAATAATTATATGCCCTTATCCTCTGATAGGTTCATAGGGAAACCTCTTTAAAACTTTACCTAATTCAAGTACCTCATCTTTATGTAAAAAATCCCATAGTTGATTGAATTTCTCCCGAAGTTGTACGACATTTACAGGTGTATGATGTGAAGTGTATTGATGTACTGCAACAGCACCACTTTCCTGAATTGAAATCCAGAAGTTTTTAGGGCCATTTGGAGATTGATACTTTAACTTTTCACCTACTTGTTGAGCAATTTCATAAGCCAGAGGGTTTTCTAATGCTGGATAACGTGATGAAACTCGATCTAAAAGATTTTCAAGCCGTTGTAAAGGATCTGATTCCACTTTTTCAACAACATTGATTGATTCTAAGTATTGTTTAGCTTCTTCAAAATGTATTGATAAAAGTTGGCTGTACTTAGCTATGCCAAAATGTCTGTTATGTCGTACCCACATAGATGCCCGTTGGCTGCGGTTTTTACCAGCACGGCGGTCAACTATCTCATGTAGTGCATGCTGCTGCTCAGGGGTAATCGTAAGACGTTTGTTTATTGCCTGTCCTTTTGTCCAGTAATCCCAAAGCACATCATCACATTCTTGTTGATACATGATGACTGTTTCGCGAAGTTCAGGCCGGACTTTGTTGGCGTGGATTGAGTAAAGCCATGCAGCTAATTTTCGGACAGGTAAGCAAGTCATTAAGCGACTTTTCCCATCATTGGCAACTGTGGTGATTTCCACCATAGTTGCACTGAAACGATCTTTTAATTTAACAAACTGGCTTTTCCAATCTAGCCCCATAGCTTCAACGATAGGTTTCATTGGTGTATAAGGCTGCCCATGATGTTCAATAATCATAAGTTCTGCATCATGAAATGGTACAACTTGTGGTATGTATGATAAATTAGACATATCAATATCCTTTCGTGGTTGTTGATAGAAGCCCTTGCATTTGGTTGGTAGCCTGCAAGGGCTTTGTTGTTTCAGGTTTAGAGCCTGTTGTGAATAACTATATATAGTGTATTTAAATAATGCAATATTAAAATAAATTAAAATATAAAAAGAATGCAATCTTACTGTGTTATGATTAATTATCTTTTTTAGAGAATTGAGATGATTAAGAATAATATTATTGCCTTACGAGATAAGGCCGGCATGACGGCGTATCAGTTAGCGAAACAATGCGGATTTATTTCAAATAACCATGTACTGGGAAAGAAGATAAGTGACGCAGAAAAAGGAAAAAAATATCACAATTGAAACGGCTTTTTTAATCTACACTGAACTCAAAAAAGCTGGTGTATGCGAGAAGTTTGAAGATGTCTTTTGGCTTGAATGTGATGATAAAGATATCGAAAACTAAAAATATTTTTTGTAGAGTTGGAACTAACTAATTTTTAAACTTTCATATTTGTAAATAATGGTCCTATTCAATGAGTAGGGCTTTTTTATGTCCAAAGCTTTAGCTTATGCACCAGCTGTAAATACAGCAAAAACTAATTTACCAAGTAATGAATCAGATCCATTCTATGGTTCTATTTCAAAGCACAAATACGCAGAGTTTTCTCTATGTGACAAAGAGGGGAATCCTATTGCTGGCTCGCCAGTGATTAGAGCCTTATTAACGGACGGTGATAAAAGCATTGAGAGCCAATGGCAAACTCCATTTGAGAATAGTAATCCTGAGCTAAAAATGCCTATGCTCATGGCAGGCTTACAATCAGGTCAGCTATCACAAGTCGCTGAACAGATGCAAAGTAATCCTATAGCTCAAGTTTTATCAAAACTTGGGGTTCAAGATGCTATGCAGAGCGTTGAAGGGCGTACCAATCTAACTAAAGTGAATACAACTCAAGTATTCCTATCTACTTCTTCAGTACGGCTCAACCTTTCTATTTTCTTCCTTGCCTTTAGTGATGCGAAAACAGAAGTTGAAGACAGGATCATGCAATTAGAGGCTTGGAGTCTTCCAGTTTCTTTATCTTCTGATTCTACACTTCAGAATGTGGTTAATGACTCAAACTCAACTTTAGAAGGGTTGTTTTCAGGTGTAATCCCACCCTTTGTGTCTCTGACAACTCACGGCAAAACTTATAAACCTTTCATTATTGAAAGTGTTTCTGCACCAATTGTTGCGCCAATTGATGAGAAAGGTAACCGGTTAAGTTTGGCCGTGAATATAAGTTTGATGAGTCGAACTGCATGGGATTCAAAAGACATTTATTCATTGTATGGAGGCAACTAATGATTACTTTTGATCCAGTGTATGTAGGCGATAATACTTTTCAAATGCAAGAATTGAGTTTTGAGCAGTGTCTTAAAATTTCAATCATTGCGCCGAATTTAAATGAAAAAAGACTTACAGCTTTTCTTAAATCAGCTTTAGATAGTGTGTTTGATCCTTTGGTTTTAACTATTCAAGAACGATATTTACTGCTGCTGAAGTATCTTGAAAAACAAAGTAATACTATGTTGGAGGTGAACACAGACTGGTCTAAAGTTTTCCTTCAATCAGAAAATAATTGGAAAACTGAAACTACTCAAAATGGAATTACAGTTAGACAGCTTATTGGAATGGAAGTGGAGTTCTTAGAGGCAAATTGTAAGAATGTCGCTGAATGGATTGCCTGCATGATGGCTTTTCAGTTGAGTTATTCTAATCATGAGCACTTAGCTTTATTGCCGGATAGAACAAATCCTCAATTATTTGAAGAACAATTTAAGCAGCGGCTAGATTTCATTAAGAAAATGCCAGCTAGTGATTTTGATTTGTGCTATCAAGACTTTAATAATTTAAACAATGAGTTATTTACTCATTTACGGTTAAGCGTTGATAACTACGGTATTTTAGTGGAAAGAGGTGCAGATGACGCGCCTGCACGATTTCGCACCGCTTCCATCTTTACCGGAATCATCAAAGAGTTGGACCGATCTTTTGCTTGAGACAGCAAGTAGTATTTCTGAAAACTGCCCAATGCCTTTATCAGATGCTTTAAAAATGCCTTTGAGTTTTGAAAGTACTTACTTCAATTCATCTGCATGGGAAAACCGCAAGAAGTATTTAGAAAACGAAATTGAACGTCACAACGTATTCTTAAAATTAGGTCAAGAAGTCATTAAAGGATTAAATGCCCTAGCAAGTAGAGGCAGATAGTTTTCACATAGAAAAGTCTGAGTAATTCGGGCTTTTTTTTCATGCTTTGTGTTTGGAACCTTACTCCAATTAGAACAACAACACTTGCAAAAATAACCACAAATGAAACGTGGGGAATAGGTCATGTCTGATCATCAGGCAATTGAAGTCACTGTCACAACTTTTGCTAATAAAACTACCTTCTGGAGTGGTTTAGCAAGCGCATTTGGTTCTTTAACTTCAATTAATTGGTTGAGCTATACAGGTGCAATAGTGGCTGTTGTTGGCCTATTCATAAGTTTCATTTTTCAGTGGAGACGTGACCGCAGAGAACGTAAAGAAAGTGAATTACGTGAAAAAGAAAGCGAATTACGAATCAAAGCTTTAGAAGCTCTAGAGCAAGATAATTTACGAAAGAGGAAAGATGAATGAAGTTAATTGAAAACAATGCTTGGCAGTATCTATCTGTTAAGTTACCCGCCGTAGGTGCATTCATCATGCTAATTTTATTGCCAGCACTACAATGGGGTGTTGATTATGAAGTTATTCCTGAAAAATATCATGCATTTGTTACTGGTACTTTGATGCTTGTTCTGTCATGGATTGGAAAGAAAATTTCTCAACCACGACTTAATGGCCCGCAATTAACAGGCCAGTTAGTAGGGATCAATTCTTTATTGAATATCCCAACACCAACAAAGCCTGATGAATTAGCTTGGATTGCAGAAGCAAAAAAGCATCTTGGCCTTCAAGAAATACCTGGTAAACAGCATAACCCAACTATTTTAAAATGGCTCTCGGAGCTAAAGGCTTGGTGGGCTGACGATGAAACGGCTTGGTGTGGGACCTTCGTTGCACATTGCTTGAAATCAGCTGGAATTGCTTATCCTAAGCATTGGTACCGTGCATTGGATTATGTGAATTATGGTACAAAATTAGCTAAACCCGCTTACGGTTGTGTAGCTATTAAAACTCGAAAGGGTGGTGGGCATGTTTGTTTTGTAGTTGGCCGTGACAAAAAGTCTGGAAAGTTAGTATGCCTTGGAGGCAATCAGTCAAATAAAGTTTGTTATGCACTTTATAATGACTCTGACTTTCAAGAATTCAGATGGTATGGTCGTACAACTCAACCAGCAAGTAAGCGTTATACATTGCCACAATTAAAAGGCGTAACAGCTACTAGGGTTTTGGAAGCCTAATGAAGTTACTGTTACTGAGCTTTCTTTTATGTGGCTGTACGGCCCATACAATAAATAGCAACGTAAACGTATCTATTTGCGTTAAAGCACTTTAAAAAAAGCCCTGAATATTCAGGGCTTTTTTATTAATTATTTATTTCTGCATCGTAGACTGTTTTTAAAGAGGCTTTTAGAGCTTCATCATTTGTACTATCAATGAATTTCCTCATTTTCTCTTTGTATTCAAGGTGTCCAGCTTTATATTTTACAAGTAAGTATGAAAATTCAGCTTGCTTATAATTTGGGTCCTTCTTATTTTCTGGTTTGTTCAGCTCTACTTTTTAGAACCTCTGCCACATAGTCATAGCACCTATTAATCGAAGTGACATCTTTCCCTTGTAATGCAAGTAACTGACATCTAAATGTAAGTCGTGCTGTGTCATTTGGTTTCTCTACTAGCTGCTTATCATTTAAGGCGTGAGCTTTATCATAGTCATTCAAAATCATATATATATTCATCTGAAGAAGCTCACGTTTTCGCTTATCTGTGATTTTATCGACCTCAGGAAGTATCTCTCGCATATGCTTTTGAAAGACTTCTTTATCTTCCATAGAGTATTTTTGAACGTACTCATTATGTTTATTAATAATTTTCTGATCTTCAGCAGATAAGGCTTTAGGCGCAGGGGTCTCAGTTTTTACTTCAGAATTTTTAGTGTTATCAGATGCATTGCTGCATCCACTTAGAAGTGCTGAGCCAATGATAAATAGGGTTAAATACTTTTTCATGCTTTACGTCTTGCCGCCGAAGTTATTGTAAACTCGTAAGTTACGTCTGGGGGAGAAGTTACGACTACACCGCCATCAAATTTCGCATCATATTTCATTGTAAGCTTTGCCTTAATTACTTCTAAGTCTGGTGCGGGTAGCTTAATCTCGCAACTACCTACAGGTTGTTTTTCATTTGCAGTATTCCAGTACCCTTTACCGACTTTTAAAGTGATCGTGTCACTTATCTGTTTATCTTTCTTAAATAAGCGAAGCACAGCACGCGGGATGATTGTTGCATCAGCTCTAACAGTAGGTGGTAATAGGGTTGCAGTTACAAAGAGTTGATCTTTTTTGACTCGGTGGGTTACTTCAAAGTTACAAGCGCCCGATACTATTTGTGACATTACACCAAATAAGTTTGTTCTATCTTGATCGTATGGCATTAACATCGTTTTGAATGGGACCATTGTTGTTTTATTTTGTTCTATGTAGTAATTCTCGTACTCATCTTTTACAAAGCTGTCTGTTGTTGGTTGTTTTTGAGACATTGGGGCTGGTGATGATTTAGCAGCAGAAGATGCGGATCCACCGCCGTTGTCTTGAACGACCAAATGTTGTTTAGGTAGAAGCTTACAACCACATGAAAGAGAGTCATTAACACGAGCTGCAGCTTTACCGAAAATCTGCATATTCGGATCGCCAGATACAATCGTTGCGACAATTTTATGTGTTGGGCAGGTTGCTTTATCACCGACACAAGCAACGGCAATGCCATCAATTAGAAACAAACTGTTCCCTGAAATTACTTGGCCGCCTCCTGTGGTGGGGCAGCCGATTGTTATATATGGGGTTGCCAAATCAATTCCATCTTATTTTATTGAAGTCGAGGAATGTTAACAAAGTGAAATAGACAGTGCTGTATAGTTTTATTATACGGTACTGATCACGAGTTAAATACTTGCCGGAGTGTTGATATTGATATGAAAGTCGACTAAGCAGGGCTATTTTTTGATTTTTTAATATAGTCATTGTTAATTTTCCTAGTTTCACGGTTTTTTAAATATGTATATATTCTTGCCTTGATATGATAATCAAACCAACTAATCATTTTTTGATCGGTTAGGTCAATTTCTTCATATTCTTCATAATGCTCAAAAGTTTCTAATTGAGAATGTATTTTGAAATTTTGCCAATCAATCACTCCATCTTCCAAAGCCTTTTCAATAACATTTTTAATATGTAAAGTACCATTTTCCATTTTTAATTGTTCAGTATCAAACTTTAATTTACCTTCTAATAGTGAACTTTCTGGATTTTTACTAATAGTAATAAAGGAATTTTCACCATTCTTTGTTATTATTTCAATAAAGTATAAAACATTATTTCCAACTGGAATCCCATTTATAAATTGCCCTTTATGTCTAATAATTAATCCTGTGGAATAATGACTCAAAACTTTATTTATAATTTTTTTGTATCTTAAATTGCTACATACAACGATTCCTTCTGTAGTATCTAAGACTATTTTTTCTTTTATTTTTTATTATTAATAATATCTGGAAGATTAACAATTCTTTTTACGCCCGCCATATACACGAAATGTGGTTCAAGTTTTTGGTTTAAGGTTTCATAGGGCTTAAGTACAAAAGTTTCATCATAACCATCGATTAATTGAATATAAATATTATGACCAACTCTAATAAATATTTTATTAATTATGACAGGCTTATCTTTTTTATTAACTAAAATGATTGAAGAAATGTATCTTTCAGTGGATGAGAAATCACTACGAAGTGTAAAAGTTGCTGCAATACTATTTCCAGACTTTCTTAAATAATTTCTAGCAGTTACATATAAAGCTAGTAAGGAAATTAATAGTGTAGGAAGAAAATATTCTGGAGTTAGTTTTAAAAAATCTTTTAAATTTATATAATAAATTGGCTCAATACTTGTAAAGTATATTATTGAAAATAGGGTTAAAGAAAAGAATGCTAATAAAAATATTCTATCAATCATCGAGTTCGCCAAAAAAATTTTTAGTATTAAAAACAATCAATCATTTATAGTCAATAACTCATCCCACTGAAAAGGATTTCTACTCAATTTATCTCTACTCATTGACCAATTGCGACCTGGTACATAACATGTACTTATACCAAGTTTTCTCTTCCCGAATTTTGTGTGTACGTTATCTAGTGTTTTCATCAATTGTTCTTTCTTTTCTATAGCTTCAAAATCTGTGAGAAGGTCATAAGTGTGACCAGATTTAGGTTCTAGCCCAGTCAGTATGACCTCACATTTTTTATACTTAATACCTTCTTTAAAAATGTGAGATACCATTTTTGTTGCAGCTTTTACGAAATCTAATGCACAATCTGTTGGCTGTGAAAATGAGCCGGTTATTGACTTGTTATAAAACGGTACATTTTCATCAAAAGGACTTGATTGAACAAAAACAATAAGACAGCCGCATAATGATTCATCATCTCTCAATCTCTTACATGCTTCTTGTGCATGCATAGCTATTGCTTCTTGTAGGTCAATAAGTTCGGTAACTTTCGCACCGGATAAACATCATTCTTATAGTCGAAGGTAGGTTCTAAGAGATCTAATAGATGTACCCGGTCTTTTGAAATTGGCTCATAATTAGCGCACATGATTATTTCCTTATTATTTAGTTTTAGAATGACAATTTTAGAGAAAAGGTTTTATATAATTATGTATCGAGTTTTCAATAGAAAATTACACTGAATATTTTTTGAATAAGATATTAATATAATTTGCCTTTTGGGAAGAAATGTTAAAATGAATTTATTGGAAGTTATAGCTAAAAATTGTGGATTGGCAGTGGTGGACTCCGTAACTTTAGGGCTAGGTTCAGCTGTAAAGAATTCCTTTTATGAAATTAAAGATCATGTAAGTCAATGTAATGATGCACTGTATCTAATGCAAATTAAAACATTTATTGAGACAATCGATTTAGATGAAGGGGAAGTGAAAGATTTTTTTAGCAAAAATCCAGATAACAATCGACTAGGAATTGAATTATTTAAAATTTTAGAAAGTACATACATAGAAAAGCAAGCAAATTTGTTAGCCATTAACTTTCAAAACTATTTACAGGGTAAGTATGATAAAAGCCAATTTAATAAGTATATAAATTTAATAAAAAAAATTGATGCACATATTTTTGAAGTAATTAATAATGACTTGCAGTATCCTGAAAGGCTCCGCGGACAATCCATACCTTGTGAAGGATTGCCAAAAGATGCCACTGATTACAACAAATATTGGGAATTTGAAAATCTTTTAGTTAGTGACTTCAAAGATTTAGAAGTTGTAGGATTAATTGAGGAAGAAATAGAGGAAACTTCGGTTACATACAGCTCAGTTGTAAGCCCTAAAATTAAGAGAAAGAGAACGCGTTTCTATCATAATTTTTATATTGACCTTTATAGTAAGCTAAAATAAAAGTGGGAAGAGCCTAGAATTTTTCAAAATGAGTTCAACTCCTATAGTCGGACTTGAACAAAAAAGAAACTGTTGTTAATCATACTTAATCAAAATTAAATGTTATACATGAGTTATACCAGCATGTTATATGCCGAAAAAGCAATTATAAAATCAATTATTTAGGATTTTTGTTCAACTCCCGCCATCTCCACCAAATACCTAACAAAACATGGCAAAATATGCCAAGTTTTAAAACAAAAAGGCTTGATTCTAAAGGGATTAAGCCTTTTTTCTTGCCTGAACATAACTAAATATAACTAGCTACAGTGTACATGCACCGTGTACACTGTCTTGTACATTGCAAGATTTATTGAATCCGTTGGTGTACAAGCCATGAAAAGAACAGAAATCAAACGTAGACCGTTATCAGACACCGTACTGGCTAACCTTGAACCCGAAGCAAAAGAATATCGGGAGCTGGACGGCGAAGGCTTATATTTCCGTGTAAAGCCCGATGGTAAAAAAGCATGGTTATTCAGATATAAAAAAGCTGATGGTAAATGGTCATGGCTGGGTATCGGTACTTATCCTGAATTATCAGGCAAAGGCGCAAGAAAAAAAGCATCTGAGATAGTTCAAGACATTTCGCACGGTGATAATCCAATCATTACCAAGCAGGAACGTAAACGGCAAGAACTGGAACAGAACAATGCCACCTTTGAAGTATTGGCTCGTGAATGGCTGGACACAAAAGCGAATACTTGGGTACAAGACACCATGACCCGAAATAAAGGCGCATTAGAAAAACATATATTTCCCATTTTTGGCAAACGCTTGTACACCACCATAAAACCGATTGAATGGATGAATCATTTAAAAGGTATTCAACAAAAGCAAGGAATCTATGAACAAGTAAACCGAGTTCGGGCCATGTGTCGCGATATATACGATTTTGCAAAGGTGACAGGCCGTATTGATTACAACCCATTAGAGGGCCTACAAAAGTTCTTACAGCAAGGCGTAAAACAAAATATGTCGCATGTGAGTGAACAGGAGTTCCCAGCACTACTTAGGGCAATCAATAATTATCCAACTATGGACGTTCGTATGGGATTGCAGCTTTTAGCTATGCTGTTCTGCCGACCTACCGAGCTAAGAGAAGCTAAATGGCAGGAGTTCGACCTAGAGCAAGGCTTGTGGAATATCCCAGCCGAGCGTATGAAGAAACGTCGTGAGCATGTCGTGCCTTTATCCACTCAAGCGGTGGCGATATTAAAAGAGTTGCAGACCTACCAAACCAATTCTGACTACTTATTTCCGAGCAGATCGGACAAGAGCAAGCCAAAATCAGATACAGTTTTTATCATGGCTTTAAGGCGCATGGGATATGAAGGCAGACAGACACCGCATGGCTTTAGGCACATTGCCAGCACCTTATTAAACAATCGTGGTTTTGATGAACGTCATATTGAAGCAGCACTGGCACACGTAAAGGACGGCGTGGCAGGGGTATATAACAAGGCTCAATATTTAGATGATAGAAAAATCATGCTGCAATGGTATGCGAATCATTTAGAAGAAATTGCGGATCAGAGCATCATTCAGTTTAAAAAGGCTAAGTGACAAAGTATGTCGTACCACTAGCCAATAAATGCACAAATATAGGTAAATATAGATTATATTCAGTTTGCTAAGTCTAGGTTAGCTGCCGAAAGTCGGAAACCCAATCCGATTGGCTTAGCATCATTTTGGGGATGCTTGGGAGGCAATCTTAATGTGGCAGTGTTTACCTAAAGAACAAGTTTTTGGCCTAATGTCATCATTTTCAATTGTGGAAGCAAGCGCATTAATTGCGGGTCATCCACCTAGTAACTGTGCAGAAAATACAGATTGGAATGGCAATCCTGATGGTACCTATTATCTGGCAAATGCTAGCGAACATGAAAAAATTGTATTTGATGCAGCTTTAAGTAGTATTACACATGATATTGAAATAGGAGAGTTAAAAGCCATTATAAAAACAGAAGCAATGACGCAATTATATAAAAGTGATACACAAGATGATTGGCAAGCCAAAGCTATATTAAGTATTTTTCAGACTCGTATTAAACGGAATGACCTAGTAAAGTGGCTAGCAGATCGGCATTGCTATCCTGATTTTTTCTTTAGTAATAAGAATGAGCCTCCATATTTAATACAAAACAATAATCCTCAATATTCACCTAAATTATGTGCTGTTATTCATGCATGGGAAGCAACAAAAGAAGCTGAGGAAAATAATAATTTAGATGGGATGTCTGTTAAGAAATATGCATCAAATTGGTTGGAAAATAATGCCCAAAAATATGGAGTTGAAGGGGTGACTAATTATGATGATATGGCAGCCATTGTAAATTGGAATACTAAAGGTGGTCGAGTTTCAGAGAAACCTACCCTAACAAAAGATGAACCTACCCCTATATTAGAGAAAGGTAAAATTGCCTTAAGCGATGATGATGTAAATTCTGCTGTTATTGATACGTTACTTATAGAAAAAACAGATTTAGTTGAGAATCCTTATAAAATAAATAGCAATAAGCCAATAGCCTCTTTAGATGATGACCTACCATTTTGACTATTGATTTGAAACGATATTTATAAAATTTATTAAAAATAATTCTAAAATATAACAAAACATCCCTCTAAGTAAGGCTAACTTGGGGGGAATTTTTTTATCTAAAAATCAATTTAATACTAAGCCCATATCCTTTCATATATGGGCTTTTTTATGACTATCAAACCAATCCGCGTTCAATTCAAAACAGCTTGTGAACTACTGGACATAAGCCGCGAATCATTGCGCCATATCGTGCGTACAGATGCCACATTTCCCCGACCTATTAAGACTGGCGACACCAAACAAGCACCAGTCTATTTCGACTATACCGAGCTTGTAGAGTGGCACAACAAGCAGCGTTTAAGCCTTGCAACGATGGAGGCTTAATCAATGAACAACACCCAATTAAAACAAGTCCTAGCACACCTTAAACAAGGCAAAACCATTTCACAGGCTGAGGCTATCGACCTATTCAACTGCTACCGCCTGAGCGCAATCATTCAGCGTTTACGAAATGCAGGCTATGACATTGTGACCCATAACGAGCGCAATAAGTCAGGCATTGGCAGACATGCACGTTATGAGCTTATGAAAGAGGTGGCAGCATGAACCCAGCTATTTTTAATTTCAATAATCACGGCGTTCGTGTTGTCTTGAGCAATACCAACGAGCCTTTATTTTGTTTGACTGACGTATGTAGCGTCCTATCAGTGAGCAGAACATCACGCTTATTACGTGAATTAGATTCAAAGGGTATGGCGGATTGCCACATCCTTACAAATGGCGGTACTCAAAAGCTCAAGTTCATTAATGAGCCGAATCTATACCGCATTATTTTCCGATCTAATAAAAAAGAAGCGTTGAATTTCCAAAACTGGGTATTTGCTGAGGTACTGCCAAGCATCCGCAAAACTGGGAGTTATGTAGCACGGCAGACCGCTTATGAAGAATTAAACCGCCTATGTATGCAGGAAAAGGTATCTAAGGACAAAGGTACATTTCACAGTTTAGGTATGCACCGCCGTAAACACGAAAAGCATTTAAACGCCGTCCGCATTGAAACATGCAAAGCAAATTTACAGCTAACTTTTGAAGGGGTAGACCATGAATAAATATGTACACCCTGAATTTTTTAAAGCCTTTGACCATTACAAAGCAATGCTTGAGCAGTATGGGGAACACCACCCCATCACAGAGCAGGCCCTCATTTTGACAATGCATTACACGCCTGAGCATATCAAAGCAGAGATGCACCAAAAGGCCAAAGAACTAAACTTATTGCCACCGCCAAGCGGTTACACCGATGAGGGCGACCCGATGTATAGCCTTGAAGATATAGCCAAACATTTTGGTATCAGTTTTGAAGAAGCTGAACAGCGTTTATTGCAGATGATGGATAACCGCCAGCAAGTCGGATTATCAAATGACGGCGTTTTGATTAATTCAAATATCCATATCAACCGTGTGCAGTGAGGGCCAATAATGAAAAATGAATCATTCAATATTGCTAACATGCCAAAGTATGGTTATGCTGTAGACCTCTCAAAATCTGTAAGCGTCACCCCACAGCGTCATTGTGGTTTTATTGTGCCTAAGTTTTGCCTAGCCTCTCAAGCTGTGCAAGAAACAAGCGCAAGCATTTCAGCTATGCAAACAAGGCTGTACTCCCTCTATGAGGGGATGACACGACAAAATAAGGTTTTGCCGAATATGTCGGGCGGTTCTTACAGACCGAGAGTGAATCCTCTCACCATAATTTCTCAAGTTGTGGTGAATCTCAAAACTCAGAACTGTAAGGAGGCACTCCATGCCTAATCAAATCAAAAAAACCTATAACCTATCTTTAGGTAATACCAGTGCCTTTTTTGCACCACACCCCGAAGCCAATCATTTAAATGCTCAAGACGTTGCTTATGAATTGGTAGCAAGTGCAAAGGATATTTCGATTGCTACTTTCCAATGTTTTGAAGGTGGCAATAAATTAATGATAAAAGCGGAAATCGTAGCCAATCTTATTATTGAAATTCATACGAAATTGGAAATGATTGAAGCTATCTTGCCGATGGCATTTGATGGTGAAGAAGGTGGCCACAATGCTTGATTATGACCATCCCAAAGAACTAATAACACCCAAAGCCATTTTAAACGAATGCACACAGCTTGTATCGTTTAATGATGCCTATTCATCACATCCATTAATACAGCGTTTTGGCAGTCCATCACAGCCGATTTATGTTGATGATGGCAATGTGGATATAAACGGCGTTACCTATGCACAGCCTTTGATTGTGCCTATCTATGATGGGCAAATGGAGCTTGTTCAATGTGCAGTCATGCAAGATGGGCAGCGTGTGGCCGTCATACCTGATGGACTGGCTAGAGGCTTTGCAAGGTATGGCGATTTTGACCATGACAAGCCAGTCATTATCACGTACAGCCTAGAGGCATTCTTTAAAGTTGCCCAAACTGGCTACGCCGTTGTTTTGGTTGTATTGCCTACACTATGCAATAAACGAATGACAGCACTCAAACCTTTTGATTTTGAGCAAATACAGTACGTGATTAATCAGCTTTCAAAGTCAGGTTTTGACAGGTTGTATATGCCAGTCAGACCCGAACATATACAGCTTGAGCCATTTCAACAGCTTGAGCAAAACACGGCTGTAAAGTTGTTGAATCAGTATTTAAAAATAGATGAAAGTGAATTTCTGATTGAGTTATCAAAAGATGAATCAATAGCAGAAGTGACGGCATTTATTGATGAAGCAATAGACCTATTGCCCCAAAAAGAGAGATTGCCTAAAGGACATTTAGCTAAACCTTTCCGCTATGGTAATGGCGTATTTCATCTTTTAGAGGATGGCTTGTACTACATCGAACAGACCAAAGATGACGAGTATAAGCGTTATATCTCAAGTCCGATTCGAGTATTGGCACAAACAAGAGATACCACTAATAACGCTTGGGGACGTTTATTAGAATGGCATGATGCTGATGGTGTGAAGCACACACAAGCCTTGTCTATGGAGCTATTTCAATCCGATGGCGTGGAACTTCGCAAAGCCTTAGCTTATCAAGGCGTCATCATTGCACCCGATGGCAAAGCAAGGAACTTATTGCAAAGTTATTTGATGAGCTACCCAACTGAAACAAGGGCGTTATGTGTTGACCGTGTGGGATGGCATGACAATGTTTTTGTATTGCCAAATGAGCAGATCGGACAGCATGAAAATGGTGATTAATCGTTTATCAAACGACACAGGGTATTGATAGCAACTATCAAAGCAAGGGCACATTAGAACAATGGCAAAGCAATATTTCTAAACCTATTGCCAGTCATTCAAAATTAGTCGTTGCATTGAGTTCGGCTTTTGCAGGGCAATTACTTGCACCTTTAGAACAACAAACAGGTGCAGGCGTACACTTCAAGGGGCAATCATCCAAAGGTAAAACTACGGCGTTATATGTGGGCTGTAGTGTATGGGGCAAACCAAGTCATTATTGTAAAACATGGAAATCAACAGGTAATGCTTTAGAACATACAGCATATATTCACAACGATGGATTTTTAGCACTGGATGAAATTGGAGAAGTCGCCAATCCTAAAGAGCTAGGCAATATTGCTTATATGCTTGCCAATGGTAAAGGTAAGGCACGACTGACAAAGGAAATCAAAGCTAAGCCATCATACGCATGGAAAATCATTTTCCTTTCCACTGGTGAAAAGAGCCTTAAAGAAATCATGCAAGAGAACGGACAAAAGACCAAGCTAGGGCAAGAAATCCGTTTGATTGATATTGATATAGACCAGTCAGAATATGGCTTATTTGATCAGATCGACTTTGCCGAAGATGGTGCAAAGCAATCAAGACAGCTTGTAGAGCGTTCTAATCAAGCCTATGGCGTTGCAGGCATGGCATGGCTGAGATACTTAACTCAAGATAAGGAAAAGGTCATAAGCCAAGCTAAACAGCTATTGGAGCAATATCACCTTGAATTAATTGCAGAGCATAAACAAGGTCATATTGTACGAGTGGCAAATGCTTTTGCTTTGATTGCTGTTGCAGGCGAACTTGCTACACAAGCAGGCATTACAGCATGGCAAACAGGCACAGCGTTTAATGCTGTGAAAGCAGTATTTAATGATTGGGTGAATAGCTTTGAGTATGTCGGGGACTATCAAACCAAAGAATACATACTCCATGTTAAGGCATTCTTTGAGGCGAACGAATCAAGCCGATTCGAGGCAATTACACCCGACCCTGACCACATCGAGAAAATTATCAATCGTGTTGGCTACTGGAAGATCGAGAATGGCGAAAAGTTATTTCTTGTGTTACCTGAGCAGTTCAAGAATGAAGTGTGCAAAGGGCATGATAATAGGAAAGTCGCAAAGGCTTTATTGATTGAAAAACTACTTGAACACGATACAGGCAAGACTACAAAAACCGTCCGTTTACCTAGTCGAACTAAAGCTATTCGAGTTTATGCAATCAAAGACGCTATTTTTAGTTGGGAATAGCAAAAATAGAGGGCAACAAAGGCAACAAGGGCAACAGCCTTATAAATAAAGGCTTTGAGTGTGTTGCCCTAATGAAAATGGAAAAGGCAACAAAGGCAACAATTGAGCAAAAACTAAATTTGTTGCCCATGTTGCCCAAATGAAAAAAAAGAGGCAACAGCCTAAAACCCTTATATAGCAAGCATGTTGCCCATGTTGCCCCTTAAAAATAGACATTCTGAGAAAATTTAAGAGATTTAGAACAATGCCAAACGTAAACAAAGTAACTGTGATGGGTGTACTAGGTCGTGACCCTGAAACTAAACAATTTCCCAACGGTGGCAGCGTTACGACATTCAGCGTTGCAACTACTGAGTTTTGGAAAGACAAGACCACAGGTGAGCGTAAAGAAGCTACAGAGTGGCATAGAATCACCACCAGCAACCGTTTAGCCGAGATTGCCAGTAAGTACCTCAAGAAAGGCGGAAAGGTGTATATCGAAGGCTCATTGCGTACAAGGAAGTGGAAGGACAGCAAAGGAGCGGAAAAGGAAATAACCGAGATTCGAGCAGATGAGATGCAATTGCTTTGATCGAAAGCTCCCTAAATATGGAGAGCTTTTATTAGTGATTTATAAATTTTATTTTAATTAAGGAGGCTTAAGATATTTCTACTTTTTAGTTTTTTTTGGTTTTTTGATCTTATCTGCTGGCTTTCGAATAGACTTTAGGTTTAACACACAGTGCCTTACCTTATATCCACTTAAACCAGAATGTGGGTGTACTTGAGTACTATAGAAAAGATTAATGTCATCATGTGGCCAAGTTAGTTCAAGTCCCTCCAAATTTGTATTACGGGCTGGATCATTTCCTGCAGCCTCTAACTCGTTATACCATGCTCTTAAAATTTTATTTGTCGATTGGGTCGTATTAACAACATAAATTAATACACCACCACATTTTTCATTTTTTTCTCCAGTGGAGTAGTCTTCTAATAGTTGCTTGAATCCGCCATCAATTTTTGTGACACCATTCCATATTTTAGACTCACCAAACCATTTATATGGATAACCAGATAATTCCACATGAATATCTACATGACCATTATCAAATTTATCATGAGCAGCGTCATAATTTAAGATCTTTAAGTCTCTAACTATTTGAGTATTAATATCATCTTCAAATACTTTTAGCGCCTCTTTATTCGCATCACTTATAGGATATTTTTGGGCTATTATTTTTCGACTCGCCTGTATCTCTCTTAAAATTTCATCTAAATCAGTATAAAGACAATCTATGAAGGCCTGATAGGATGTTGGTTGTAGTCGAGTCATAAATTTAATAACCCGAGGATCTAATAAGCCTGGGTTAGTGAGCATTCAAATTACTCACAAATAATATTGATGGGGAAAAGAAAGTTAGCACTTGTTGATTAAACTCTTCAGCTGTTAAGACCTCCCCATTCAAAGGATGGATGTATTCGCCAGTGGTAATAGAATCTAATATCCCACTTACATCATCAGCATCATCAACTATTTCAAATCGACTAACTAAGGAATTATAAGCTTCAAATTTTTGCGACAGAACATCAATGTTGTCTTTTGTTAGAAAAAATACAGCACTATAGAAAATATCTTCTGAAGTGGATGAATCTACGCGCTTGTAAAGGTCTGCAAAAGTTAGATGGTTTTTCTTGGATGGGGCAATCGAAATGTAATCAATCATTTTAAGACACGCACTCAACATTTCAGCTGAGACATCTTTCAACTGAAACTCTAAATTTTGCTTTAGCTCTAACAAATATTGAGAGCGTGTCATTGTCAAATTACCTTAATGTTAAAAGCTTATTGAGAACAAACTCAATATCCTCATAAGATCGGCTACCAATTACAAATGCGTTGTAAAGATGGCTACCATTAATATTACTTAAAGCGTTATAGCTACTATTTAATGAAATTTCTATATCCCTATTATAGTATTTTTTACTTATCCGATACGGTGTAATAGTTTCATCAAGTTTCACACCGTCAACTTCTGTATTTTTTAAACCATTAACACCAGATTCATGATACACAACTTGTCTGATATCAACGCTAGCTCCACGTAATTTTTCGTGATGAGCTGTACCTTCAGTAGTTGTGAAATAGATCTCTGTTACACCACTGATATTATCGACAGTCTCATCATAAAATTTTTGAATACATGGAAATAAATCTAATGGGGCAGCTAGAAAATCATATTTTGCATGATTTCTAAACCTAATTCTTTTTTAATGAAATGAGAAAAATTGCTATGAATTACGTTAAGTTCATTCCTTGGCATAACTCTAGCTAGATCTACTAAAATAATTAATAGACTCCGCTCCTCATCTAGTATCACTGAATCAAAGCATCTTAACTCTGTAGTTTTAAAGCCAAAAACAGAGCTATACAATTCACTAATACTATCTTTTAGATCATCCGTATCGATTTCTTGTCTAACTGTTAATTCTCGTACTTGGGAAAATTGATATGAAATAATTAGATCTTCTCGGATGTCATATCTTTGAAATGGATAAAAAGTTCTTTTGTTTACTTGTGACTCTACTTCAAGATCTGGCTGATGGCTTTCAAAAGTTGAATCTAATTTTTGTTTAATTTCAGCAATATTTTTCACATTTTGATAAACAGTAATAAATTTGTCATCAAATAAGATATGTCTATTAACAGTATCTGATATTTTTTCTTGTAACTTTTCTAATTTTTCCAAATCATAAATAGCTGATAATTTTTGCTGTAAATCAGAAAATTTGCGACCACTTAAGTTCCTACCCACAGTCTTAAAGATTCGCTGAAACTCTTTTAAAGACATAGCTCTTTCTTCAGCTATGTCCAATGTGGATGCTATTATTTCACGTACATCATCAGTGTCATGTTTTTGATCATCAGTCATTTTGATTTCGATATCTTAAGTTATTGAAAGGTAACTTAATAATTAAACCATATCTCTAATAAGATTTATTTATATAATTTAACGCTTAGTATTAGTATAAAAATAGCGTTGAGGTCAGCTATTACAATTATTTTTTGGCCTACTCATGTAGTGATATCAATACACAGTATGTTTACATAGCAAATTCAAAGAATTGAAATTTAATATTAAAAAAGTATAAGCAAAGGGACGGCTTACTATTATTCAATAGTTAATTGATGGCCTTAATACATGTTAAAAAATTATGTGACCATATCTCATTAGATAGCTGAATGGTCATTATCACCATGCAGGTTCAACTATCATGGAAATCGTGATAACTGAATAAGCAGCTTTAGATCGGTGCAGTCTAATTAGACAAAACGCACTTTTGCGTTTACCTGTAAAAACAACACATTATATTCACCTGGCATGGATGCTCAATTTTGAGCTTTGTTTTGATAACAATAAGTTGAATACATCCCTATCAGATTTAAAATCCGAAAGGGTTACATTTGATATGCCATGGGGCTCTTACCGGAAGCCAGTACCGCCAAAAGATACCGGTACTATGAAATGGGGGTATCCTTTTGCATGGGACTGGTATCTTGAAATACGAAGGGGAATTTATGAAAAAGAAAACTTTAGAAAAACAGATAAGGCAAGTCGGATTTTGGACTGTTATAGGGATATTCTCGTACATGGTGATGGCATTCTTTCTGAAAAGCAATTACCCAATTTATGAGTATGACTTTAATCGATCTGTTGCATATGACGTTATAAAAGATGCTCTTACTTTAGGTGCTGCCTTCCTTGCGCCGGTAGCTGCATTTGTTCTTTTTAGTGATTGGCGGAGTGAACACAAAATAAAAAGTACACTTCAGCTTTTAGATGATTTAAATGACTTATCATTCCATATTAAAAATGGGTTTGGTTTTTATCATGCTAAAATTATCATGGAAAAAGAGATAACTACGAACGAATTTAGAAATAGAGAGGATCGTCAAAGATTATTATGGGAACTTATAGAATTAAGAAGAATGAATGGTAAATTTTTAATAAAAAATGAAAAAATAAATGTTTATCAAGAATTGATAGTTACCTTTGATAACTTAGCTAGTAAAATTTTAGATGACTTACATATATTAGAGTATTTTTCTTTCAGAATAGCTCGAGATAAAAATTCAATTGAAAGTGAGTATAACCAAAAAAATCGTTTAGAAAATTTTCAAAAATATGATGAAAAATTTAAAAAATTAGAAGCTCTTTTGAAAGAAATTACTAATCAAGCAGTTGATGTAAAAGAATCTATTCTGTGAAGCTGAATAGAAATTGAATATTAAGAGATGTTCAATTACACAGTATAAAAAAGTCCTCTATTTTGGATTGTAGTTTATTCATACCCCCTGTTTTGTCGTTCTACGTCGTACAAGAAAGGGAAAATTTAGATATACGACACACCTTTGATTTACCTTGACAGCAACCGACTACAAAGCACTATAAAAACCATGCTAAAGCCTTTATATGTAGGCGTTACAGCCATTTTATTAAAACTGTATTTCGTCAAGGTACGTCAAGGTAAATAAATCAATTCTGTATAGCTACGTATAGCAAAATTAAGCCAATATGGACCGCTTAAAATTCTCTTTCATAGGATTGTTTCGCAAATGCTGCTTTATACCAAAAACGAGCTTTAGATTGGTTTAGATCGGTGCAGTCTAATTAGATAAAAGTATCTCTTTCATAGGATTGTTTCACAAATCGTATAAATGGAGTGATTACACCCCCTATTTTGTCTAGGTACGTCTAGCAAAATCCGTATCAGTACGTATCAGTAAATGGCATTAAATCTTGCATGACAGACCTTTTGCACTTGTTTGACAAGGTACTGATAAAGGCACCTATAAAAATGCACTCAATGCCAAGCAATACAAGGCATACGCCGTTTTAAGTAGATATGCAGTTCGTCAAACTACGTCAAACAAGAAAGGCGGTTTTGTCATGCTACGTCATGCTAAATTTTGACTGGATTCTAAATCTGACCAAGTAATTTTTTTTGCTTTACAGGGTACTTGTAAGAAATGCCACCTATGCCGATTACAGCAAGGCATACAGCGATTTAATAACTTTGATTCTGTACAGCTACGTACAGCAAGAATCCTAAAATTATTCTTTACAGCAGTTATTTAGTTTCCTTGATAGACCACCAGTAGAAAAACCCTCAAAACAGCTTCAAAGCTATACATGGCAAGGTTTTCGACTATTTTGACGAAATCCCATTTCATCAAAGTAAGTCAAGGTAAACCCCCCTCTCCGTATAGATACGTAAAGAATTTTTTGTTTTGCAGACCTACATCAAAAAGACCATCAAAGCCATGCTCGATAAAATCCGCATTCTAAATGCCGAAATCAAATAGCAGCTTGTGATTTTCCCCCTTACAGATTCCAATAAAATCTTGTGGTAATCTTGGGGTTCTAAATATCAGGTTTTATAAGGTTTAATCAATCGAGTAGTGACGGCTAACCAGTCGGGGGGAGCTGATAAGTTCGGGGATGACACAAAGCGGAGACCACTCCCAACCTCATTTATAAAAAAATTTCCCTTTCAGAAAAAGTTAAAGCAAAAAGTTAAAGTTGTTAAAGTTAAAAAATCACTGAAAAGGCTTATATATAAGGGGTTTACCTAATTGTAAGTCGATTTTCAAAAGTTAAAATAATGTTAAAGGTGCTTACTATTGCTTACAGCTACCGCGTTCAAATGTCAGGTTTTGTAAGGTTCAATCTACCAGTGACAGCTAACCAGCAGGGTGAGAGTTGAAAACAATACCCATCCCCAATTTTGAGAAGGGGTATTTTCTATCTTATTGTTTTCTAAGGTAAACGCAAAATTGCGCTGAGTGGATAAGGAGCATTCACCCCAATAGGGGGTATGCGAAAATTTCCGTTGGGTGATGAACTACGAAACTTTCGTACAGTCATACAGTGTGGACATCTCTAAAATGCGAGTAGCTTAAAGATAGTCAGTAGATAACTGAGTTACCCAAAGTCACCATGTTCAATCTCCCAAATTTTCGGGACCCCTGAGCCACCAAATAGAGGGGCAGCTTTAAATACTCTATTCCGCTTCAATTAAATGATGGGAGCGAAAAAACACAGCAAACCGCTATACCGTCAGACAATAATCAAGAAAATGCGCGGGCGCGTGAGGGGAGTGTTTTTATATGAATGTAACTCCCGATATAGCAACTAAACTTAGAGAAAATGGCCTAGCAACATATAATTTGTACACTGTGATGTACACTGGGATTTTTAAATAAATTTTAAGTTATATAAAACAGTGGCTTATTGGGTTTGTTCAATTGACGCCATCCCACCAAATACTAAGATCAAAGTTAATCACATATGATTAGAATTGATCAAAAATCCTTAAATCTTAATGATTTAGGGCTTTTTTAATGCCTTCGATTTAATCATTCTTGATTCAGCTTAATCATTGATAATCAAAATTTATCACTATAAGCTGTTATACAACTGTTATACGGTATAACACTATGCTATCGGATGCCCAAGTAAAGTCATTAAAACCTAAAGAATCTAGATATTCAGTAGCAGACGGGGAAGGATTAAACATTTCTGTTTTTCCAAATGGGAAAAAGAAGTGGGTTTTATCTTATCGCCAAAATGGAAAGCAAAATCAAAAGATGCTTGGTGAATATCCTTTTATGGGGTGTAAAGAAGCACGCCAACAAGCAAGACAATTAAAATTAGAGTATCAGGGCAAGGTCGCCAATTCTCCACCAGTCCATAAGGTGGTTGAGGAATGGTTGAGTATCATGAAATCACAATGGACCAGCAAAAAATACTATGACACAGTCGAATATCGACTTGCATATCTAACCGAGGATTTTAAAAATCTTCCAATTAATGAAGTTGAAAGAAAGCACATCTCGAAGAAAATTAAAGAAATCGTTGCCAAGGGTACTTTAGAAACCGCAAGCCGAGCATTAAGACTTGGTAAGCAAGTATTTGATTTTGCAATTGCCTCAGATTATACAGATCGTAATCCATGTACATTGGTAGAAGATGTAATTCCAGAATATGAATCTGATAGCCATCCTTGTTTACCTGTAAGTGAAATGCCAGAATTCTTTAGGCGCATGAAAGCAAGTCATTCTAGCTCAATAGTAAAAATGGCCATGCTTTTAGTTTGTTATACCGGAACCCGAATAACTGAATTGTTAAAAGCTAGGTGGGATACTGGAGAGATAGATTTTGAAAACAAAGTCTGGATAATTCCTGCAGACCGGATGAAAAAAAGAAAAGAATTAATGGTCCCCTTGGTACCACAAATTTATGCCTTGTTTAAGGAACTTGAAAGCGTTAAGACTGATGACGGGTACATATTTAAAAAACGTGGCAAACCCTATGAACACATGACATCTGAGTCAGTTCTCACAATGATAAAAAGAATGGGCTATACAGATAAAATGGTTACCCATGGTTTTCGTTCTTTGTTTTCGACCCATGCTAATGAAAGTAAATTGTTCCGTGGTGAGGTGATTGATTATCAAATTGCTCACGTGAACAAATCAACGAAAGCAGATAAGACAAGTAAAATATATAACCGTGCTGAATATTGGGATGAGCGAGTAGAGCTTATGAAATGGTATGCTAATGAAGTTGAAGGGTGGATCAATTAATATGTTTGGTTATATTTCAAATTACTACTTAGAGAAAATTGAAAGAAAAAATGGCTATAATGAACTTTATGTTGAAAATATTGACGAGTTAACTGAATTAATTCGGCCCGATAAACCAAAACGAATAAAAGATTTATTTAATCAGATTTATCTGAATACAATTGAAAAAGATGGTGTACTAAAACTTTATTTTAATAATTTTCTATACAGAGGTATAAGTGATAGTAACCATGATTTATCACCTACATTATTTCGAATTGAACAATATAAAGAACTAAATCATAAAGATTTTATAAGGAAAGAATTTAATATTCTTAAAAAATTTATCGAGTCATGTGATTTCGCTAATACCCAAATTCCAAATGATTCATTTAAACTTAGAGAAATTTTTAAAAATGAAAATAAATTTCTAACTACATATTTTTCTGAAAATGAAGGAACATTATCTGAAGACCTATATGAGTTAGCGGCATTTGCTCAACACTATGGTGTTCCAACGCGACTTTTAGATTGGTCTTATCATCCTTTGGTTTCACTTTATTTTGCTAGTATTGGAGCAATTAAAAGCTTTACAAGAACTAAAAAAAATGCATATTTCTCATTATGGGTATATTCACCCATTACTCACGTGAATCCGCATGATCAGAAGATATTAGATCACAAAATAAAAATTATTGATGTACCAAGGGCTATTAATCAGCATGTATCTTTTCAACAAGGCTGTTTTATTATGGTAGAACAAGCCAATAATGATAATAATTTTGATTTCCTTTCTAAAGATTCAAATGAAGATTCTTCTGAAAATATAAATTTAAATAATATTATTGAAGATCCTAAGTTTTTACGACTCAATGATTTACTTCATAAATTTGATTTAAATTCAAATCTGTTAAAAATAAATATTCCGATTAAACTTGCTTTAGAGGTTTATGAATTTTGTAATATTTATCATTTCAATAGTGCTACATTATTTAGGGGTCCTCATGGAGGAAGCCAGAATGTTTTAGATTCTTTGGAGATAGAAAAATTCGAGAAAATTTCTGAAAATTTAAAAGGTGCTTAATTTGCGCCTTAAATTTTGAATCTAATCATAGCAAGTAAATATGAAAGTAATTTTTGTAGATTTTAAATTGAACGAATTTTTAATGTTTAAAATAGATAAATTGGTAAATCAAAATGGGTAATAAATACTACGATCAATTAGTAAATAATGAGTCTCATTATGAAATTACGTTTAATGATTTTGAGGAGTTTATAACTTTTATTCGTCCAGATAAATTACATGTAAAAGATCTAATGACTCAATTAAGAATGGAATATAACCCATCAGCTGTTAATTTTCCTTTTTTAAAGATAAAAGATTTTAAAGGGTATAGCACATTAGACAAGTCGATCATTTATCGGGGACATGGAGAAAGTGATTGGGATTTAAAACCAACCTTTTATCGTAATAAAAAAAATATTGGGTGGATTAAGACAAATTGGAGTTTAGATCAAAATTATGAGTCTGAAATTTTATTGAAATTCCAAGATTCCTGTGATTTAGCTGGTGTTCAATTACCATCAGATAATGATCAATTGAGAAGAAGACAAAAAAATAAGTTAAGTAAATATAGGAAATCGTTTGGGAGAGATCCGCTAGATTGGTTTGATGATGATTTTTTTGAGTTGGCTGTGTATGCGCAACATTATGGAGTTGAAACTAGATTGCTGGATTGGACCAAAAATCCGTTTGTAGCTAGTTATTTCGCTTGTTCTCATGCACTCAAAATGAATTATGATCCAAATTCAAAATTTTGCATTTGGGTATTAAATTCTGAAAGTATTACAAATGAATTGAATCAAGTACTCGAAGTGCTTGATCCACCTAAAGGCCTTAATCAGCATATTTCTCATCAACAAGGTATCTTAACTTACACGAAAAATCACATCAAAATCTTTAATGAATTTGGAACTCGACCATGCTTGAAAGATATTCTTAAGTATTATGAAAGTGGTTACAGGTTATTAAAAATAACTTTAGGATATGAATTAATTGTTGAATTATTTAATTATTGTAATATTCATAATTTCAATGCATGTCACTTATTTCGTGGTACCAACGGTGCTGCAATGCATACCTCTGATTTATTAAATTTTGATGACTATAAATATCCTATAGAAGATTAAAGGCGCTTATTTAGCGCCTTGAATCTCGACTTTAATCTTTGCTACTGATTGAGAGGTCCAACCCTTATACGTTTTGGATTCTCGATCAGGCGGGAATTTCTCCAAATAATATTTTTTAAAAGTATTTGGAGCCATACCGAGTTCTTTAGCCAGTTGTCTTAATGAATACCAAGACATTTAAATCTCCTTACTTTCCGCTTTAACTTCTAATTGAGTACCCTCATAGGTGCCGTCACCCCCACAATTCAGACAATGTGTATACATGCCTAAACCTTCCCCATCAGGACAGAAGTTTTCAGGTAATGACCCGTCTAGAAATACAGTGCTACCAATTGGCTTTGTGTGAATATGAGGGGCAAGACCGTAATAGGGGAAAATGCATTCACCATTTCCATCATCACAAAAATCACATGTTTTAGCTTTTACTTCACTCATCCATTAGTTCCTCAATTCATTACGTTCTTTCTTCAATTGACGTAAAAGGTTGTGAATAGTAACGGTTACAGCTTTATCTAAACTTTTAGTTGAATGGAATTCGGCAAGCTGAGAAAGCGCTAAACCAAAAATGTGGTATGCAAAAACCTTTTGCAGCCTCAGGATTATTTTTGAGAAGCTCTTCAGTACTTGGACAAATGATTTTTTCAAAAATATGAACAGCTACCTGAGAGGTAATGCAAAAGCCTATAACAAAAAAAACGGGGCCACTGGTGGATTCCAGTTTCTCGAAGGTACTGCCAAGCAATATGGCGTAAAAGACCGCACTGATTTAGCACAGTCTGCTGAAGGTGCGGCTAAGTACATGTCTTATCTTTTGAAACTTTTTAAAGGTGATTTAGAGAAGGCTGTACGTGCATATCATGCAGGTGAAGGCAATGTAATGAAGGGTAAAGGTATTGGTAAAAATAATAATCAATACTGGAAAGACTATCAAAGTTATATGGCTGGTATTAATGGCTATTCTGCTGGTGATATCTCATCAAAAGAGTTTGATAAGTTTATTCAAGATTCCACTAAAATGGCCGAGGAGCAAGCAAAACTTCGTCTTCAATTAGAAAATGAGGTTGCTAATCAAGTAACAAAGATTAGGAATGATCTGGCCAAAAAACTTGAGGATGTTGATAAAGCTAACTTTAGCCCAGAACGCAGGACCGAAATTAAAGCAGAACTTCAAGCACGTGCAGATAATGACATTGCTATTGCTGAGCAAGCTACAAAGACCAAGCTTGATTCATTCCGTGATTTCACCAAGTCGGAAGAGCAGCTTTTAAAGGACAGTTTTGCAAAACGTCAATTTGAAGCCGAACACGACTTAGAGATGACGAAAGAACAGCGTAAAGAAGCTGTTAATTTGTTAGCTCAACAGTTGCAACAAGAATTAGGTTTACTAAAACTTGCTCAAGAGCAACGTTTGTTTCAAGCTAAATTATTCTTGCTTTCAGAAACTGAGGCAATGCAAGAACGCTACCGATTGGAGCGAGCAGAAATTTCCAAAACGGTAAAAGATGAGGAGGAAAAACGTAAGCGACTGGCATTATCACGTGATCAAGAACGATTAGAAGCACTTGACCGTGCAGCAAAAGCTGGTCAAGCATGGGGTGGTGTTCATGCTGATATGAATGGGACAAGTGAGTTCTTTAGGCAAGATCAGGAACGAACAAGTAGTTTAAGTTCCGCATCGAATCTAGTTGATAGTCAAGTAGGGGTAGTTAACTTAAATGAACAAAATTCACTTGAGACTTTAAATGCTCAATTTGAGCAACAGCTTACTAGTCAGCAGGATTTCGAAAACCAGAAAACTGCAATTATTCAAGCTGCTCAAGTACAGCGAGATCTAATTTATGCAGATTACGCAAAGAATGCTCAGGAAATTGAGGCCAAGTATCAACAAGATCGACTGAATACACAGTTAATGTATGGTCAACAAATGACAGGATCATTAACCTCGATGTTCGGATCTATGTTTGGAGAGCAATCTAAAGCCTACAAAATCATGTTTGCCGCAGATAAAGCTTATGCCATTGCAGCTGCTGGTATTTCTATTCAGCAAAGTATTGCAAAGGCGGCTAGTGTTGGTTTTCCAGCAAATATCCCATTAATTGCAAGTGCTATTGCTCAAGGTGCAACCATCATTGCAAACATCCGGGCAATCAAAGATCAAGGTTTTGCTGAGGGTGGTTATACAGGTCGAGGTGGGAAATATGAAGTTGCCGGTGCTGTGCATAAAGGCGAAATTGTATGGTCCCAAGAAGATATTAAACGCTGGGGTGGAGTTGGCTTAGTTGAGAAAATGCGTAAGAGTGCAAACCCTGAAGCTTTTCTCAATAACAATGCCTCGACTGATAGTGTCATGCGCCGTGCAATGATGAGCTCTAATGCCTTTATAGAAAGCCAAAAGCAATCTGATATCTTTAATCAACCAGTTCAAGCTACTCAGATTATTTATAAGGGTAATAGAGACACACCTAAGTTAGCTTCTTCGGCAAATTCTGACCTATTCCATGATGGTAAAGTCTATTTTTCTTCAAATGGCTTGGTTCAGGATCGCTCAAATCTGGGTGATGTTCAGGACTTTACTTTAGGACGTACTTCACGCCCTCAAGCTGAGATTATGCCTTCAATTGAGCCAGCTTCACCGACAATCAATTTCAAAATTGAAGTGATTAATCAGGTGAGTGGGGCGACAGTTGAAGCCGAACAATTGGATGAGCAATCAGTCCGGATCATTGTTAAAGATGAACTGGATAAGCAGCTTCCAAGAACGGTACCGAAGCTTGTAAGTGATCAAATCGCAAATCCAAACTCAACCATTAGTCGGTCTTTGACTGAGAATACGACAGCAAGAAGAAATCGCTCTTAATGATTTGAACCCTTTTTAGGAGGGTTCATTTTCATAATATTTAAATTTCAAGGTGATAGAGTCTGTTGGCATTTAAATTGATGGTTAAGACATGAAAAAAATAATTGTAATTTCTACAACACTTTTAGGCCTTACGGGATGTGCCATTCCTGCGGTAAATAATCTCGTAAGATCTACAAATATGTATCAAGATGAAATAGCAGGTGATACAGCGAATTTAAGGGTTTATAGAAGTAATGTACCCATGGTGCAGTTCTATATTACTTATCAAAATAATGAGGGTGAAAAAATTTCAAAGAACCTAATAACTAAGCAGATTTCAAATAATTTAACAAAGTATGGCTCTATGCATGAGCCCAAAAAATTAAATATGCCTAAACCCACAATCAGTTTAAATAATGGTGAAGAGTTTTTTGAGTTTAAAGTACCCGCAAATAAGAAGTTAACTTTCAGACTTACTTCTGTTATTGGGTCAACTACTATGTATAGTTGTGATGTAAAAATGGACTATCAGTTGGAAAGAAATGCCAATTATGAATTGATCCGATTTAAACAAATCAAAGATATTGTGAATCCACCTTTTTTGACTGAACCTTCTCAAGATGGATCCTACTGCAAATTTATAGTGAAGGAGATTTTTGAAGATGGCAAAGAAACCGTAATTAAACCGATTTCTTAAGTTCTAACTACTTTATTAAATAGGGAGAAATTGCGATGCATCAGAGTGAGGTCGGATTTTGGGGTGGTGGTAGTATGTATGTATCAGGTGTACCTAATGATTTACAGAAGTTCTTTGAAGCACTCACAAAATTATCTTTAAAATTTCCAAATGATTTTGAGTGGCCTTTGGTACTTAATAGATTATATAAAAAGTATGTTCTATATGAAGATATTAATAAAACTAAAGAGATTATGGATTTCTGTAAATCAAAATTGACGGAACCATCTGAAAATGAAAATACGAATATATTTTTAAAGTACTTTAGACAATTTGATTCTGCAGTAGAGAGCGCAATTTATTTTACGAGTATTTCAATGATTATGTACCAGTTAGAATAGCTGTGGTTGACTTACCATGGCAAATGGTTGAAGCCCGAAGACCTCTTCGTGAATATGATCAATTAGAAGGCGTACCTTATTGGTTGACTGATTATAGTTGGGAAGAAATGGAACGGTTAGGCAACTTATAAATTGTAGATTCTTATTATTTAAAGCCCCTTTGGGGCTTTTTATTACCTGAAGGAAAGTTATGTACAAGTTAAAGCTAAATCCTCAGACCAGCGGCTATGGCGTAACACCAGGTGATGATGTGAAACGTCAGCAGATGGATGGCGGACGTGGTCGCTATTACATCGATGTAAAACGTAATAGCCACATTGTTGATGTGAACTGGAATTTAAGTAAAACCGATTTCAATAAAATGATGGCCTTCTGGCGGATCTATCAGAATAAGCCAGCTTCATTTTATGCGGATCTGGTGATTGATCAGGGAGCACGTCAGCAATACCTGTGTAACTTCATTCCGAACTCCTTCAAGACCAATGAAGTTAATGGCAATCTTTACCGGGTAAATGCTCAGCTCGAAGTTGTTCAAAACCAGCCTAACCTTACTGCAGATATAGCATTAATTAAAGATTGGGAGGTCTAATGGATAACGAATATGCCAAATTCTTTTTCAATCGGAAAGTTGATGTCTATCAACTGGAATGTATTGAACTCTCACATCCTTCTTTTATGAATACTTACCGGGTAGTCCGTAACGATGACCGAGGTGTCTATGTACAACATAAGGAGGGATCCGGTCAGGTCTATTATGAGTTCTTGCCAGTCTCTATACAAAGATCGGGAATGCTTGGTGATCTGGACCAGACATTAACCGTTTCTATCTCTGGTCTAGGTGATGTGATGCCTGATGAGTTTGAACGGGTAATCGAAGGGCAATATCCAGATGTAAAGCCAACCGTAAATTACCGGATTTACAGTTCAGACAATCTGAACTCTCCAATGTTTTATTTACTTGGACTGCAACTCTCCAGTGTTGCCATGAACCATAAGGCTGTGACATTCAAGGCTGAATCGCCGCGATTAAATACCACTAAAACCGGAGATATCTTTGCACTGGATCGCTTTAGTGGCTTGAAGGGGGCTATATGAAAAGTCACGATCATTTGCTCGATAGGCAATATGACGATGAACACTACAATTGTGTTCACTTTGTTCATGAAGCTGCAATGGACCTATACGGTATAGATCGGGCGGAAGCGCTTGAACTCTTTATGCAGCCTAAGGGCAAAATTACTTTTTTATCTTCACGGTTAAAACTTTTAAATCCGCTGCCCATGCCCAAGGAAGGCTGCATAGTCGCCTTCCATCCCAGACAAAGAAATAAGCCCCCGCATGTGGGGCTTTTTCGTGGGCAAAAGATTCTTCACCTCATGGAAAGCGGAGTCACTTATTTGCCTGAAGAGGTCGTGATGGGAATGGGGTTTAATCGGGTCAGTTATTATGATTAAAGTTATTTATAAAAAAGATGCTTTGTCTGAAGAAAAGACAATTGAACAGGCTCAAACCATTGGGCAATGGCTCACTTCAAAATATGAACATATGCCTGAACATGTGCGTATCTTTCATACTACAAGCAATATGGATCATGCCGAAATTTCATTTGCGAATGAAGTCACACCGAAGAATGCATATGACTTAAAGCAGCTTGATTTCTTACCGGGCACTTTTATCGTTGTTGAGAACCCTAAATGGGTCGCGGCTATTGTTTCGATTGTGATTAGTATTGCGATCGCATTTTTAATGCCGACGCCATCAATAGCACAAACGACTCAAAATACTAACCAGTCTTCTTCAGCAAACAATGAACTTTCTAACCGGGAAAACAAGATCCGGGTGAATGGTCGTATTGCTGATAACTATGGAGCTGGGTGGAATACTCCAGACCTAATCGCAGTACCTTACAAGGTATATGAAAACAACGTTGAAGTTGAGCATGTAGTGGGCTGTATTGGGCGTGGACACTATAAAATCAATGGAGCTTATGACGGTGAAACCAATATTGTCGATATTGCCGGTGCATCGGTAGAAGTCTTTCGACCAGGCGTCGATATTGTCTCGGGTGAGCCATATTTCTCGCTTGGTACCGAAATTACAACTCCACCCTTAACGGTTCAGCATCAAACTTCTGTTAATGGCCAAGTTCTCCGTCCAGCAGATACGCAGTCTTTAGAAGATACGAACTATCTTCATTTTGCATATCCAAACGAGATCCTTCGGGCATCTGCAAACAATACGGATTTAACCACTAAGTTTGTAAGTAATGACCGCGTAGAAATCACCAATGCCTCATTCACGTTTAACGGCCAGACTTATGATTTAAACGGCACTTACAGCGTTCTATCGGTAGCTGATGATCGAATGACGTTATCAAATCCGGCGGCCGTTAATGCTAACTGGTTAAAGCTTAAAGAGTTAAATAACCAACAAACTGCAGCTTTGTCACCAAAGATCAGTTCAATAGGTGAAAAATGGATTGGTCCATTCATTCTGGACAATGTTGAACGTAGCCGGGTGCTGTGTAATTTTGTGGCCACCAATGGACTTTATACCGTTTCTTCAGGTGGGAATCAGGCCGCTGTTAACGTCACGATTGAAGTTGAAGTAACACCGGTAAATGAATCTGGTGCAGCGATTGGTAATCCGATGCTGAAGCAGATCATTTTAAAGGGTTCGGCAAAGTCACGTCAGACAGTTGGTGCAACGCTGGATATGGTGACATTTCAGGGTCGCTGTAGTGTCCGTGCACGCCGTTTAACACCAACACCAGCGGTTACAACGGTAGTAGATGAAGTAAAGTGGCAGGCGCTTTACGGTGCTTATCCTTTGCAAAGCACAGTGTATGAACATGAAACAGTTTTTCGTGCACGTACTTATGCAACCACTGGAGCTTTATCTGTTAAGTCACGCAAGATCAATTTTGATCTTCAGCGGATGTTGCCGACTTATAAAAACGGCGCAATGACGACAGAGCTATTTCCAACATCAAGCTTTGCTGATGCACTGGTTTCAATGGCACTTGATGACAAGATTGGTCGCCGTACGATCGACGAAATAGATCTGGAAAATATCTACCGAACTTATAACAATGTAGTTGATTATTTTGGAACACCACTAGCGGCTGAGTTCTGCACCACAATTGATGATACAAACCTGTCTTTTGAAGAGCTGGTCACCAATCTTTGTGATGCAGTGTTTTGTACCGCTTATCGACAAAACAACAAGCTCAAGCTTTATTTTGAACGGCCAACTGATAACTCGGTAATGCTGTTTAATTTCAGGAATATCATTCCAGATAGTTACAAGCATGATCTGACCTTTGGTGTGATGGATGACTACGATGGTCTGATCTATGAATACACGGATCCGACCGACGATAGCCGTATCAATATCTATTTGCCAGACAAAGGAGCAAAGAACCCGAAAGAAGTGAAGTCTGTTGGTGTACGGAACAAGTGGCAAGCTCATTTCAATGCTTACCGGCTCTGGAATAAGCTTCGGTTTCAACGTAAATCCATTACCTTTAATGCGGCACCAGAATCAGAATTACTGGTTTTACGTGACCGGATTGCTGTAGCGGATTATCGCAATGGTATTCATCAAAGCGGTGAGGTGGTACAGCAAGAGGGTTTAATCCTGACTTTAAGCCATGATGTAGATTTTATTGCAGGCAAGAGTTATGTGATTTATTTGCAAATGGGGGATGGTACCGTGGACCTTATTCCTGTTACCGCAGGATCTGCCAAGAACAAGGTAGTTTTAGGCCGATTACCGAACGGTGCATTAAAGCTAAGTCCTGATGATTTTGTGAATACTATCTATACGGTGGTTAATGACGATACCAAAGGCTCACTGCCTTATCTGGTTGCAAAAAGAGAACCGGCTGACCAGTTCTCTAATACAATTACTGCAATTAATTACGATGAACGTTATTACCTCAATGACAAGGATTTTATTGATGTACCGGTTGATGATTCACCGATCTACATTCGATATGACCAGCTTGATATTAATCTCGCACGTTTATATCAAATGCAAAGAGGTGATTTACCAACGACTGGAGAAATTAGCTTTGTAGTTGAAGCTGGTGCGCTGGTTTCAAGCTCAAGTTCTTATCGACCTGAAACAAGGATGGTTTATAAGTTTGACTATAATAATAGTCCTGCAAAACGAGAGTATATCGTTCCTGCTGCAACTGAATTACCAGCGATAGATACAGGGGAGTTCCCACCTGATCTGGTGGTGAATCTAACGATTAAAGGCGCTGTTGTTGGACGTGGTGGAGATGGCGGGTTGCCACATCTAGCTTACGGAGATTGGGAAAAAGATTCTGACTTCAATTTTACCAAAACCCGCCGTGATGGGTTTCAGGGAGCACCCGGTTTATTGAACCGGCACAGCAAACTAAACCTGATTATCGATGGCGGTACTCTAGCTCGAGGCGGATCTGGTGGCGGCGCAACACCAAGCGGTATTTACACTGGATTGTCTTATGGTGTTCAAGGTGTTCCCGGTGGAGCTGGAGCACCTTTTGGTCGGGTTATGACCGGACAGCCGATTTCAAATGACTCACAAGATTATCGCCTCTATCTGGAGAGCTATTTATTGGTTATGAAAATCACTGATGCTGAGGCCTTAGTTCCCGGGAAGGGTTATAGAACGCAGAATGAACGCTATGGATCTCCATTATCAGGCGATGGCGGAAACTGGGGCCAACGTGGTACCAAGTCTACCAATGATGGAACATGGAACTGGAAATACCATGGCACAACTGAAGGTCAGCCGGGGCCGGGTGGACCTGCAATTGTGGGAGTTGCGCCACTTACAACCAAATTGATTAATGGAGGAAAAATTTTACAAACCCTTTAAACCTTAAAAGAACTTTGAGCACCCAATTCGGGTGCTTTTTTATTGTCTATATTTTCTGGAGATATAAATGGAACCAGTTTCCACTAGCGGTTTTACAGCACTTTTAAAATTATATGGGATTGCAATCATGGTGACTTTAGCAGTCGGTTTGGTTGCAGCAGTTGTATTAATGACTCGTATGCCACGCTCACCACAAGAGTGGGCAGTGGGCTTGATCTGTACGGTTGTATCAAGTCTCGCTGGTGGCTCATTCATTATTGTGAAGTGGGGGCTTCATGAATGGGTTACTGATGTATGGGGGATGATCGCACTTGGTGGTTTTTTCTTTGTTTGTGGATTACCCGGTTGGGCTTTAGTCCGTTGGATCTTTAATTTTATAGATAAACAGGAAGGTAAAACGATCGTTGAAGTGATCAAAGAGTTTAAGAAAGCCAGAAAAGACATTGAAAACAGCTAATGCCGCCTTCGGGCGGTTTTTTACATCTATAGGTAATTGAAATGAAATTTATCAATCTACAAAGAACACTTGGTGTTGCAGTTGACGGGAAGATAGGGCGCGGCACTCTTACAGCCTTATTTAAGAAGCTAGGTGCAAATCAAAGCCGAGCTGAAGAGTTGGCATTAGCAGCTAATGTGCACTTCAAAGACTATGCGATTCTCTACAATGAGTTGCGCTTTGCTCATTTCATTGCACAGCTTGCACATGAATCAGGCAATTTTCGATACATGGAAGAAATAGCCAGCGGTGCAGCTTATGAAGGTCGTAAAGATCTAGGCAATATCATGGCTGGCGATGGTGTGCGTTTTAAAGGCCGTGGACCGATCCAGTTAACTGGTCGTGATAACTACCAAAAATATGGTCGAGCATTAGGCATTGATTTTGAATCACATCCCGAACTTGTAGCAATTCCAAGTATCGGCTTGCTAGTCGCTTGTAAATTCTGGACTAACAACGGATTAAATGAACTTGCAGATCGTGATGACGTTTTAACTATAACCCGTCGCATTAATGGTGGTACAAATGGCTTAGTTGAACGTAAAGCCAATCTAGCCAAAATTAAAAGTTGGATGTCATGAAAGCTTTAGTATTGCTGTGCTTTCTCCTAACAGGATGCACAGCTCATACGATCAATAACAATGTGAGTGTAGGAATTTGTGTGAAAGCCCTTTAAAAGGGCTTTTTAATATTTGAAAATTTCTTTTTAGTCTTAAGAACTCTTCTTATAAATAAATTTGTTGAAATCCTAACTTTGCTAAATATACCTATTCTTTCAAGTATAAAAAAAGGACTTTCGTCTAACATGCGCTTAAACTTTAATAAATATTTTATTTCATGAGTTTCATGATTTTGGTCTTGATAGGTTAGTTTGATTATTGGTCCTAGTTTTACAATATCGGCATACATATCTTGAGCTTTTGAAGAAAAGCTTACCTCCATATAGTGGTGCTTTTCTGTATCATTTATACTTTTAAAGATATCAAAATCATATCTTGAATTATGAAATTCATAATTGACTCCTGGATTGTTAATACAGGTTTCTGTTAATTGTAGATTTAAGAAGAATGCATTTTCTCCCGTATTTAACATCTTTAGACCAACTCTAATGACATCTTTTTCTATAAAGTCATCATATTGATTGGTAAGTCTTGTAGTTTCTAAAATTATATTTGGCCGCTTTCCAATTGATTGTATATGTAAAGTATAGATAGCTGAGAGAACAGCGCCTAAAGTTGAAATCCCTGAAAAAAAATAGAGAGTTAGTGTTAAATTTATTTCTGGTCCAAATTCTGTGAAATATTTAATTCCGAAAAAAAATGATAGGGATAAAATTATAACACTTATGGCTGCTATAATAATTAAGTTAAGATACTTCATATTCAGATCTTTTAAAATAATAAAAGTTTAATGACGGTTAATTATAACGGCCGACCCATTTCTTTACTCTCTTAAGCGTATCTAGATCTGCATAAAAAAATGGAAATAGCTCTCCGTAATAGGGAAGATTCATTAACCCACCTAAATCAGCGTTTGGACCATTATTTGATTCAAAAGAAATTTTGTCTAACATTCGATAGATTGGTTTTAGTGTTTGAATTAATCTATAAAGTATATAAGGTTTGCTCTTGTTTACAATGTATTGGAATTGCCATATATCTGCAGTGAGTAAAGGATGGCCATTAAAATCTAACAAATTAGTATATCCGACACCGTACTTTTCATTTTTACTATAGATTTTAATTAAGTCCTTTTCAATTTTTTCATATTTAACACTTTCTCTTAAAAAACGTTCAGAAAGAAGTACCCATTCATGTATGGGATGCTTATGATTATTATAGTTTGCATTTGTAAGATTGTTTAAGTTTAAGTATCGATTAGTCGTGGCATATGTGCTAAGAAAACTTATTAGATCATATTCTAAAATTTCATCTGAAAAAGAACCGCTGTCAATATCATACTTTGAGGTCAACAAAAGGTTTGCTTTTAATAATTTTAAAAGATTATGCCCCGGTTCTTTTAAAAATTTATCTGACGGTTTTTGATAATTGTTTTGATACATATATTCAGAAACTAAGGCAATTTTTAAAAAACGCTCAATACCGATACTGAGACTAAAAAAAGCAGAATAAAACATTCCATCATGATTGCTGAATAATTCGGCTTTTTTTAAGTATTCTATTCCTGAGAGGATAGAGGTACCTGCAAGATAGCTTTCTTGCAATAGATCATTAAAGTTAGAATTACCATAAATTATTTTTATCATCATTTCACCAATAAAATTATGAAAAATTAATCTATTTTATCTTCTTTTTATCTAAACTTCCCCTGATTTGAATAGTTTTTAATTAACTCTAGGTTGCAGCAGTAAAACTTATTCTTTCACTGAAAAAAAAAAAGCCCTACAATGGGCTTTAATTTTAATTATTTAAACCTTCCCATGTCATGGCGGTATAAAAGCTCGGCAGAGTAAAACTTGAAGTGCGACATAAACCACCTAATTAATTTAAAGGGTTTATGGAGTATATAAAATTGTCATACCATCATCTTAACTTTGAAGATCGTACTGCATTAATGCTTGAGTCAAGAAAAGAAGGCTTTTCAGCCAGAAAATTTGCTGAACTTATTAAAAGACATCCTAGTACGATCTATCGTGAGCTTAAAAGAAATAGCATCAATGACGTTTATCAAGCTCGATATGCTTCTGATAACACTTTTGCTAGACGTAGACGTGGTCACAGAAAACTCAAAATCGATTCAATCCTCTGGAAATTTATTGTTGAAGCGATCCGTTGTTTATGGTCTCCTCAGCAAATAGCAAAGCGTTTAAAGACATTTCCTGATTTGGATCAAACAATGAATGTAAGCCATACAACGATTTATTCAACGATACGAGCATTACCCAAGGGTGAGTTGAAAAAAAGACTTATTATCCTGTCTACGTCATGAAAATAAAAAAGCGAAAAGCTAACGGTGAACCTAAAAAAGATTCTATATTACAGGATATTAAAACTATTCATGAGCGCCCAGCCGAAGTTCAAGAAAGAAAAATACCGGGTCATTGGGAAGCTGATTTAATTAAAGGTAAAGACAATAAAAGTTCGATAGCAACACTTATTGAACGAAATACACGGCTCTGTATCTTGGCAACATTACCTGATGCAAAGGCAGAATCAGTGCGCAAGGCTTTAACTGAAGCTCTGAAATATTTACCTGCAGAACTGCGTAAAACGTTGACCTATGACCGTGGACGCGAGATGGCAGAACATAAAATACTTGAAGAAGATTTAGGCATAGATGTATATTTCTGTGACCCACATTCACCCTGGCAAAAAGGCACATGCGAAAATATGAATGGTTTAATTAGGCAATATTTACCTAAAGGGATTGATTTAAATCAGGCAGATCAGCATTATTTAAATCAAGTTGCCATGTCACTGAATACTCGTCCTAGAAAAGCGTTAGATTGGCTTACACCATTAGAGAAATTTGCTCAGCTTGTTGATTATCATAAGACTTTTCAAACTGTCGCACCTCATGTTTGAATTCGCCCTCTCATTTGTTGGCTCACATTTTGCAATCGCAATATGTCTAGCCTCTTCTGAACTGTTTGCTTTAATAATTAATTTATGTTCAAGATCTAGATTTTGATTATCTAAATAGAAGCATATTTGGTAACGACATAGCATATTCATACCTCACTTTTTAGCCGACTGTACCAAGTATAGGAATCATTTGTGGCCCAGTCATCCGAGCCTTACTAATAATCTCGACCAGTTCATCATAAGTTAAATTAAAAGAATCTTCACTATCAAAAACATAGACCATATTTTTACCTTCATATTCTGGTGGTATTGGTGGCACAAAACGCTTAGGTATAAGAGTTTGTGTTAATTGTTCGTCTGTTAGTCGTGTAAAGTTCATGTTAAGTTCCTCGTTAAATGGTTAATTGAGCAAACATTTGCTCAATATAGGTAATAGTTAATAAAAGTGAGCAAATATTTTCTCATTTCGTTATCAGCGGTAATTCATCCCACTTAAATGGATTCCTGCTAAGTTTGTCGCGGCTCATGCTCCAGTTTCGACCAGGGACAAAGCATGGTCCGACCCCGATTTTTTTCTTTCCAAATTTACTATGGATACCATCCATAGCTTTCATCAAACATTCCTTTTTCTCTATTTGTTCAAAGTCAGTTAATAAGTCATAAGTATGGCCAGTCTTTGGCTCTAGACTAGTTAATATTACTCCGCACTTCTTATATTTAATTCCTTCTTTATAAATATCGTTCAACATCCTTGTTGCGGCTCTAACAAAATCTACCGCACAATCCGTGGGCTCAGAAAACGAACCAGTAATCGACTTATTATAAAAAGGTACATTAGGATCGAAAGGGTTTGACTGTACAAAAGCAATCATACATCCGCACAAAAGCCCTTCATCACGTAATCTCTTACAAGCATCTTGAGCATACATAGAGATAGCTTCTTTTAGATCCGTTAGTTCAGTTACACGACCACCGAAAGACCGGCTTGCAACTATTTGCTTTTTTGAGGGTGGGGTGTGCTCAATCTCAATGCATGAGATGCCTTGCAGTTCATAGATAGTACGAGCTATAACAATCGAGAATTTTTTCTGCATTTCCCGTGGTTCAGCACATGCCAGATCAAGCACCGTATTTATTCCCATGCTTTGTAACTTTTTTGAATGCTTACGACCGACGCCCCAGACTTCACTCACATCTATTTGAGCAAAGTAATATTCTTTGTTGCACGGATCCATATTCACTAAATCACAAACGCTGTTAAAGCCGGGGTTTTTCTTTGCAATATGATTTGCAATTTTTGCTTCTGTTTTACTTCTGCCGATTCCGACACAAACAGGTAGGCCTAACCACTTCCATATTTGACCCCGCATTTGTTGCCCGACTTTTTCTAAATGAAAGTTCTTCTCATAAGCGGTGAAATCAACAAAACATTCATCAATTGAATAAGGTTCAACTTCTTCATCTGTAACATACGAAGCAAGGATCGTATGAAAGCGCCGTGACATTTCTGCATACATTGCGTAGTTGCTTGAAAGTACGAGTACATTATGTTGTTGAACAATGTCTTTAATTTGAAAAAGAGGCACACCCATTTTAATGCCTAAAGCTTTTGATTCATTACTACGAGCAACGGCACATCCATCGTTATTGCTGAGCACAATAACGGGTTTATCATTCAAAGATGGGTCAAAGACTCTCTCACATGAAACGTACATGTTATTGACGTCTATCAAGAAAAAGACTTTGTTCTCATGCTTCATGATTTTCTTATCATTTTAATGACGCAGGTGACAACGCCCCAGATAAACAACTCTTGGCCTTCTTGTAGATAAATATTTTTATAATCCGGATTCTCTGCTTTAAGCCATTGACCTTTTTCATCGATCATTAAACGTTTAACTGTGAATTCATTGTCAATTAGTGCAATAACGATATCGCCGTGCTTTGCATCAAGACTACGATCGACAATCAATTCGTCATCAATATCAATGCCAGCATTAAGCATCGAAAGTGAAGCGACTTTTACAATAAATGTTGAAGTCTCATTCTTAATTAAGTGCTCATTCATATCGAGCACTTTGTCTATGTAGTCTTGGGCGGGTGAAGGAAAACCAGCGGAAATTTTTTCGAGTGCGTAGGGGATAAGCATGTGAGTTGATGGTACAACTTGCTTAAATGATAAAGCCTCAGATAAAACAATACTTTGTGTGAGGTACGGTTTTATCTGGATAATGGATGGTGCAATTTCGCTCATAGAATTTCCCCTATCTTGAATTTGTAACGTATTCAAGATGATATTCTAGAGATGAGCTTAAATTCAAATTTAAAAAGCTGTGGATAAACAAATAGAAGTCAAAAATTGACGTAGTCAAAAGTGCATTTGGTCGGAAATACTTCACTTCGAAAATATATTTACAATGTGTGCAATAATAATTGTAATAAATCTTAAAATAGAAAGTCGTTATGTGTGTGTTTTAAGACTTATCCACAAAGTTATCTATACGTATTTTTGATAGCTTTGCTATGGTATATACCGATATATCAAATAGATAAAAAAATACTAAAAAGTCAAGATTGCTCAACTGGAAAAAATCCCATATCTTAACCACATAGAGGCAAAATGCTTCTAGATTCCAAGCCATTAAACTCGGTAATTTATTATTGGTTAATTTTGGAAGGAATTGGGGCTACCCACAGTCGAATAGTTCTTGGCGGATCTCATCAACTGCGGGTAGTGAAACTTAGCTGCATTGCTTTACAACACAGTTCGCTGAAGTTCGTAACGCTGACAACGTTACTGACTTTAACGACGGAGAATGCGATATGAAATTTAACTCTAGTCTGCGACGCGCTGAAACGACGCTGACTTCGACGATAAACTTCGTTACGCAGTAACGTTATTAAAGCGCAAAACATGGCATAAGGCAATGCTTCCTTAAACGGAGATTGCTATGACGAAGATATTTATCTTCAGCGTGAAAGTATTAAGCTTTATAGCTGACCTACTTCAATTGGCTGATTACTTTAAGCTGTTATAGCTAAATTTTTTTAAATTAATTATAAGACCGCTAGCTTAGGCTGGCGGTTTTTTATTGGGTTTTGGAAAATAATTTGAAGTAAACTCGGCGACTGGCATCTCAAAGAAAAACTGGTCAGCATCTTCTTTTTTGCAGTTCAACCAATTTTCTCGATACTCTTCTGGAATAACGATAATTGACCTTTTCTCATCTTCGGGTTTATGGAACTGTGACATAAAAGGGTGGTTATCTGCATTAATAGTTAGCATCGACATTGATCTAACTTGTTGGCCATCAATCACAGTTGAATCATATATAGCTGCAACGGTGAAAGGTAAACCGTCTTCTCTATAAATTCCCCAACGTTCGGCTTTACCATTTACATATCGTGGTTCATAGATCTTTTCGACTGGTATTAAAGCAAACTGACTTTTAGCCCATATTAGAGAAAGGTAAAATTGCCTTAAGCGATGATGATGTAAATTCTGCTGTTATTGATACGTTACTTATAGAAAAAACAGATTTAGTTGAGAATCCTTATAAAATAAATAGCAATAAGCCAATAGCCTCTTTAGATGATGACCTACCATTTTGACTATTGATTTGAAACGATATTTATAAAATTTATTAAAAATAATTCTAAAAATATAACAAAACATCCCTCTAAGTAAGGCTAACTTGGGGGGAATTTTTTTATCTAAAAATCAATTTAATACTAAGCCCATATCCGAGTTGGTTTTTAGAAAATTCAGTCTTTAAAATTTATTTACAAACAACAGTTATGGCGGAGAATTCATATTTAAATATCGGGTTTAATGATACTGGTGAAAAATATTTTTATAAGAGTTTGAGTCAACTATGAAAGTATTGATTATAGGTATGGGGTATGCAGGAAATAGATATCTTAAGTGTTTAAAAAATATTTCAGACAGATACAGTTTAGAAGTTGCATACTGTGATCTTGAAAATAAAGGATTAGATATTCTTTATTTTGAATCAGCATTTATTGCATTGTCTAATTTTAAACCTGATCTAGTTATTATTTCTAATTCGGATGGATTTCATTTTGATGTAATCAAAGAATTAAAAGACTTTAAGGGATTTGTTATAGCAGAAAAGCCCTTAATTTCACCATCTGATAGTTGTAGCCTCACTAAAGAAAACTTAGCGAATATCTCTGGTTTTTGTATGGATTTGGTTGAAAGATATTCTGAAAATACATTTTTTTTGAAAAACTTTATATTTACTGAAAACCTTAGATTAGTTAAATGTAATTTTGCTTGGGCAAAAAATCGTTTAGGTGATTATAGATCTACAACTGGTGTTATTAGTGAAGTAATTCATCCTTTGGATTTGATTAATTATATTTGCTATCCAAACGATAAATTGATTTTAAAAAAAATCATTGGATTGCGTTCGGATTTCTCAATTTCTGGTGATAATGTTACTGATTCTGTTTCTTTAATCGCAGAATTGAATCAAGCAAAGGTGATTGGTTATAGTAGCTTTGTTAATTTAACTAGAAATAGAAATATTGACTTTATTTTTAAGGATAAAGATCAAAATTTAATATATGTCACACTTGTTTATGATAATCCAACTTGGGATTCAGATTATTTGAAAATCTGGAAATATGATAATGATTTTAATGAAGTTATTTTGCATGAGAATAAAACTTTTTCTTCGGTTGATGAGCAGTATAAGACTATTTTAAAGCTGTCAAAAATGGTGATTGATGTTTTAAATTTTATTAAATTTAAACAAATGCCAGAAACTGATTTTTCGGATTTAAATTATGCTCTATATCTTCAAGATTTATTAAATCAAATTGATATTAATATTGGAGAGGATGTTAATTATAAATATTTTAAAAATACTAATTTACGATTTTTATTTAGTAGTAATGATTTAGAAAAACTTGGTTAATATTATATAGGTGATTTATGTGTGGTATCGCTGGTTGGCTTTCTTTTAGTCGTGATTTGAATAATCAAGCAAAAACGATTTGTCGTATGGTACAGACTATGATGAATCGTGGTCCTGATGAGGAAGGCATTTGGATTAATGGTCCAATTGCTTTAGGGCATAGACGACTTTCTATTATTGACTTGGCTGGTGGTAAACAGCCTATGGTTGATTTAGTGGATGATAATAATAAAGTTGCCTTGATTTACACTGGTGAAATTTATAATTTTCAGGAATTACGTGCTGAGTTGATATCTCGTGGTCATGTTTTTAATACTAAAAGTGATACAGAGGTTGTCTTAAAGTCTTATGTTGAATGGGGAATAGATTTTGTAGATAAACTGAATGGAATGTACGCATTTGCGATCTGGGATGATCGTATTCGTAGTTTATTTTTAGTTCGTGATCGTATGGGGGTTAAACCTCTGTATTATTACCCGACCGCAGATGGTGTTTTATTTGGATCTGAACCGAAAGCAATATTAGCAAATGATCTGGCAAAATCTGTTGTAAAAGCGGATGGTTTACGTGAAATTTTTGAAATGGTGAAAACTCCAGAGCATGGAATTTTTCATGGGATGTATGAAGTCCGTCCAGGTCAATTTTTAAAATTGACTCATCAGGTATTCAAAAATATCAATATTGGAAGCTAGAGGCAATTGAACATAGTGATGATTTAGAAACAACTATAAGTACTACTCGTGATCTACTCGAAGATATTGTTTCGAAACAAATTGTATCTGATGTTCCATTATGTAGCTTACTTTCTGGAGGCTTAGATTCTTCCATCATTACTTCTTTAGCTTCAAAAAAATTATTAAATGGTGGTCATGAAAATATCCGATCTTTTTCCGTAGATTTTGTGAATCATGGATCTGGTTTTGTAAGTGATTCAGTACGTGGAACTCCGGACGCTCCTTTTGTTAAAGATCTTGTTGATATGATTGGATCATCTCATAAGGAAATTTTAATAGATAGTAAAGATATGGCAGATGGTCATTTAAGAGAAAAGATTATTCGTGCTTTAGACCTTCCTCCTGCATTTTGGGGAGATATGTGGCCATCTTTATATAAGCTTTTTGAAGAAGTAAAAAGAAATTCTACCGTTGCTTTATCAGGAGAGTCTGCAGACGAAGTTTTTGGTGGATATCGTTGGTTCCACGATCCTGAAGCGATTAATTCGACGACTTTTCCTTGGCTCACCTCGGTCACAGCAAAATATTTTGATGGAAAAACGTTATTTTCAAATGATCTTTTGAAAAAATTAGATCTGGATGATTTCGTTCAAGATAGTTATTCACAAGCTTTGGCTGAATCCCCAATATTATCAAGTGAGAGTCTTGTTGATAAACGAATGCGTCAGATGAGTTATGTAAATTTAACTCGTTTTGTACAGACTTTGTTGGATCGTAAAGACCGAATGAGTATGGCTGTTGGGCTTGAAGTACGTGTACCGTTTTGTGATCATCGCTTAGTACAATATGCTTTTAATATTCCGTGGCAAATGAAGTCTTTTGATGGTCGTGAAAAAAGTATTTTACGGGCTGCTACCAAAGATATTTTACCTGAATCAATCTCACAGCGTGTGAAAAGCCCTTATCCATCAACACAAGATCCATCATATGAAAAAGCATTAAGACAGGGTATTGAAGCAATTATAAATGACAGTAATGCTCCAGTTTACGGCTTGCTTGAAAAGCATAATGTAAATCAGCTTTTACAGAAAAATTTAGGTTCTTCTTCACCAATGTATGACCGTATGGGAATGGAATTAGCCATCGGTTTAAATAGTTGGTTAAAACAATACAGAGTGAGTGTAGAAATATAA